ATCCATCAGAATCCATCAGAGTAATTTCTTCTATATATATATGTATGTATGTAGACGATCCTTCATCCATTAGCCTGCATGATTGAATTTTTACTATAAATATAGTATAATCAATTATAGATGATTTTGTAAGTCTCCTTTGAAACGACCTAACGACCAAAAAAAACAACGATCTAACAACCAAAAAAAAAAACCCCTTTAACGTTTTGACGTATTGACGATCTAACGATCTAACAACCAAACAACCATACGATCATAACGATCATAACGATCTAACGTCCAAACGATCTAACGTTCTAACGTTCTAGTTACCTTAACGATCTAACAACCTAACGATCTAACGTATTGATGCATTGATGATCTAACGTATTGACGTTCTAACAACCTAACAACCTAACAACCTAACAACCAAAAAAAAACCCAACGATCTAACGTTCTAACAACCTAACGATCTAACGTATTGATGCATTGACGTGCTGACCTAACGCATCGACGTTTTGGTGTTCAGAAAAACCTAACGATCTAACGTTCTAACGTTCTAGTTACCTTAACGATCTAACGTTTTGACGTATCGACGTATTGACGTTCTAACGATCTAACGATCTAACGATCTAACGATCTAACGATCTAACGTTTTGACGTCCAAACAACCATTCGATCATAACGATCTAACGATCTAACGATCTAACGACCTAACGACCAAAAAAAAACCTTCAACGATCTAACGATCTAACGACCAAAAAAACCCTTCAACGATCATAACGATCTAACGACCAAAAAAAAAAACCAACGATCTAACGATCATAACAACCTAACGACCAAAAAAAAAACCAACGATCATAACAACCTAACGTCCAAAAAAAAACCAACGACCTAACGTTCTGGTGTTCTAACAACCTTAACGATCTAACAACCAAAAAAACCAACGATCTAACAACCAAAAAAACCAACGATCTAACGTCCAAACAACCAAACGATCTAACAACCAAAAAAAAAAACCCCCCCTAACGTTTTGACGTATCGACGATCTAACAACCTAACGTTCTAACAACCAAACAACCATACGATCATAACGATCTAACGTTTTGACGTTCTGGTGTTCTGGTGTTCTAATTACCTTAACGATCTAACGATCTAACGTTCTAGTTACCTTAACGATCTAACAACCTAACGATCTAACAATCTAACGTTCTAGTTACCTTAACGTTCTAACGTCCAAACAACCTAACGATCTAACGTCCAAACAACCATTCGATCATAACGATCTAACGATCTAACGATCTAACGATCTAACGATCTAACGATCTAACGATCTAACGATCTAACGTTTTGACGTTTTGACGTTTTGACGTTCTGGTGTTCAGAAAAAATTCCCAACTAATCTGAAAAATCGTGATGACTGGGAAGCCCCTCTTTTTTTAGCAATAAAATGGTAATAGAAAATTAAAATGAATGATTTGTTTGTAAAGGGGTGTATAAATTAAAGAAGGAGGAAATTAAAATGTATGGGTTGTTAAGAAGTGTGGTTATGGTTGTGGTGGTGTTGGGGTGGTTGTGGTGGGAATTAGGATGGGTGTTTGATGAAGTAATGAAGTTGAGTGAATTGTTAATAAGGTAAAAATGTATGGGTGGGTGGGTGGGTAATAAAGGAGGTAAAAATGAACGATTATGATTTTGGTTGGGTAAAGAAGGTTTATACCAAGAAGGTGGACCCGGTTCCGTCGGGGTGGTGTTTTAAGACGATGGCGGCAGAGTTAGAGTTAGATCGGGCAAAATGGGCGCATCCAAAGTTTCCGGAATCTAATAACTCTATCGTCACCGAAGCGGGGTGGCGGGAAGTAGGCCGTTTCCGTGCTGAGAGGTGGTAGGTTAAGAAACGTGGCCTTTTTATATCAACTAAAGGAGAAGAAAGATGGAAAAGAAACTGTGGGAGGCGAAGAAGTTTTATCGCGAGGAGTTCCAAGACAAGGCGGGTAACAAAGCCTTATTACCCCTAGTGATGGAAGATTACAAGAGGTTCCCGTTCCTGAAGGAGCGGGGCTATGAAGCCATCGAGGTCGTCCGCGTGGGACCCAAAGCCCTTAAAGTGAAATTCATCTAACAACTAACAACCAATTGGGGGCGAAGTTGAGGCCCCCTTAACCAGAAGGAGGTGATGTAGTCTATGATACTAACTTAAAGGGTGGTTGGAATTTCTCAAAAAGGAGGAGAAACATGAGCTGTGAAAGTTGCAGGTTTAATGATCGTGAGACCTGCTTAATGCAGGTCAACATTAACGTAATCTACGAAGAGGGCAGTCAAAAGGCTGACTGCCCTTACTGGCAAAGTAAGCATTTTTATAAGGGGCTGCTGTCCTTCGGGGTAGCAGCCCCTGGTTGTTTAATTACACAGAAGGAGAGGAAAGATGGAAAAGAAACTTGAGGTTGTATCGAAGGATTCATTTAAGTTTCGGTGTCGGCTAGTTCATGCATGCGGTACTAACATTTGGAAGAACATTCAGTTTGAGATAGACTACGCTAACAAACTGAAGGAGGAAAAGAAAATTGACCGGCCGTGAACTGCAAAAGGCAAAGGAGAAAATTTATGTTGAAGTATGCGTAGTTTAATAATAATGGAAAGGAGGTGAATCCTAGATGGGACTAATACAAAGCATCTGGGAGGCGTGTAAAGATGGGCGGACCTTGGAACTTCATAAAGGGAAAACCCCGGTTGAGAGATAAACATGCAAGCGCTCCCGTATAAGGGATAGGCTAATGGGAGCGCCATGGATGAAGTAGTAATGGATGAAGTATGCGTTGTTTTGTAATAATAATTGAAAGGAGGTGATGCAGAATGTCTTAAATAACTTATGTCAAGAAGGATTAAAAATCTCAAAAAAGGAGGTGGCGTAAAATGGATGACTTCCTCACCCAGTTGATGGCATTCGCTCAGGAGAACGCCGTCGAGGCTGAAGAGGAATTCAAAAGCTACCAGTCGCGTAACTACAAGGCTGGTATCTATGAGACGAAAATCGAACTGAACATTAACCTCCCCGGGGCAACCTGGGAAGAGGAGATGCACCGTGTGCAGGAGCGTCGTGGACTGTACGCGGTCACTGAGGATGGCGGCAAGAACTTTGAAAGCCGCTATCCTAAAACGTTGAGCGAGTACATGTCGTTTCTAACCGCCATGTGCTCGCAGAATCAATTGGGACCGTTCGAGCAGCTATGCGTAGCTGTGCGGTTTTGGGATCCCGAATATAAGTTCACGGAGATCACCGTGTATGAAGACGGGATCCCAAAACGAATGAAGGTTGGATCGTATACCAAGTGGATTAAGTGGGGGAAGGATGAAGAATTTGAGATTACCTTTTCCCCATTTAATCCAATTCGGTTTCTTTACTTCCAACCCAGAAATAAGGGTTTCCGTGCCCTTATTGATAGGTGGAAGAATGTCGAGAAAGGCGGGCTGGAAGAACTCCTCCGACGTGCGGCGGAGGAGGTCTTTGAAAGAAAGTAAAACTAAAAGGGTGGGTGGGTGGGAATTAAAAGGAGGTAAAAAATGAGTGAAAATGGCGGTAAAGGCAAAGGCGTGGACATGAGCTTTTTAGCCGCAGTGCAGGAAGCTCCGGTAGGTCGGCGTGGTGGTGATGCTACTTCTGAGCGCGGCAAGGTTCGGGAGTTCTTTGTAGCTAACGTGTTGGATCCGATGATCGCGTCGCAGAAAACGGATCATCCGATCCGGATGGTGGAACTCACCGATGTGATCTTTCGGATGCGGAGCATGGCATTCGATAAGGATGGTAAGACCACCATCTACATCGCTCTCGACCAGAAGTTGCAACCGGGACAGAAATGGCGCTTCCTGCCAAATGTGACTCCATGGGATGAACGTTACCGTGGGATCAGGAACTACCTGACGGGGATCTTAAAGACCCGGAAAGAGTTTACACTAGAGAAGCACCCCTCTAAGAAACACGGAGGGAAGGTGCTGACGTTCATCGTCTTCAAGCAGGCTAAGGCGGTGAAGGCTTAAACAATCTAACGCTCCTTAAATGGAGAGGGTGGGTGGGTGGGAATTAAAAGGAGGTAAAAAATGATTTACCTGACGACGACTTTTTCCCCGGCAATGCTGGGGAAAGTTGAAGCTACGGTCAAGGAAATTTCTCTTGACCAAGTGAAAGAAGGGCTGGAGGTTTTGAACTGGACATCTGCGGTTGGGCACGAAGCAACCGCAGAAGTTCTCTCAGTCATTTTAAACCGAAAGGTGGAGTTCAACAGGGCCAATCTGACCCTAGAAGCCGGTGACAGGATCTTTTGTGTCATTCCAAATTTCCGGGCCAATGTGGCTCGGGAATTTTCCAGGGAAGAAGTAGAAGCAGCGGGGTATCGCTGCTTCTTAATTTTGACCCGGAGAGTGTAGGCAGACGTCGGTTTCAAACAGATCTAAAAACTAAAAAAGGGAGGCAGGGTGGGAAGGCGGGTAAAAGAAAGGAGGTGCAAAATGAGTGAAGTCTTCGTTGGCAAGTAGCGTTGTATACGTTACTATGGTGGGGAAGCCGTTTGAACTACCGTGGCTTCAATCCTACGAAAGGCACCTTCGCTGGTAAGAAGATTGTCTTCGTCTGGCAAGAACCTATTAAAAAAAGTTTAAAGTTTAAAGGAGGCTTAATATGAATAGAAAATCTGGTGCTCGTCAACAATTGGAGTGGCCTCTGGAGGTTCGTTACATTTACGAGATGAGACAGTTCGGCATGGACCAGCACGCGGTTCTTGAACTCCTGCAGGATGAGTTTCCGGAAATGTCGTTATCGGAGATCAAGCGTCAAATCAAGCCGTTCCGGAAACTAGCGGAGAAGTGGTACTCCGTGGGCGACAAAATCGTCCACGGTATTATCCGCGGCTGGATTATGGCAGCGATGGAGAAGTAGCCTTTTAAGAAGGAGGTGGTGTAAACTAATGTTACGGGTTAGTAACCCAGATTCGTTTTGGGTGCTGATTGTGCTCCTGTGGATTATGATCTTTGTGATCCGCGGAGTCAAGAAGCTGTCGAGAGGTAAGTATATCGCTTAACTTTAACTAGGGGAGCTTCGGCTCCCCAAAGGAGGGAGGAATCATGACTAAAGGAATAGACATTGAAGTGAAGCACATTAAAGCGACATCCAGTTTAACAGTGTGTTTCACCTATGAAGCGTTTGCTCAAATGTTGGGTTACGCTTCGATGGCTGAGTTGTTGGAAGCTCATGGTTCCATTGATGTTGCCATTGGTTATTGGATAGACAAGTGGCAGGACATGGGCTTGCGGGCGAGAATGGAGGTGTAGTATGACTGAAGTCCTTGATGAACTAATCACTAAGTTGAGGGGTGAAGTTGAGGAATTGAAACGCCATGCAGAAGGCTACATCGATGGCGTTATTTCCGCCAAAGAGTACTATCTTAAGACCTTAACGACTGTAGATGAAATAACAGTCGTCTTACAGGAATTGGCCGACTTGGCGATGGATGCGGCTAAGAAGTAATCCTTTAACTGCTCCTTAAATGGAGCGGGCGGGTGGGTGGGAAATAAGGAGGATCTAAATGAACGATCTGGAAGTAGAGGTTTTTGGTAAGGTTGTTTTCACAGAGGATGGGGGTGTAATAATCCCCGTTGATCCTCGCAGCTTTATACGGATCCAACGGAAGTTTCCTCGGTATTACGAACAGACAGGCCCTGAGGCCTGTCCTACACTCCACCACGGCAAGATCTGCGTGGTGTTAAAGAGTGAGTGATCGCATGAAGTCTCTAACGCCTCTTAAATGAGGAGGGTGGGTGGGTGGGAAGTAAGGAGGAGTTTTGAAAGTTGCAAAGAAGTTGAAACCCATTGTGAAGTGTGAAACGTTTGAGCAGCTGGTGGCGGCTGATGAGGAACTCGCTGAACTCTTCAAACAGAGGTATCAGTTGGAAGTTAAAATCAAAGAAGTCGAGCAGAGGAGGCAGAATATCATACTTCGGGGGTTGCCCCAACCGATTTGGGGTTGGGGGACGAAAGTCTACATTGCGGATGGGCGCGAGGTTTTCGGTCCTGAAGAAGGGACTGAAGTTGTCCGCGTTAATAAGGTCATCTTAAACTACGATGACCTTATTGACGTCTACGATTTGGCGGGTGTCCGCATCGAGAACGTTGATGATCATAATAAGGGGATGAACTACTACCGAAAGAACCAGGTGCTGTTGAAGTTCGGTGGTGGTACAGCCTGGCTGTTTGCTGCAGGTCCACATCCCATCGTAACAGATGAAGAATGGTTCTCAATAAAGCGTGGAGTTATTCCGTCTCGCTTAGTGAAGTAACCCTTACTTATAAGGAGGATCTGTTATGGCGAAAGATTCAATTCCAGATGGCGTGGTAGAAGTTCGGTGCGTGAATTACTTCATCCAGAAGTAAACCATTAACTGCTCCTTAATGGAGAGGGTGGGAAGGTGGGAATGGAGGTGTAGTATGAGTGAAGAGTGTATTGGCGCCATGTGGAGGAAGATGGTGGGAGTGGCTCCAAACCCCGACGATGTCGTTGTCCACGAAATTTGTGGACACGGCAGAGTGGTTGGAAGTATTCATCCATATGACCAGGTTGCAAAACCTTCTACGATTTTCAGGATGCCGGCCACGTTCACCCCTCCGAAGGGGATGAGGCTGGTTGGCCTCACCATAGGTCATACCAGCTATGACTGGACAGAAGAGGACCCGAATGCATGAAGCTAAGGTCTAAATCTAACGCTCCTTAAATGGAGAGGGTGGGTGGGAAGGGAGGATCTAAATGAACGATCTTAAAGTGAAGGTTTCTGTCTTTATCGTCTTTATCGTTTTATACTTTATCCTTTTTACTGACTTTACTTCAGTAACCGTTACTGAAGTTACTGACGGTGACTCGGTTACAGTTAATTACAGTGAGAAGGTAAGGCTGGGACATATTGATGCCCCAGAATGGAATCAACCATATGGAAAGGAAGCGAGCGAGCGTGTAAAGGAACTTGCCCTTAATAAGAGGGTAAAAATCAAGCGCTCAGGTAAGGATAAATACGGTCGTACGCTCGCTGAGATATATCTGGCGGATGGTTCGAATCTAAATCATAGGCTAGTTCAGGAGGGACTAGCTTGGCATTACAGGCAGTTCAGCAACAATAGGTTTTATCAACAGCTCGAGTTTGAGGCTCGAGCGAAACGCAGGGGGCTATGGAAAGATACTAATCCGACCGCCCCCTGGAATTGGAGGAGAGGTATGAGATGAAATGAAAGTGATCGGGATCCTATTAACATGAACATTAAAAGGAGGTGTAGTATGAAACTGGTTGGAAGTCTGGTGGTTCTTTATCCGGGAGTGTACGATGCGAATGAGAACTGGATGACGGTTATCATTCCAGCGTACATGGGACAGGTTGAGATTGGAGTTCAAATCAACTACGTTCATATCGAGAGGGCGCTGTCGGGCCTCAAGGATGAATCGGATGTGTTCGCTTTCTTGAATGCCTACAAGCCGTGGGCATACGTTAACTATGAGTGCTGGGCATGAGATGAAACGACCCCGCCTGGAAAGTAACTTACGAGTATAAACCAATCTAGGGGAGGAGTACATGGTTAAGTTGATTCATCCTTCACGTAACTTGGGTTGCTTGGCTGCGGTGTGTGTACGTTGAAGAATAACATGAACATTAAGATGCGAAAGGAGGTAGTGTTATGATGATCGAAACGATCGAGTTGGGAAGATCCGCGTTAAGCGGGTCTGGGATCAGTTGGTTCGCAGAACTCTCCATTACCGACGGAGAGTTCCAGTCTATCTGCACTCGGTCTTTTAGGGGCTTTGGTGCAAAAAGTCCCTGTCATTACATGGTTTATTACCCTCAAATGCCGCTATTATGCCTCACGCGGTTCAAGGGTAAGGTGTCTCATGGACATTACATTAATCCAGAAACGGGGGTTCAAACTCAATACACGTATAGCAAACAGGATTGATGCAGTTCAAGAAAATCTATTATCGCTCTTGGTAAGGAGGTGATAACTTACTTTGTGGATCAACACTAGTGGAGTGAATCCGTCCAGCTTCTGGATCACAATCATTCTGATCTGGATTGCGATCGGAGTGATTCGTGGTGTGAAGAAGCTTCGTAAGTAGTTTAACCTTTTACAGGGGATCGAAAGATCCCCTTTCTTTTAATGTGATGTAAGGAGTGAGTGCACTGCACATTTAACGGTTAACCCTTGCAGTACCCAACTAACAAACCTAAAGGTTTGAATTTAGCCCCGTGGTGCCACGGGGTAATTACGTAAGCCCCGTCACCGCACAAATTCATTCCGATGTACATAGGCGCCAAAAACTGATTGCCACGAACTTATGTCATGAGTAATTGAACTCAGCCCGGGTAGTGCAACGATGTAAACCAATCACTTTGTTGATACCCAACTAACCTCCCACCCTGTGTCAACTCCTAAGCTCAAGATAACTTAATGAGCCTCTTAAACCAACTAATCCTTGAGCCCTGAAAAAACTTAATGAGCCTCTTAAACCAACTAATCCTTGGAGTCTTGAAAAAACTTCGTTGAATATTTCCATTTGCCCCAGTTAAAATAAAATAAAAAATTGATGCCAAATAATAAATCCCCTAAAGATCAGGAGAGGTGTTCGGGGGAAGCGGATGCTCCAAAAAGAAAATAAGAGCCCCATAAATTTTCCCCCTTTTAAAATGCACTATGTACCAGGTATAATATTTTTTAAATAAATAAATAAAATTCCACAATTAATTAACCCAGGCAGGACCCGCTCATTAGAGCGGTAACATAAATAACCCCCAAACAATAGGAGGTACCAAACAATGTCTAAAGAAACCAAAACCGAAACTGAAGCGAAGAATGTTGCGTCCGATCTGTCCGCTCTTATGGCGGAAGCATCTCATCAGGGTCGCACGGTTTTAGGCGGGGGGATCATGGGTAAGTTCAAAGACCGCCTGATTTCCGTTCTCACAGAAGCGGTCAACGAGGCCAAGCAGACCGGCGAAGAAGTCAAACCGCTCCCCGCGGGCGCCGTGGTTCGTTTCTTCCTCAAACGGACCGATATTTTTGAAACCTTAAACAAGGACGATAGGTACAATCGGGCTTACAGATACCTCATACAAGCCAAGAAAACCATCAACCGGATCGGGTGGGACATTGATAAGGTAGGAAAGACTTCCTACCTGATCTACACCGGCAAGATAGTTTAACTCACTAAATACCGGAACGGGAGTTAGTACGATCCCGTTCCGGTATTTTTTTGCTCATATCGTATCCACAAAGCCAGGATATCAATTAAGTTCCCCCGACCTTCGTCCTCTAGCACTCTTATTTCAAACGAACAAGAAAGGAAACGACCGCGGTAAAGAAAACGTATTTACTGCGGTATAGAAAACGTTACAGGTGGGTGTCTGGATGGACCGCCCAAAATCAAAATATCAAATCCCGTTTTCGAAAATCCATGAAGGAGGCAATATTTAATGAAACGGTAACGTCCAGCATGGGCAGTTCTTGCACAGGAGGATACATTTGTTAAGTTCACTCAATAAAGCTTTTTTGGGAAGGTGCTTACACTTACTAAACGTAAATTCTTTAGAGGTAGGATCTTTACGATAACCACAGACCTGACAACGTCCGCCAAGAAGTTCAACTACCCAAGCCTTCGTCACGTTTTGTTTGGAGCGACAACGCTTACAAAGCAATTCAGAAAACCCCTTCTTCTTAATACGGAGATAACTAAAAGGCTTATAACAACGAATACATATAGCATACTTAGTAAATACGATCAGTATCAAAAAGGATTCTTTAATAGATCTACCTTTACCATAAGGCTTACACGTAAAACAATATTTTCTTCCAGTAATGTTTATTCGTTTTCCAGCAGAGTTAATAATAAAGGAAGGAATGATGGCGGAACACTAAAAGAAATTGGCAGAGTGTCCGTGGAGCTATACCCCCTATTGAACAATATACAATCACGGAAGCAGCACGCACGGGTTGGGATACTCTCTAAAAAATTAGCTCACCAAAATTTAACTGGGTAAGGTGAATCATGAAATACTTATTATAAAGTGAATACTGAATCATGAAATACTCTCTAAAAAATTAGCTCACCAAAATTTAACTGGGTAAGGTGAATCATGAAATACTCTCTAAAAAATTAGCTCACCAAAATTTAACTGGGTAAGGTGAATCATGAAATACTCTTTAAAAAATTAACACACCAAAAATTAACTGGGTAAGGTGAATCACGAAATGCTCTTTAAAAAATTAATTGGGGAATTTGAATCACGAAATGCTCACCAAAAATTAATTGGGGAATTTGAATCATGAAATTCAAACGTCTACAAAAAATGCGGCCACCAAAAATTTGGTACCCCAATTCACCTGGGTGAAATTCAATGCTCCTGGGAAGGTATATCTAATGGTTATCAATTCTTGGTACTCAGTAAGTGAATGAAACTTAGACCTATTATTTTCTCCCTTTAAAATGTCATCTTTAACCAATTAAAATATTATTAACAATTAAGCATAAGGAATACTTGATGGTCACTAGATCGATCATCACTATCTTCGGTGTGATAAAGTACTTTATCACACCAAAAGGGGTGAGCAATGGATATTAGTAGGCTACCAAATGAAAGTGGTATTTATAGGATCACATGCTCGGTAACTAGAACTGTGTACATTGGTAAGGCCGAAGATATTCGAATTCGTATCTCCAACCACAAGTCATTACTTAGAAAAGGTAAACATCCAAACAAGTACTTACAGAATGATTGGAACTTATATGGTGCCACTTGCTTCACGGTAAGGGTACTAAAGAAGGTGCAACGGAATATCGAGCAAGTGGAAAAGAAGGTCTTACTTAGCTACCTAGACGATGGCACCAAGTTGTACAACATCGTTGACTTAGCTCCAACATCTCTATACTAAAGGGAGGAACGGAGTATGAAGTTCAATAAGAAAGCTGTGAAAGAAATAACGTTGGAGGGTGGTGAAATGGCTGCGGAGATGGAGGAAGCTAAGTGGCCTTCGTAAAGCGAGTATCCGTAGAGCGCTTCGAAGTCGTTATGGTGTAGGCTCCTATTAGCTATACGAGCCTTCATGGGTTTCGTACTCCTGGATTTTACAATATTGGGTCTCGGTTAATCGAGAAAGGTGAACAGATGCCGAATGATAAGTTTACCTGGAAGGCCTGGTACATGCCCGACTTTTAAAGGAGGTAATATGAGAGACAGAAACCTTTTTGAGGATGGTTATAAGTCATTAGCTGATCAGTTAAGGTATGGTCGACCAAGGAAACGGTTAACCGAGTTCTTTGGGTCCTCAGAAGCGCAAGACGCCCATTACCTTTCATCAGTAATTGCTTGGCGTCTTAGGTCTTATGAAGGACTCGAAGACATGTATGATGATGAACTTGATGATCTTACAACCAGATTAGCTCACGCGTCGAGAGTACCGTGCGAAGAGATCACTGAACGGACTCAAGTACTTTGTTGCTACAAGAAAAGTCCAAGTGCGCGGATCGAATACAACCTTCATATGGCTGGTAAGTGTCCCCACTTTCAAAACCTTCGCAAACGTCTGAAGGAGAAGTATGGTGACGAAAGAGATTAAGGTAAACCAATTAGGAACCTGAGGCTTGTAAAAACAACGACCCATTAAACTTGTTTTGAGCTGCGACGCTGAAAAAAAAAAAGGAGGAACTAAACGATGGCTCAATGGCGTGCACCTCTAGATCCGGACTGCCCGGAGGTTAAAGAGTTCATGACGACGTTATTCGAGGATCCAATGACTCAGTATTATGGGTGTGGAGACGAGATAGCAGAGTTGTGGGAATCTAAGCACCGCGCCAAGTGTGCGCGGTGTCAATATTTTGGGGCTGCAAATATCGAAGTGGAGGTCTAGTAGTAGAAAATAATAGGTCCACCTTTTGGACCTATTATTTTCTACCTTTAATCCTCCCACTTGCTAGTGTAACATCGGGATATTAACAAGAAATGTCGCACGGAAAAATTAAATGTCCATGGTGTGATTTCCTCCACGTCGTTCAGTTGTGTGGGGTGATGAAATGTACCATAGCGACATGTCCTATCTATAAAGAGAACTTTAGGGTAGTATTTGCAGCGGTAGAATGTTTAGCATGTAGTAATCCTTGTAAGGAAAAGAAAGTGTGCGTTGAAGACGTTTCACAGAATAGCACACTTGTTCGGAAAGGAGTTATAATTTGACCGTTAAAATTTTAGAGGGTCGAGAACTTCTACGAAGTGAACCAATTGAATTTGTTGTACACTTGGAATGGCCCGAGGAAGCTAATGCAGCCCTTTACTTTCCAGAACGTGAGTATGGTAATGAGGCGACTCTTATCTTCCAGGAGCATTTAACTACTGATAGTGGAGGTTGGGAGATTGATAGTAGTCCTCTTGTCGGTTGGCATATGTGGCCTCACGCTGATTACTATGAAGAGGATCTTAACTTCGTCCATGTGAAAGCGATTGGTTCGTGGGTCTGGTTTGTAAAGGTCAATGGAATTTATGATATACCAAAAGAAATAGCTGTAGATATCGTCCACGCGTTGGAGAAACATTTGAAAAAGGGAAGGTAATAAAAATGAAAATCACTTTACTTACTTCAAGGAAATCAAAAGTACTTCTACGTCAGCATTGTGTAATTAAGTGGCCTAAAGGAGCTAATGCGGTAGTTCATTTAGATGGTTTCCCTCGTGCAGGTTAAATATATAGAAAGTAATATAGTTGATATTGTAGCAGATAAGAAAACCATTTAAATGGTGAAGATCATCCGAACGGTGGAGCAGCTAAAGTTCTTCGGATGGTTTTAACTTCAGGAGGATTTTAATGTACTTCCGGTTTAATCCTCGTCAAGCCCAATTCTTTCACCAGCAGATGAATCAGCCTCCACGCGAACAGTTGATTCAATGTTCTGATGGAGTCTATCGACCTGCTAGCATGGTCGAGGAGTTTGAAAACTCCAACTCCGTCAAACTATTAACTGGACCAAATGATCAAGGTTAAAGAAGTTAGCCGTGAAGAGCTGATCATTGATCTTTTTAGGAGGCTTAATTTTCTCCCTTTTTGGAGTCAAATTAAGCCTAATAAAATTAATTAATTAATAAATATAAAACAATAAAAAAATTCGATATCAACACCTACAATCGCTATGCAGAAGGCTAACAGAGTCGTTAAGGATCTAGTATCTTGGAGGATTTTCTAAAGTGAAGCCACTAAGGAAATGGAAGGCGGAGTGTCCGTGCTGTACCCAATTCATTACCTATGATGAATTAGGTAATGAAAAATCTTGCCCTGTCTTTACTTGTAAGGGGTGTAAGACCGAATTCGTGTGTCCAAACTTTAGATTCCATTGTTCGAAGTGTGCAAATAAGGCAAATTGTATGAGGTTGCCATTAGTTCACCCATTACTGATTCAGTCGACCTGGAAAGCGTTCTTCCAATCTCGCAGGCTGGGGCTTAAAGAGTTGAGCAAGCGAGATTGGAATTATTTGTATCGTTTAAATCCGGAGGAAGTTCTTAAACTCCCAGATGTTGACGAAGAAATCTTTCAATCGTACAGTAAGCGAAGAGACGCAAAGTTAAAGACCCCGATTACGATCTACTTTGGATTCTTTCATGGGAGTGATTTATGACAGAGACACCAACAGATATTCAAGTGTCTCTGATTTGGTTAAGGGACTAAGAATGTTATTCGAGGCCTCCCGTTCGAGTTGTACTCGGACCTTACAATGAGTAAAGCAAGTCTTTAAACTTGCATATGAAAAAGGAGTAGAACGTGGCCAACAATCTAACCTCCCTAAAAAAGTTGTATGAAAAAGGAGTAGAAATAATGTTAAGGGGTACCGATCCCATCACTGAAAACGATTGGGAACGGCTAACCCATTTCTGGGCATATAATCTTGACGCGAGTTCTTTACCTAACTCGCTCGAAACATTGAGCAATATCTTTCGATCACCGCTTCCGAAAGAACGCATCACCAAGATTGGTGTATATTATCAACTGTTGGCCTTTAAACGCCAAGATGAAATGTTAAAGAAACTTCTTGGTCAACTAGTAACCCCCGATCATTTAAAACATTTACGCTCCATCATGTCACGGAATTTGCAATATGAGGATCTGGTAAAGGTATTCAAGAAATCTGGACTTGAACCTTCATGGCCTCAACAAGACGACTGGACGCGGCTAGGTAAGCTGTGCAAAGCATTATTTTCAATGACCGGCGAGAAGTTTAAAACCGCTCAAACTGAAATGGCGAAAATCGTTAATGGTGGGAAAATAAATGAGTGAATTCGTTAAAGGGTGGATCGTTACTCCTGGGGCGAAAGGTTATGCGGTTGAATTTCAAAAGGAATTAGCCTTTCCAGTTGGCATTCCCGTAAAGATCATTGGTGTTGTTGGTGATCAAGTAACCGTCGTCGAGCCACATGGAAAGACGATCACCTTTAAACAGGACGATATCAGCCAGGAGCCTGATAGCTGTAACTGGCAGGAGGACTGGGATCGCCACGAGAATCCCGAAAGACATCGTTGGAATTTAGTAGAAGCTATCGAGAAGCGGGGTTCTCAAGTCTTCATCGATTGGGAATGTGGTCCGTATCCCATAAAGAGCTACAAAGAGTTCTTCAAGAAAGTGTTCTCGGCATGTAAGGTTCACTTTAAGGACGATGATCCCGACTTCAACAATATGTTGATGGACTTGACCTTGCTGATATTGGGTGAGATCGATGACGTCGACTCCTATACGCAAGATCAAATCGATCTCGCAGCGTATACTATCGGTCAATTGATTACTTGTAAGACGTACGTTAAGTCGGGGAAAGATTGGACGAACATGAGTGAAGAAGAATTTTTTAACTCGATGGAGGATGAATAAAACAGTTCACCGTTCCAGAAGGAGTTAGACTTTCGGAATCCCGAGACGCATTTACATTGGCCCAAGCTGTTGGAGATATGATGACAAGGCGTAAGTACATTAGTGGAATACTTCAAGGGATTCCTACGGAATCTCTGATCGCAAACATTCGAGTAAAAGGAGTCATTAAGTACAAGCATTATACCTTTCGCGAGTTTCAATCGAAGGCGTTTGAATGTCCATTATGTGGAATTTCTATAACAGTTAAAACGAGTTACAAATTTGGAGCTCATATTCGTAGAACGAAATGTCCAGAATGCGGTGCAGGCTTCTGTTTAATATTTGAAGACAATCCGAATTGGTGTTCGGTTTGCACTTGTAGGAACCTCGAATGTTTAAAGAGGTTTACTCTACTAGCGGAGGTGATTGATGAAAAGGGGTAGACTAGTTGGCCCGACTCAAAAGGTTCGTTGTAAGGGTGGAAAGCACCATGTCGATCCGACGAGGATCGAAGGACCTCCACGTCTTCGTACTAGCGGTAGTGCTTGGGACTTGATTGCACTGTACGCTAAACCAAAGGGAACCGGTACCCGAAACTCTCAAGACGCGAGGTTGGAAAGGCTGTTCTCTAAGACGGCTAAGTCTAAGAAGTAGGAGGGTGATATGAGAGGATATGTGTTCCGCGTGATGCAGTTAACGCCTTACACTAACCTTCGTGAGCAAGAAGTAGTAACACCGAGAGAAAGATTAACCGAACTCATCCTTAGCATCGGAACATTGCCCGATCGTAGCTCCTACTGGGATGTATTTTATGTCGAAGGTGATCCAATTCCTGAGCAGAAAGTAACGCTCGATGACCAATACGCCGCGTTAGATGGCGTATTGGTCAACGTGAAGTTAGTTTTAATGAAGGGTAGCTTGACATTCACTGATACAGGCTACACATTATACCAGCAATTCAGTACTGTCAGTACTGGAAAGGAAGATGATATTCCCTTCTAATGAAACCTTAGAAAGAGTATCCACACTGTGGACGAATGGCCTTCATTGATCCGCTTAATCCCAAAGATGAGCAGGCTATCCATAAATGGATATCAATAGCTGGCTCTAGTGACTTCAAGATCTATCAACTGATCGTGTCGAAGACGTATATACGGGATGATCAAGCTTATCACTACGATGTAGGTGTCTCATTTGATTGAAAAACGCTTGCGTCAATTTAGGTGTATCATTTGTCGGGGTGAAAGCTTTGGAATTAGTTCAACGCATGCATTAATTCCGTGTGCATGGGCTTGTAATGATTGTGGGTTAACTCAAATTGATCCTCCAGTTGAGGCAATCCGATGCCTCAACTGCGAACACCTGACTGTTTGCTTAGGACTACCTAGAGTGAACATACAGGAGGAAAAACGTGAGTAAGAGGGTTTTTAAGGATCCTGAAAGGGAAAGGCTTTCACAAATTCAGGTGGAAGTCCTTTACGAACAAGCCTATATTCCCGCGTTTTAAGTCCGAGCCATCACGAATTAAGGAGCGCATCATGACAGTACCTCAGGGAGCGGTAATCTTGAAGAACGGACCTTCCTATATCTTGGGAAGGTATCGTTACTTGACGGAGGAATCCGCCAAGGAATTCTTCACTCACGAGATCTTTAAGATCCCGTTTGATGAAGTTTGGCCAAACTTTTTCAGCTTTCACTTAACGAAGTTGAACGATATGCAAAAGAAGGATCAGCCGAAGTCGCTATTCCTCGAATCGGGATTTCGGGTTGATCTTGCGGACGTGAAGCGCGACCTTTTCATCCCGTGGAATTTCCGCTACTTCTTAGTCAGTTACATAATCCCTACTTTGGGTTCTTTTAGTGATGGGTTTTATTGTGACCTTTACTCGACAGATACTCACGTGTTCGTAGATTATCCTTATCAGATCATCTACATTAATGGTGAGAAAAAAGAGGGTACTCCAGCGAGGAAGCCGCAGAACGCGCCTATGATGGAGAAGCTGTTAGAGATGTATCCTGATACCGTAAGGTACCGCGGCATAATTTATGCCGCTCTCGAGCACCTCAATCAGCCGCTCGAGATATTACAATTCTATCATGAACTAGTTGCACTAAGAGTGTTCGCGGACTATCCCGAGGATCTCAAAGATCCTGTTGCTGCGGTACGAAGAAGGATCGCAGCAACATTGCGCTACTTTCATTCCGCACGACAGAAATGGTGTGATGCTCTCGATCTTAACTTCGAAGTCAAGATGGAATTCCAGGAGTTTAAGCCGATCACCATTCCAAAGGACTTCGACCTCGATGCCGCCATAAGTGAGTTACAGGGGCCCGATTCGCTTGACTCGATGAAATGAAAGACAATTTTTAACTGATTAATTCCCCGGTCGATAAGCGCTTCGACGTCCGCGAAACAGAGATGGCCCTTTGTTGACGAATACTGCGGGGGTTGCTGTGAAACTTTATAAGGTGCTCGCGGTAGGGCGTAAGTCCTGCCACGGTGGAAGAATGGTCTGGGAACCATTCCATTGGTACGAGATTTCAGGGGATCTAATCCCCTGTCAGAACGGCTTCCATCTCTGTAGGCCAGAGGACCTCCTGGACTGGCTCCAGGAGGAAATCTGGAAAGGGCAGGTTCAGCGCGGGTGGGTGTATGGCGACGGCAAAATCGTCGCCGAAAAGGCCCGGATAACCTGGCAATGCCTGGGCTGGAACAATCGTACTGCCAGGTTATTCGCAGCCGATTGCGTCCAAAACGTGGCTCACCTTTGCACTCTTAGATCAGTGCAAAGGTATATAGAAACGACCCGGAGGTTTGCCGAAGGGGCCGTTTCTTATGATGATTTGCTCGCGGCCAGAGACGCCGCCTGGGTCGTAGACAAAGCTAAAGATACACCCTCCTGGGTTGCGGCCATGGAATCAAATTATGTGGCCAAGGAGGCTATCTGGAACAGGTCCAGGAACACATTTCAGACGACGGCTATGAACGCGGCTAGGGCTGCGGCTATGGAGATGGCTCAGAAGGAATCCTGGGCCGCGGCTAAGAAGGCATCCTGGTATGCAGCTTTGGCCGAAGCTCTAGCCCAGGATAAGGGGGATGCTACGAAAGCCGCCTTCCAGGCGGCTCGGCAAACCCAGACCCGGCAGTTGATGCAGTATCTGGCCGGAGAATATGAATAGGAATTGGATAAAAAGTAATGCAAACAATTCTCTATTGGACATGTCCTTACTGTGGCTCGGAGAGATCAGTTCTTAAAGGGCTAATTCACGAGAAGTCAACATGCGTTAACCTTTCATGCCATAAAGACCCAGGCTCTTTCTATAGGCTCGTTATGGATACTGTAAAGTGCCTTGGATGTCACATAGGATGTAACAAAAAAGCTATCGTCACTAAAGAGGGGAACTTCATTTTGAGAGATCTGCCTGATGATATCAATGATATCTATAAAGAAGTGATTCGTCGGGGTACTGAACTTATTGAGCAAGCTGACATCGCTCCCATCAAGAGGCAATGTATTCTCAATGGGTCTTGGGATCAACTTGACCTCGATTTAATTAAGAATATTTGTTTGGGCGCTGGTGCTCAATGTAGTGTAGGAGATTCCATTTATCATAAAGACTTTTTCAAGGCCCTTGATATGAGAGTCGAGATAGTTCAACGGCTCTTTGAAGAATGGGGAATCGAATTTCATTGTTCCTTAAACGTAAATTTAAGCGAAGATTGGTCCTGTTGTTTTAAATCTGAAGACTCTGCGGGCGTCATTTCAGCTCGTTTCTATGATTGGCAAGATGCTATATATGAAATGCTTGGGATCCTTAATATGAATGAGTTAGTGAGCCAGGCAATTCTACACTGGAGACGTAGAGAAGATTGGATTAAAGAATTACAATACGTCGACTTCAATACGGATAGCTGATGAAGAAAAATACTGAACTCGTTGAATTCTTCGCATGCCCAGACTGTAAGCACTTTAGCTGGGAATGCGTTGATTATGTTCCGCTTAATAGCACTTCAGAATACGCCTGCTTAGCAGAGTGTGACCACTGTGGTCAAGAACTTTTGGTCGTTGATACGGCGGCGAGATGTACGAAGTGTAAAAATAAAGTAGAGTGTATGGCTACGCCGTTAAAGCTTGTTCAGGCGACGGCAATGGCTATTCATAAAGACTCAGTGTCAGAGATCAAAAGAACTATTGAACGGTTGGAGAAACAAAATGGGCTTTAAAAACCCTTTGGAAGATCCTGAAGTTGTTTCGACACTTTATAAAACTCATTTCTTCGCCGGTGCCCTCACTTTACGCCGGCGAGGAAGAAGTTATCACTTGGGAGCATGGGGAGACGTTCGTTGGCCAAAAAATCCGTTTATTACGCCTAGTGAAATGCTTTACGTGATGAAGAAGATCTTTGGTCCACCGAATGCGTTTAGCTGCGATAAAGTTACTTTTAATTATGTGTTTAAAAGCGCTATACCCGACGTATACTACGAGATCAGAGATTACTGTGGATTCCTTAGTTGTGGAATTGGGGTCCCAAAAGATATGCACACTTATATCAATAAGCGCTTAACAGAAAAAATCAATAAAGGGCTGAAAGAATTAATTAAGGAGTGTGTTGTTGCATACAACCTAATATAATGGTATTCGCACGAATTTATCTTGTTCATTGTCCACGATGTTCTATGCCAGGAAAGGTGAAGATTTTATTTTTTGAGAAATGTTTCTGTGGAAGATGCCCTCACTGTCAAGCAATGTTTATGTTCGTGAAAAGATCACGCTCATGCAGCAAGTGTAGTAAACGGGTTTTCTGTTTACTACAATATCCTATCTTAGTTGGAGACTCATTGAACTATGCGCAAGAGGAGACGAAAAATAAAAAAGGAGCAAATTCCTTTAAGTGGAGTGAGTATCCCGCGAATGCCCCTAGGTCCCACCATGATTGTGTCTAATACGGGATCTTGCGCGCGGGTAATCCAAGGCAAGAAGAAGTATAATCGTAAACGCATCGAACGGAGGATTAAGCTCTGGGATGATGAGTAAGTCGTCCTTTTATTTGATCCCAAATTTTTTCCCTTTTAAAATCCCAAAGAATCAGTTAAAATATTTTTAATTCAATTAAGGATTCCGCAAGGTAAAGGGGAAACGTAATGGCAAAGGTTTTACTGACTGGCATTGAAAAGCCTGATGGACCTCCACCTATCGGAGCTCAAGCGACCTGTCCTCGCTGCGCTGCGTGTAGATGTTCGAGGGTGTTTATTAAGCAGCTCTAAGCAGCTCGTGGAAAAGTGAAACCAGAAACCACCTTCGAATACTTGTGGCTAAGGCACTTTATACCGCCTTCAATCACGTTACACGGTAAACGGATTGGAGTTCCCTTATCATGCCCATTCTGTAAAAGAACTGGGCGAAAGGTTGTAACGGTTTATGAATTGAAGGAGGGTAAGGTGGTGGTCATGCAAGGTAAAAGAAGGTGCAATGCCGTACGATGTGGGATGTGTGGTAGTACTTTTATGGCCACCATCGAGTGCTTAGCTGAAAAATGCGATAACAGATCGTCATGCCTGCAAATGGGAATCTCAAAGATTGACGTGAGTCACTTATATGAGTGGGAAGAATAATATACGAAGAGTACGAATTAAACTCTTGATCTGTTCTAAATGTCATAATGTCTTTCCTATTGCACGCAAAAAGTCACATAATCGTTCAACGGGACATATTAAACATTTGTATTGCCCTGTTTGTGAGAAAGTAACTGAACATGTTGAGCACGACGACAACGCTCTCGGTGCTATGTTCTTCAGCGGACAAAACTTAGCATGGTAGAGCACTGCTTTGAGATCTAAAATAGTTGATATCTGGGCATAGCTCAATCTGGTAGAGCATAGCCTTTGGGAGGCTAAGGTTGAACGTTCGAATCGTTCTGCCCAGACCATTTAAAGGTTCAAATCCTCTCACTACAACCATTTCAAAGGCAACCAGATGACTCAAAGACTGGAGACGGCCAAATGTCCTTTCTGCGATTCGGATATCGGCTTGGTGAACCAGTTTGAGTTTCCCTGCCCGGAGTGCCTACAGTTGGTAGGAGTATTGTCAGACGGGCCCTCACCGCGCTTGGTACGAGCGGCTCCTGACTCCCGCAAGCCGTGGGAGCATTCAATTGGAAGCCGGATTCATCCAGCGTCTTGAAGTTTCGGCTTGAGCCGGGGGAGCATTCATGATGGTTTCGATGATCAATGGTTTGATTGGAGAGGTCTATTAACGGTACTAAGAATACCAAATATGAAGATATCAATTACTATCGAATCTTCCCAGCCAATACTAAGGTGTTGTTTTCAGATGGAGAAAGAGTATGAAAGAAAAAGTTCACGACAAGTGCATTGGTTGTCAGAAGGTCGACTCCGATCAATTTTGTTTAGTCTATAGCAAACCTTCTATCTGGTGGGATAAGCGTGGTGGATGTCCAATGGCTACGCATGCTGGAAAGAAAGTAGTTGTTGAGAGTAAGAAAGTTAACCCTCTCAAAGTTTCACGTAGATCGAAAAGAAGAATCAAATGAACGAGCTCGTAGCTCAACGGTAGAGTACATGACTTTTAATCATGAAGAGAAGGTGCGAGTCCTTCCGAGCCTACCATAAGGAAAAGAAAATGCCAATTTACGAATATGAATGTCCGAAATGCAAAACCGTCTTTGAAAGATTCGTTGGTACTAAAGATCCTGAAACGACTTACTGCCCCAAGTGTCAGACCGAATCGATTCGGATCATGTCAACTTTTAAGATTGAAATGAAATAGTTGTGTGCTTGGGCTTTTGACTTAAATAATCTGAGTGGTGACTGTATTGCGTTAAACAACCCATGCTGGGGTGTAGCTCAACGGTAGAGCGCCCGGCTGTTAACCGGATGGTTGTAGGTTCGAGTCCTACCACTCCAGCCATAACAATCAGGGAGGAAGAGGGGAGTGCCAACCACTCCCCTAACTACTATGTTCAATTTCGTTATGTTGTGTTACGGAAGGTTGAGTCTAAGCTTTTCTGGTCAAGCTTCGACTCCGGATGAGTTCATCGATCGTTATGAAAATGGCGAATTCGATCCTTCTGATGATTCAGAAGTTCTTGAGGAGATACTTCATGTTAGAGACTTTCATTGTCCGTTATGTAAGTACGTTACAAATTGGACTCTAGTCATTGATAACTGTAAAATAGAATGTGGGCACTGCGGCAGATCATTCGTAATCGACGACAAGAAATGTGATTCATGTAGAAAACGTACCGCGGGATGTCTCGCAGTGAGTCCCCTATAATTAGTTTTAACAACGTGTCTGAAACAGCAGAAGGTGAATCATGAATAACACTGGAGGGATAATTTATGGCATCAACTTATCGTGGAGTGGTAGTCGGAACCGCTTTTGCAGCCAATAAAAGCATGCTGACCCTTTTTAATGGCAGCGGCTCTGGATTGGTGTTGCGGGTCAAGCGAATTTGGATGCTGAATAACCAAACCTCAGCGGTGACTGGTGTATTAACCACCATGGAAATCCGCCGTATTTCAGCCTCCAGCGGTGGAACTGCTGGTGGGGTGGTAAAGCACGATTCAACCTCTTCATCGTTGCCTGCCCAGGTTACCTGCACTACTGGGGCAACGGACACCCTCACGAGCGATCCAGCTTTGATGCGTTTTATGTGGTCAAATGACGAGCCGGCTACCGGAACACTTACTAATGATGAAATTGAGTGTATCCCAGCTTTTGCTTGTGTATGGGACTGCACTGGTGATAGCGATTTGGAACCGCTGGTGTTGCGTCAGGGAGAAGGGGTTTCGGTTCGACATACCGGCTCCTCTACGGTGGGCATTGCGGATGTTATTATTGAATTCACGGCGGCAGCAAGCTAATGGCTAAACGTCAATATCGTTGGTTTTCGCAGGGGTTGTGGCAGAGCCAATCTGGGAATGCTATCTTGGCTCTGCTCAATCCCTTGGGAAGTGATAAAAAAGTTACGGTAAACCGGGTGGAGGTTTTCAATAATAAGCATTATGGCACCTTCCCCACCGTGGACGTGGTGGTTGACTCCACCACCCGCACCGATGGTGATTTGGGGGGCGAGCGAGTGAATGTGGTCTCTATGGATACTAGCGCCTCCCTGCCTTCTGGTATCACTTTGCGCCGCAATACCAGTATCATTTTCAGTAATACATCTTTTTTGCGGTTATATACTCTTCGGTTAACTACTACATCGGCTTTTTATTCATCTGCCTATGGCCCCTCAAAAACCAGGATGCGGAAGAATGGTCGGAGTGGTTGGCATTTTGAAAGCTGGGCCATGGACAACATGGACCCAATCACTATCAACCCAGGGGAATTTCTGGCGATAACTAATCTGAATACAGGTGCTAATCAGGAATCCATTCCTTTGGAAGTGCAATTAAGGTTTAATGTCAATAACCATACTTTTGCAACTGTATTCCCATGTTTTGTGGGGTTCAACGGCACCGCTGCGTTTGTCCTCCTCAATCAATCTACTAGTATCGTATATATTAAGCGGCTGTTTTTACGAGAGGTAGGCACAGCAGACACGCCATATTTTCAATTGGTGCCAGTCGGGGCTATAGACCCAAATAGTATAGATGATCAATGGCGGCGAGCTTATGGACAACCCTTAGATTCGCAGTATGGTGGGTATCAAAGTGGTGATCCCTATTTTGTGTTAGACGCTCCGATGCTCCCATATTTGGTGCCGCATCAGTATCTAGCAGATGGCTCAGCTGGTTCCCCCAAAGGGGTCAATTATCTGCATACTAAAGACTTTTGGGGACCGACATACGGCGTTTTTTTCCCTGAATTTGCTACCATCCACTCAACTACAGCTTGTCACGGGTTATGCTGGCCACTTGCCTATCGCTATTTTCTCAATCTTTCCTTGGTTTTGCGGGAGGGAGAGGGTTTAGCTATGGTTTCCTCGGCCGAAACTGCTGTAATCGCATCAGCCATTGGAACATCTGGTTGGCAGCCGTATGAATTTTGCGTTACTTACAGCGTTGAACCCAAGAGCATCCCTACCATCAAGGCTACTGGCATGGTCCCAGGGACCCGTTGGGTCATCCAGAAAAAGGCCACCAATCAGTTAGTTCAGCAGGAGGTCACGACGGATGGCACCATGGAATACACATATTACGAGGAAGATATCCCTCTTGAGATGGTTTTCAAGGCGCGCAAGGCGTCCGAGTCGCCATATTACAAACCATTTGAGGTTAGTTTTTTGCTAACGGCAGATGGCATTACCATCCCGGTTAGCCAGGTGAAAGATGAGTAGAGAGAAACAATATAAAGCTTTGGCTGAGGATTATCAACGACTGCAGAGAGTGAATGAAAAAGTTGGCGGATAGTTCAATGGTAGAACGCAGGTCTTTGGCGCCTGATGTTGAGGGTTCGAATCCTTCTCCGCCAGCCAACTAAAAATGTTCAATTGGTTTAAACGCAAAGCTAAAAAGGAGTCGGATGTCGGAGGTTCGAATCCTTCCACCCCCGCCAAACCAAAGTTTGCAATCTATAAGAAAACCGATGCACTTGGTCGAGCATTGTTAGGAGATTATCGTCATATTCGAATTAGGTGCATAAGGTGTCTTAAAATGACTGGAATTATTTCCAACATGTGTTGGGAAGAGCGAGATTCTGGTAAACGAGTAGCCGCGGCTTATAGAGTTGGATGTACTCAATGCGGTGAAATATTTCGAGTCGTCTTTAACCCGTTGATTTGTTTATCATGTTCAGATCCATGTAATGCGACATCAACTTGGGATAGGTGGGAAGATGATGAATAATTTTGAATCAAAGCAGTTTGGTGATGTTCCTCTTGAGGCATACTTTATGACTCGAGATGAGAAAGGGCTTCTTCAATCCTTTCAAAAGAAGGATAGTCAAACAGCGAAGAACCTGTTGACAAAACAATTAGTAACGTTTAATCTCTTAATTGTAACTATTCAAAGTTTATTAACAAAGGTAAGTGTGTTCATGAATTGGGTGAGTCGGGTAGTGGCGATCCCAGCGGGCTGTAAACCCGCCGCCTCAGGCTAAACACGGAGGTTCGAGTCCTCCCTCACCCACTATTATCCCCCGCCGCAAGCTACGAAAAGATTTATTAAACCTAATGGGAGAAACCAACAATATGCAAAAGCCCGTAGGTGTTCTATCCTCGTGGTTAAAGAATGTTAAAGACGCAAAGACCTTTGATATTAAGGGCGATGGTCAGATGTTGGATAGTCTCCGAATGTTATATCAGTTTGGAGGCTATGGACGGTTTACCGATATTCAGCATAGCCAATATCACGCTCGAGAGATTCAGAAGTGTTTAATTCTCGGGTTAATTCAACGCGTTAAAAAAGATTGTAGGTTGTGTCCAGGTAGAAAGGGAGATAAAGTTCTATGTCTGGGCACAAGAAAAAGATGTAGCGCTCGATATCTTTATGCACTAACAGCACTAGGATTTAAAGCAGTAGAAGATTTAATACAGTACATTGGGCAGAAAGGTTATTATAAAATTGAAATTGAGGTGAGTCCGTACTGGTGGAATTACTTTTGTCATAAGATCTGGTAATGTCAAGACTAATTGGCATAATGCCTCATCAATGCCCTTTCTGTTCTAAGGATTCTGAGAGTAGCTATTACGATATCACTGTCTATAACATCGTGAGATTCTTCCACTTGTGTTTGGAGAACAACCCAAAACATAGTAGATGCCCTCTTCATGCCATATCGCCCATGATCACCGTCGAGAGTCCTTATATAAAGGAGCGTAGCATCATTTTAAAGGTTATGCATACTCTCAGTTACACAAGATCTGGACTAAGAACTCAGAAGGAAAGAGAAAGGAAATCGTAGAGAAGTATGGTTTCGACGTTAAGTTTACCTATCATGTTGTACGGTAGCTGGATGAGGTTGAATAAATCCTCGAGACTTCGATCTCAAATGTTGTCGTGAACAATGTAAGGTAATTCGTTGTAGTGAAGTTCCTTTTAGCTGAAATCGAACAGCACTTTGCGATTAAGGAAAAAGCTTTAGAGGAACTTTACCATAAGTCAACTCTTCCATATGGACCTGACGAAGAGAAATTCGGGGGGATCCTTCTGATGTGCTTGGAAGAGTTTTACGGAAGCTTAGATAAATGTGTCATTTATCATGTGGATGCCGAAAGTATTCTTTCAGACCTTGAAAATCTAATCCAGAAATATCGGGGGAAAATAAATTGCATAAAATTGATTGGTCGTTGTTGGTCTACGATCCTTATAAGACAGATCACGAGATGCTCCTCGATCTTTACAACCATCAAGATTGGTCGATGGATCGTATTGCGGAGCACTTAGGAGTTAATAAGTTTACAGTAAAGCGTCGGTTAATTGAATTGGGAATTACTATTAAAGGAAGAGGAGGGAGGCGTCCTGCCTCTATGACCTAACTTTTACTCCAAAATTTTCTCCCTTTTATAGGTCACTTAAATCCAGTTAAAATACAATTAAAAATAATTACATGAGGCAACTATATGACAACTAGCGGAACCGATGAGAAGGTAACCGTTGCGAATCCTGAACGGGACCTTGGAGTTGAGTACTGTGAATTTTGTCAACAGAACTTTCCCGTAAGAGTTCGTATTGTTTCTACTCTGGATGCAGGTGTGCACCTTCAAATATCGGGATTCCATATTCACATGAGTATGAATGGTGAACCGATTCCTTTAGCACCTCGTTTGATTCGCATCGATGATCTTGACGACTTCCGCGATATTGGAAAAGCCCTGAAGGCTGAAACAATTCGAATCGCGCATGAAGTTGAAGTACGAGATACTTCTCGTAGAGTAGAAGAACTCGAACAGGAAATCTATCCAGAATGTGAGGAGTCAAAAGAATCCGATGAGGCAGCGTAGAGGATACTCCACGAGGTTAAGGCGAACTTATTCGTCAAGCAATCGTTACCAATTCTATAAGTTCTTTTGTTTACATTGCAGAGAAGCGGTCTTTGCGAGATCGTCAGAGCTTTGGGGAGTCTATGGCAGGGTATTTGAGTGTCCAATGTGTCACGGTTTAATAAGGTTATTTAAACGTACTCGTGCCTTTCCTGATAAGTGTAAGGATTGTGAGAATCCAGCAGCTTGCATGACAGCTCCTACGTTGCAAGTAGGAACTGGAACGAATATTAGAAAGAAGGAGTTTTCTTTTGACGAACTCCGAGGTCATATATTGATTCAGAAATCTGAGACTTGTTGAGGAGGAAATATGGAGATGGAAAAGGAAGATAAATTTATCCTCTGGCTAGATGAGATTGGACTTCAAGATAGTTCACTAGTGGGAGGAAAGGGCGCATCGCTCGGCGAGATGTTTCAGAACCTTTCAAACATTGTTTCTATTCCACTGGGATTTGTAGTGACAGTTCGTTCATATCGAGACTTGATTAAGCACAATAAACTGCAAAAGGTGATCGAATCCGAGTTGAAGGGATTAGATCCAAGCAACTTAATGGATCTAGCTCGACGCGGTAACTCCATTCGCAAAGCAATTTATAATGCGAAGTTTCCCGCTGACTTAACAACCAAGATTGCTCAAGCGTACCTGCAACTCTGTGAGCAGTGTGCTACCGATGACTTAAATGTAGCAGTTCGTTCATCGGCAACTACTGAAGACCTATCTAATGCGTCCTTTGCGGGACAGCAAGAGACCTTCTTGAACATACGTGGAGTCGACGCATTATTAGATTCTATTAAGAAGTGTTTTGCCTCATTATTTACAAATCGCGCGATCTGCTACCGCCATGATAAAGGCTTCGATCAGTTTAACATGATCGCTGTTGTGGTTCAGCAAATGATCCGTTCTGACTCTGCGGGTTCTGGAGTCATCTTCACTGCTGATACGGAAACTATGCTGCAGGATATTATGCTTATTTCAGCTGGTTATGGGCTAGGCGAAGCAATCGTCCAGGGGCTAGTAAGTCCAGATGAATATTATGTTTACAAGCCGTTCCTGAAAGAGGGATCGGAGAATGTCATATTGAGTAAACGTGCAGGTAGTGCAACACAGAAGCTCGTCGGCGGTGAGTCTTCTTCGATTGGTTTTGTTCCTCTAACAGAAGAGGAACAAAAGAGGTTTGTCTTAACCGATCTGGAGATTTTAGAACTTGCTCGTCAAGCATGTGCAATCGAAGATTACTATTCTTCGAAGGTGGGTCATTATACTCCGATGGATATTGAGTTTGCGAAGGATGGGGATGGGGTTACTATTGGAACAGGTAAACTCTATATTGTTCAAGCCAGACCAGAGACGGTTCAATCCAATCGTGATCGTGCTTATATTGAAAGCTATGTACTTGAATGTTGCGGTTCGGAGATCCTTAGGGGTCAAGCGATCGGAAATAAAATTACAAAGGGAATTGTGAACGTTATCAAGACGCCAGCTCAAATCGAAGAATTTGGTGATGGTGCAATTCTCGTAGCTGAAATGACGGTTCCTGATTGGGAACCGATCATGAGAAGAGCATCGGGGGTTATTACCGATGCTGGCGGAAGAACTTGTCATGCAGCTATTGTGTCACGTGAGTTAGGCATTCCATGTGTTATCGGAACCTCAAAGGCCACTAAATATCTTGAGAACAATCAACAGATTACTATTGATTGTTCTCAAGGCGAAACTGGAATTATCTACAATGGGTTCTTGCCTTACAAAGTCGAGAAGATTCCCGTCAAAGATCTGCAAGATACAAAGACGAAGGTAATGGTAAACGTCGGAAATCCTGAGTCGGCCTTTATGCTCGGACAGATTCCTAACGATGGAGTAGGAATCGCACCGATAGAAACTATCATTAACAACTTCGTCGGCGTTCATCCCTACATACTCCTGAATTTTGAAGCATATGAAAAGTGGATGACTGAGGTGCAAGACGAGACGTCTCTAGTGCATAAGAAGATGGCGATGTTTCGTCGGGCAAAATATATCTCGACTTTTAATCAAATTCTAAATGAAACCAGAGCTTATCGCCATAAACTCGACTACTTCGCTGATAAGCTCGCCTATGGAATTGCGCGAATTGCTGCATCTTTCTATCCGAAAGATGTGTTAATTAGGTTGATCGATCCCAAAGCCGAACCGTTTTATAATACCTTGTTGGGTGGTCAAGTTATAAAAGAAAGCGCGGACTTCCAGGCAGTCAAGAGTACGATTGAACTGGAATGTCAAGCGATTAAAAGAGTTCGGAGTGAAATGAAATTTCACTCCATAAAAATCGTGTTGCCTCAAATGAGTGATCCTGAAGATATGGATCGCGTCTTGTTGCAACTCGAGAAGTATGACCTTATTCGAGGAAAGGATGGATTGGAAATCTTGGCGACTTGGACTATCGGAACAGATTTCGATGAGGGGTTAATTGAACGATTCGATGGAATCTCATTGATCCTTCTCGATGAGTTAACCGATTCTTGGAAACTAATAAAGAACGCCCTCCAGGTAATTAAGAAGTATGGAAGAAAGGTTTATTTTCATCCTCAGTCTTTAGATTCGAAGTCGTTCGTACCTGAGTTAATCGATTTGGGTGTGGATTCGATCTGCCTATTCCCGGAGTCATTGATTCTAGTTAAGTTAGCAGTGGTGCAAAAGGAGAAAGAACTAAAAAAGAACTAAATTGGATTTCTTAAGATGTTGACTCCACATGAGATCAGCAACCACAACGGAGGATGTCCCGCTTGTGATAGAAAAACGGGGTAGGAGGATTTTTATAGTGCGTCAGCATCATTTGCCTTGAATGTAACGGACGACAGGTTCTCACTTATCAATGTAATCGTGGGATCTGTCTGTTCGAGACAGAGTGTTTGGCGTTTCCATACATCGTGAAAATTCCCCGGTATTACAAATAAAACAAAGCCCGTATTCATCTGTCGAGGAGGTTAAAAAACTAGCGGGTAAATAAAAACACTAATCTAGTTTCCCTAAATCAACAAGCGCCGCACCATGGGAAGCTAATGGGAGGAGCAGCAATGAACACCCCCTTAGCCATACTATTGGCTTCGACGATTGTCCTTTGGCCGATCACAAGCTCGTACGGTTCAGTGAAACCACCACCGGAACCGATTAAAATTCAATTCAAGCAACAACAACCGAAATTCTCAAACCATGAAACAACGGATAAAATGCTCCAATGTATTGTTGAGTGTGGGAGGAGATATGGAGTAAAACCCGAAATAATCTTAGCAGTGGCAAAGATTGAGGGCCAGGATCTCAAAGACGGTTTGATCCGTTTAGGTCCGATAGGAAAAGGGACTTACTATGGACCGATGGGCATTTACTGGGGTTTTAGAGTTGCGCCGTATTACTGGAATATTGACGATCCTTTTGTTAATGTTGAAGTAGGTGCACGAGCACTTAGGGGCAACTTACGATCCAGGTTGAGGAGGTATAACAAGAAGTTTACCAAAAGTTACTACAATGAGATTGTATCTCTCTCGAAAAAATATGAAAGAGAAAAGGTGTTCGAGCGATCTGATAATAAGATGATGTTTAAGTTTACTACTCAACAGACCGCAACGCTTTTAAAAGCAAAATAAGCCTTTTAATTTCATCACGAATGAGATATAATCAAATTAATAAGTATAACATGAGGATTTAAGTTATGGGATGGACATTGATTATATTCTTAATAATCGTGTTCCTAATAAACGAGTGGAGGTGCAACAGATGAAACTACGAGCGTTGCAAACAGAAGACGAGTTGTTTAAAATTATCAACCCAGACATCAAAGTCGGAGAGGAATTAACCGGAATAACTTCGCCGCAGGGCATGACTCTGAAGAACACAGACGGCGAGGAATTCGTAAAGGAGTGCATGTGGGTAAAGACCGCTTCATCCCAGATCAGCTTTGTGTGCCCTGTGGAGCTGATCGAGAAGTAACGCAGGTAGCTAGACAACCTGTTGACTTCTATGGATACGATTTCCTTTGCGGTGGGTGTAAGTTGCAGCAGCTTATACCAAGGTGCATTTACTATGACAGGTGTAGTAGAGCTAAAAGTGAAGTGCGATATTGCGCCTGTCATAGGATTTGTGTCTATGCTACAAAGTGCGCAGTCATTAAATACTGTGAAGCAAAGAAAGCACCAATAACTATATTCGGGGAGGCAACCCTAAATGACATTTGAATGTGATGAAGATTTAAGAGTCGTCGAACAGTTTTACTCAATTCAAGGTGAGTCGACATTTGCGGGAATGCCTTGCCATTTCGTTCGGTTACATGGATGTAATTTACGTTGTGAGTACTGTGATACACCTTACGCGTATGATAAGGACTCGAAGTTTTTTTCCTTACCAGTTAAAGAATTTATTAAGTTCTATCTGGAGTCCGATGTGAAGCTCATCGAGATTACGGGTGGAGAACCATTACTACAATTAGAACCGGTAGTTAAAGCCTGTCAAGCGCTTGTCGATCGTTGTACGATTCTAATTGAAACGAATGGATCGATCGATATCTCAGCGTTTAAGATGGCACCTCAATCGCTCGTCTTGATAATGGATGTTAAAACTCCATCGTCAGGAATGAGTTCGAAAATCAATTATGAGAACTTTAAACATTTAAGACCTGTCGATGAGATTAAGTTCGTCGTCGGCAATTATGAAGACTTCGAATTCGCGAAACAGATTTGCGAAAAGTATTCGTTGGCAACACGGTGCAAACCTTTAGTCTCTCCAGTATTTGGTCAAATTAGTTTACCTGACCTGGCGAGTTGGGTATTAAACGAAACACCATATATGAGGATGCAAGTACAATTGCAAAAGTGGATCTGGGATTTTTCCACTAGAGGCGTTTAAACATTGAATAAACATATTACTTCATGTGGAGTCTAAGTTGACACATTCATAGTTAAGGAGAACTTAACTATGAATGAAAAAAAAAAAAGCTACAAAATCGTTCAAATCAAGTTGATGTCTTTCACTTGGCTGCGAAGTGGTATGCGTCGTATCAAATCGCAAAGTTAATAATAAACTGTTCGCACAGAGCTATTCAAAAGTATCTCAAGCGGCTAAGAAAAAGTAACTATCCCAATAAAAGAGGAGAATCAGTATGGGGCAAGCATCACACGAATTAAAGTGGTTCTGTGAGGAGTGCGACGAAGATTTTAGCCTTATCGTCGAGCATGATCCTCACGCTAGCGTGGGTGGCTTCTACATTAAGGGACTCCACCTACACATGTCTGGAGAGACCGTCGAGCTTCCAGCTATCTACGTTACAGTAGATTCTATGGTTGCCTTCAAGGACTTCGCTGAGGTGATGCGTCGCGTTCGCGCAGACGTCGAAGACAACGAGTAGAATCAATGGGATTTTCAAAAGACCAAACACTTACGTTACGTAGGTTGAACGTGATGCTCTTACAAGATCATCCGTTCTATGGTCACATAATGGCCAGTTGCCGCTGGGATCATGACAATGAGATGCCAGCGGTAGCTGGGCTTAACATCCGCACTGACTATCTTACAATCCTCATCGCAGACGAATTCTTTAAGATGGACTTCAATGATCAACGGTTCGTGATAATGCACGAACTGTTGCACTTCTTGTTCCAGCATCCTATACGGATGGGTAAGTTCTGCGACTTGGTAAAGAATATTGCGGGTGACCTAGCTGTCAACAGTTACATCGTGCAAAGTTCAAGACTTCAAAAAGTGGATGGTTGTTTATATCCGAAACAATTTAATCTCCCCGATAACCGTACTTATGAGTTCTATCTTAAAGAACTTAATAAGATGATCCAGAAGAACGAGCTACAACTTCCGGAAGGAATGGGTGGCGGTCAAGGTCAATGTGGCGGCGGCAAAGGGGAGAAAGCTAAAAGCGGTGAGGGTGGCGAGCACTACTGGGTAATTGAAGGGACTCCAGAAGAAGCGAATGAGCTTGCTCGTCGGATGTTTAACGTCGCGAAGTCGGTTGGAACTGTTCCTGCAGGCGCGCTCCGTGACTTATATGAAGCGGAAGCGAAGATCAGTTGGGAAGAGTTAGTCATTCAGTCTTCGCAAAGCTCTGAGATGTCTGAAGAGTGGCGGTTTACAAAACGTCACTACTCTCGTAGGTATCATACCATTCCTGGCGTCGTCCACGAGTATCGTGGACGAATGAAGATGTGCGTTGATACTTCGGGTTCTATGGGACCTAAAGAGATTGGCGCATGTTTCAGTGTCGTAGATAAGATGGATGGACTAGGATATGATATCGATATCTTTGAGTTTGACGCCGACTTCCAGCGCGAGTATAAGTACTCCGGAATTCCACCCAAAGTTAAAGGCGGAGGCGGAACTCAAATTACGAGCACCTTTAAGTACATCGCGGCAGAACATCCCGATACAACTCAAGTGTTCGTGTTTACTGATGGGATGATTTTCGATCTTGACTCAGCAAAAGCAATCGCTGATGAGAATGGCTGGGATGTAGTCTTTATTCTAACTGCCGACTATGATGTACCGTTTGGTCAAAAAATCGTCATGGATATTGAAGGTGATATCGATGGCATGTAAAGGAGGAACTTAATGGCTGAAGTAACGTTGAAAGAAGCAGTAGAACTTCTTGAGTTCATGTCGATGGAAGAGCCGCGACTCGTAACGGCATGCCTTGAAGGAGCTGCTGGCCTTGGGAAATCTTCTGTTGGTAAGCAGTTTGCCGAGAAGATGGGTTATCCCTTGGTCTTCGTTAACACTGCCGCCGTTCTCACCGAGCCGGGTGATATCTTAGGACTCCCGATTGAGAAGGATGGCGTAACACATTACGCCCCACCGTTCTGGGTAGTTGAGTGTCAGAAGCTCGCCGCGGATCCTCAAATCAAGAAGATCGTCCTCATGTTCGACGACTTTTCAAGGGTGCCCGCTCAGATCCTACAATCGATGATGTCGATCTTCTTAGATCGTAAGATCGGCGCCGCAAGCCTGCCGGAGAAAGTTTTCTTACTCTTAACCGGTAACCCCTCCAAGAAGAAAGAGTACGCAACGCGAGCGCTCGATAGAGCACAGCAAGAACGTATTCAGGTTATCAACGTTCGTTTCGATTTGGAATGCTTTTTACAGTACGCCAATACTCATGACTTCAATCCTGAATGGATGGCCTACTGCGCCGCCTACAGTGAAAACTTCATGGATGATGGAAAGAAGGGTGCTGCGATGTCTCCTCGTACCGCTGAGTTCGCATCGCAAGCTCTCAACGCTATCAAGAAGAAAGGCTACCCGCTCGATCATCGGATTGCGAAGACGCGTCTCGATTCGATCGTCGGTGAAACCATTCGTGAGTCTTTCCTCGTCTGTTTGAAACATCAACAAGATATCATCTCGCCGGATAAGATTCTTGAAGGATCCTACGAGGATAAGTCCTTCAATGAAATGATGAAACGGCCGGACTTGATGTACTTGACCTACACTCGACTGGCTTCTGAGTTGACGAAGCTTTCAAACAACAATAAGATCTCACAGCTGAGCATTAAGAATCTTCGTCGTTTCATCATGCGGGTTGAGAGGGATGAGATGAACTTCTTGTTCCTGAACATCATCCCACAAAAAGCCTCCAAGGCGATTCTCGATGGTGACACGTTCACCGTTATGAGAAATCGATTGTGGGGTGGATAGATTTCCTTTTTCTAACATTAACCTCTAACTGTGGGGGGAGAATAAAACTCCCCCCCACACTCTCGGAGCTTCAAATGTCAAGACGTTTAGGACCTATAGAAGACATTAGGGAACCAATTAAAGATCTACACATGAAGCTTATTAATGAAAAGTTACCCCACATTATCGCAGTATTAGAAGGCGATTCAGTGCATGTAGTTATTGCTGGAAAGATGGAAGATCGTAAACAAGTGTTACAAGCAATTTTAGCGAATAAAGATTGGCAGGACCTGGGAAAATGATTCCAAAAATTCCAAAAATTTCAAACTTTGCTCACAAATTTTCTCCCTTTTTGGCTTCAAATGAAGCCTAATAAAATAAATAAATAAATATAAAACAATAAAGAAAAAAAAGGATTCCTTGTGTCATACATACTTTGTAGTGAATGTAAAGTTACCTTACGATGTGTAAAGAATGAAAAAGTTGTAAGGATGGGTGGCGCAGAAATAAAATGGGGTGATGAATATAAATGCCCCAAATGTGGTATCATGGTTATTACAGGATTTGGTTCGTCGTTGATGCCATGGGATGTACATTACGCAGAGCATGTTCCAGAAATTGAAGTTGAGGGAGCTTACGATTGATGTAACTGAAAAAGAAAGCTCAGGCATTACAAATCCTTAATAGCAAAGGAGATAAAGAAACATGCAGACAAAAACGCAAACGCTACACAATAACGTTCCGGTCGAAGAGATCATTTCTGAGACTGCTCCGCATTCAGTTGAGTTAAGTCGCAATGCAAAGGGTCAGTTCAGCTGGACGATCAAGATGTACTTCAAGGAAGAAGACAAGGGAGCGATAGTTAATGAAATCGAGAAGCTGAATAACATCATGCTTCTCACCTTCCCCAATGTCGATGACACTGAGAAGTTAACAAAGCTCGATAAGAAGGTCCAAGGAAAGTAATATGTTATACAAAGGTCGTATGATGTGCCAGAAGTGTGGAGAGCGCGAAGCTACGGAGACGTGGACGACTGATATAATGTCGTTCATTCATGGTATGTCTCAGCAGTGGTGCAAGTATTGTGTGATCAAAGAGCAATTGGACTTTGCACGCAAACAAGCTGAACGCGTTCCACAACTTGAGGAAGAGCTTAAACGCGAACTCCTAAAAACGGAATTAGAGCAGAAAAAATCAGTTGATTAATAGTAATAATTGATTAATAATATAAGTAAAAATATTAGGAGGTTCCTCAATGGGAGACTTAATGGATGCCATCTTGTCGGGTAGCACAAAACAAAAAACGGAGTACGTTGAAGCTCCGGAAGTCCAGGAACTGTCAGAGAAGCTGATTGAAGATTTCGGTTTCATTGACGCGAGCATGGCTCGCGTCAAGTACTTATTCAAGATCTCGGAGAAGTCCAAGTTCGCAGGCAAGATTTCGAGATCTGGCCCGAAGTGGAAACACATCACTGGTTACGATTACGTCTTTGAAGTGTGGAAGAGCTTCTGGGAAGCGGAGCCTCACAATCGCAATGCGATGATATATCACGAGCTCAGCCATATTGAGCGTGAGGAAACTAAGAAGGGTATTCGCTGGAAAGTCAAGGATCACCCGATCGAAGCCTTCCCGGATGAGATCAAGATGTTCGGTCCTTGGAGCCCACAGCTAAAACATGCGGTCGAAGCGTTGGATGATTTCAACTCTGAGGTCGCTAAACCGGTGAAAGGGGATACAACCGAAGCAACAGTGTAGTTCGCAGTAAAACGTTTGGGGGTAGAGAAGGTGAGGATTTTCCTCGCCTTCTCTTATTTTAAAAGGAGACACCATGAAAGTAACAAAAATCGAAGTAGGCGTCGACAAAAAACTTAGTGTGAATTATCAGTCATTGGGTCTGCATATTGGTATGGTAGCTGAAGTTGGTGAAGACGAATCAGCTGAATTATGCGCTCAAGAATTAAAGAAGGTGGTTGAGGGGATCCTTGACCCAATGCTTATCGATTCCGCTAAGAGCTTGGCCGATCTCACCAAGCAAATGAAGTGAAGTAAAGTAATGAAGTGATGGGGTGAAATGAAGTAAAATGTTGGACCATTCCAAAATACGGAGAACTACTTCCTGTGAAAGCTCTCAAGACTCATCTCCTGTTACCACCAATTCCGGAGGAGAGAAAAGATGGTGAATCATTGAGACTGGCAACCGTTTACCTAACAAAGCACCCGATAGCAAAAGAAAACTTCGGGGGAGTTCAATGGCAATGGCGTACCGCAAAACGCTTTTATATGATCACGCCTCGAATTGTAACTCTTGACGCGATCGCCGAGAACGTCACGAAGTATAACGAGTCCGAAGTTTGCTCCTTATGCGCAGAAAGACCACAATGCTTAGGGAAGGAGGAAGAACTCTACGCGAAGTGTTACAGAAGAATTAGGGATGCGCGTATTAGACATCACTCGTTAGACTTCGATAGGTTCCTCTTATCATCTTTGTTTGATGAGTCAGAGAACTTAAAGATCATTCGCAACTGGACGATCCATGACATCTATGAACGGAGGTGCGCCGTTGAGCAGATGTTACGATTCTGTAACGAGGATTCAATTCCATCACGTTGTGATGGATGTTTCCTCGTGAATCAGTGTCCGCAGAATTTTAAGTTAAGAGCGTTGACTGGGAGATGCTTTCCGGCTGATATGAATTGGATCAAAGAGAGGTTGACGAACGCCCATTGCGTGAAAGTAAAAGGCGAATTAACCTTTGATTTCAATTGGTTAAGTTTTATGCATTGGAATTTAGTTACGTACTTAGTATTTAAGCCAGCGTGGATTTGTCGTGATAACTCAAAGGTGTATGGGAGTCGTTTAGTTGATCACGACTTCCTTTGCAAGACAAAACACCTTTCATATTGGAATACAGCGCTAACAATTGATCAGATAACGTTTCATCCGATTGAAACCGACTTCGACATCTTTTATGTACTGAAGTCGTTGGCAAGGCAAGCAAGAAGTTTATGTATCATTGGGACGACGCAAGGTGGTAATCTTGGGCCACATACAAAAGGTGAAACGGTTAGTTCAATCCTCAGAGAAATTTCTTATTACTGGCCTATAATCCGTCAAGCGTTAGCGCGGGGAGTTGATGTGTGGAATTTAAGTCATATGTCTTAGGAAGCTTTAAAATTGGGGCCACGCTTAATCTCGCGTAGAATGCGTTTTAACTATGAAAAAATCGCAAGACTGAATGAAAGATCAACCTGAAATTGAAGTTAAGCCACATGAATCTACAGAGCCGAAAAAGTTTGAGTGGACTTCATGCGGTACATCAAGCGTATGGTATAATGATTCATTGATATCAACATCGTCATCGTCATATATTTATGGTAACTATTGTGTCGGAAACTGGAATGTCTATCAACCCGGATGTGTGATTGTTGGTCCACATTCACCAACGATAGGAGAAGATCCTATGTCTGTGGCTAAAGATTCAACTAATAAGACCTTAAAGGAGTACCTTGAGGAGTTTCAGCAGGAGTGTAATCTCCTAGATCAGCTGGTCCTCGAGCAAGCTGCGAAGCACAGTAAGAAGTACGAACATGAATTCATTGAATTCAAGAAGGCTTTGGAGTGTGAAGAGCAAAAAGCTGACTCGCCTATCTACGCGATCGAGTTCGCAACCGCGAAGGTTTTCTTACAGTACTATGCAAACATGGCGTTACAGAAGCCACTGCCCCAATTAAAGAGCGAGCAAGTGATGCAAGTATCGAAGTATCTCGCGGCTACTATTACGTGTGAGCTTCGACATCGAAATCTGAGGTGCAAGAGCTTTTGGTCTCGAGCGATTTATTTGTGGGATTTGCTCGATGAGTGGGGTATTAATGATCAGATCAGCCGGCGCGATGCCGGCTTAGCGTTTTTAAGAAGCTCTGCCGATTGGGATGGCTTCATGATAGAACAATATTTGAGGCTTGGAGCCTACATCTTCGGCGGCAGATGGGAAGGTAGTTATGGTGGTTGGCCGTGGGCTTCAGTTGCTTGGTATGCAAGCGAGTGGGTCTCCAACGCGATCACTAAAGGTGAGATTCCGGTTATCCTTTGGGAGAAGATGTTAAACGCTGCCCATAATAATGGGCGGTGGATGAATAAGTTAGGAATGGGAAATGTCATGGGCGTTCTAAACATGGGCGCTAATGCAAGTCCTGCAATCATCACCGGGATCGCAAAGAAAGCCCTTCTCATTGATAATCCGAATGATTTCCGGAGAATCATTCGGAAGTGGACTCACTGTAGTTTACCTGGTAAAAAGAATGAGCTTGAACTTCCTGATCCTGGTGTGCTTGTTGACACTACGACCTTCAGACGCAGCAAACGCGAGACCTTTATCAAGAAGATAAAAGAAAAAGAAAAGGAGTTGAAAGAGAAATCCAAAGCGATCGTTCTTGATGCTCCTGATAAGGCTCCAGTTGAATTGAAGGAAGTTGAGGAAGCGAAGAAACCATCCACTCACGAACAAGTCGATAAGAAACTAACAGTCAAAGCCGACTTTAAGAAGATTGAAGAAATGGTTATCTTAAAGTCTTCATCATGGAAAGAAATGACATCTAAGAAGGAGGATACGGATCCAAATAAGTATTCAACAAAAGACGATGGATTTACATTAGCCGAGGAGTGGACTTTAATGAGACCCCAAACGAAAGAAGGAGGTATCAATGAGCAAGTGGCAACAGGGTAAGCAACCCACAGGTTTTAAACACGGTGAGGGATCGAATCTTCCCGCGGCTTCTATAAGGGGAAGCTATTGGGATAAGTGGAACAAAGGCTCCAGCTATAGAAGTGCTATAGCTTCCTGTAGGCCACATCAAGAGTGGTTAAAGATCGGCAACGACGAAGAGTCTTATGAAGTTTGGTTGAAGTCGGCCGGCGGCTACATTCACAAAGACGTTGATATCTTTCTGGATCTCGCGTTGGCGTATAACGCCAAGACGATTCCACCAGACCTCACAAAATACTTACCATCCAATGCGGTAAAGACGCGGAGAGTCTGTTACGTGATCGACGATGGAAAGACCGATCCATACATTGGTGAATTCATTCTTAATATGCTCCGTGACGGACTCAAGCTTGGTTGGGGTTGCATCGGCGGTCACGGTAGAACAGGTTGGGTAGCCGCGAAGGTGCATCAAATGATCACCGGCTGCACTGGTGATGAAGCGGTAGCTTACATTCGTAAGAACTATTGCGATAACGCGATAGAGACACAAATCCAGTTGGATGACTTGGGGGCTAAGACATCGAAGCCGGGAAAGTTTGAGTGCTCGGTAGTGCATGTTCGAAGCTACGAGACGGTTGGTTTTGATCCAGAAAGTGGAACTCCGCTACGCTGAGAAGAGGTTCAAATCCTCCAAACTATAACTTAAAACTAGTTTGGAGGATTTGAGCAATGCTAAAGAAATATTTTAAATGAAATCGAAAAATGTACCGTGCGATGACATTCACAGCATCGCAAGCTTACATCAGAGATGTTTAATTGGAAGAAGTTTTAAACCGGCTAAACCCGAAGGTACCTTCGGCTAAGCATAACCCAAATCTCTCGAGGGAGGAACATCATGGCCGTACAAAAAGTAAAATCTTGGGCTGGTACCAACGAGTATTACGTTGGTAATAACTGCTTTCGTATCCGGAAGCTCGGAAGCGACCGCGTGCGTTTGCATCTACGTCGTGATATTGTCCGCGTTCGCGATGAGTATATCGCGGTCGATCCGAAGGTGGAAGATCTGATTGCCGCCTTCAAGGAGCTCGATCTGCTTCCCGAAGAAGTAGCCAAGCCATACAAAGACCCGTTTGAAGACTGCTAAATGGGTGTAGCAAGATAGGAGGAACTCTTTAGAGGGTTCCTCCTATCTTTCGTTATGTAATCTTTGTGAGTTAGCATTCTGTCTTCTTCCTACTACTATTAGTGAGAATTGTCCCAACTTCCTCAGTGGGGAGGAGTGTGCTCAATATTCTTTTGTCGACTCTATAAAGTTTCTGGAAATAGAAAAATTAATCAAAATAGACGTTGTAACCAAAGAAAGGATTGTCAAATATACTTTTAAATTTTTTGATGCGTCGCATCTCTATTTTTTTATATATACATATATTTTAATTTTTTTATTTTTTTTTTTTTTTTTTTTTTTTTTTTTTTTTTTTTTTTTTTTTTTTTTTTTTTTTTTTTTTTTTTTTTTTTTTTAACTATACCCCACGGTCGTTGTTTTTTTTTTTAGAATAGATTTTAATTGGGAATGGGAAAGTTTAAAGGGAAGGAGGAAGATTATGAAAAAAGGGCCCGATCATAATTATTTTTGACTTCGTAGAAGTTGAGGCCTCGACTAGCTTCCCAGAAATAGAACCGAAGCTTTCTACTTCAGCAGAGAGAGAGAGAGCATTCACAAACTTTGATAGCGGGGAAGTCGATTAAAAAAACATCGTAATAGGAGGCCATAAGTGGAAGGTAGAGAAATGCAGAAACGGATGAGACGATCAAAAATCGTTCTCTTCGTCATCACCGGCGCAATCATTATAGCGGAGATATTCAAGTTCTTCTTCGATCATCAATGAACGACTCATATGATAATTCACTTCCTGTTGCAGCTCTTGACTTTTCTTGGTCCTATAGCTCAACAGTAGAGCAGACTCCTCATTAGACTTAGGTTCAATTCCTAACAGGACTATCACATTGAAAGACAGAATTGGTAAACCATTCCATACTTTCGGTCAATTCAGTACTGTAAGATCTCATAAACCGGTTTGTAAGATATCCTGTCCTGCATGTAATCATATAAGTTATTCACATTATATCCCTGGTTCATGTATTTCTATAACTTGCGTTAATTGTGAAACTAAGTTTATGGGAACTGTTGAACTTGGTAAGTGTGGCGAATGTGAACAAAGAGTTCGCTGTCTCGGCTTAATACCAGTTAAGTTTGAAACAGTTGATGATAATTTCGATCGTATTCCATCTGAAAATATTTCAACCTCAACTGGGGTTTTTGATGTTTTGCGGAAGCGTTTCATTTAGGTATCACGATTAATATCGTGACTCACAGATTCTTTGAAAAGCAGTTAAAGGTGAGTCCACGCGTTAGGTCGCAATGAAAATTCCCAGTAAGCTTAGAAAAATCTTGAATGGATTACCGCCATGCCAAGAAAAACAAATCTCGACTTGGTATCACTCTCCGCAAACAGTAGAACCGTTTATCTTTTGTAAGGATCACGCTTGCGAAGAATGTATACTTCATAAAGCGACTATGATTACTAAATGCCCTTATTGTGGTACTTCAGTAGCAACAACTGTAGTCGTAGCTAAGAATGGATTTACATTATGTAGAATTGTGCAATGTGTTTGTAGACAACAATTTCGTGTAGTCTTTTGTGACATCTTTTGCAACTCTTGTAAATGTAAAGCGCAGTGTCTTTCAGTTCCTGCCGTGAAGCCTGATATTAGACTTCATGAAAAAATTAAATGATTGTAACTTTTTACTTGACTTTCTATCTCAGATAAGACAAATTGAATTAACAATAGGAGGAGGTCTATTGGAAGGAAATAAAAACTATGAGCTTAAAATTTATTGGTAAGGTAGGACGTAATTTCGGTTACGGATTTAAAGTGGTTAGAAGAATTGATGACAATACATTCGCACCGTATTTCGAATATTTTTTAAGAGGTGGAGGAGGACCAACTGTATTACCAGATAATCCAACACCTGAATTCATGCGGCGAATAGTTAAAACGAAAATTACATATCGGATGTTTGAGAAGGCAAGACTTCGACATCGTCGATTAACTCGAACGATGGTTCCTCCAGAGAAGATTTATTTAGCAGGATTTCATCTTTGGAAGGATTTAGATTATGCTAAAGAGCGACTCGAAGTTTTAAAGATCTTCAGTCCAGAGTTAGATCTTGCGCTGGTCAAATGTAGCTGGTCACAACCAATAGCTGCTGATGACGATACAGTGGTAGTAAAATCGTTTACTCCACTGGAGGAAATCACAACTCAGGAGGTTGTTCATGCTCAAGAAGAAGGCAGGCGGTAAGCGGTTTTGGTTTAGCTTAGATACTCCTTATAAGATGGCTATGGCTTGTAAGAGTATCCGGCCGTATTTTACAGCTCATCAAATCGCAGAGGCAACTGGTCTCGCCTTTTCTCATGTCGCCAAAACGTTGCACGTGTGGAAGAACGCCGGCCTTATCGAAGATACCGGCATTGGCAAGCGCGGAGAAGGAAGGCAATCACCACCATTCTTTCTTTACTCCACCACTAAGGTCTTCGACGCTCGCTTGAAAGAAGCTACCGCTAAGCGGCTTGCAACTTCTTCGAAAGTTGAAAAACCGGAGCTTGTAGAGACGATTCCTTCACTAGTGCTGGCTCACTTGAAGAAAATCTCTAAAAGCTTCCAAGAATTGGATAAGCTCATCGGGTAACACTTGTTATACTTAGTACACGCCTGCACACGTCAAGTTGGAGACAGAATCATTAGCCTTTGTGGCGGATGGTGCTGCTACAAGTTGGACTTTAGTCAATTTCCAAACGGAAGGTGGTTTGGAGAGCATTGTTCCTCCCTCATCGACGGGATATGCTCAGACTATGAAACACGTCCCTTGGCGTGTGTAGGTGCTCCATTTTACGACGGAAGCTTTGAAGAATACCCACCGAATAAGTTTATTGTTCCGTGGTGTTGTTTTCGTAAGCCGATCCTTGATAGGTTTGGTATCCCATATGAAATCTTACCAACCGGCGATGATTGTATTATCGCTTATACTGAACAAGGTTTAGGTGATTTCGAAAGATGGCAAGCAAGAAGGTTTTACCAGAAGCAGACAATATTTTGGGAATAAGACAAATTTTGTTTAGGATTAACTCACATGAAATGGGACGACGTAAAAGACCAATTCTTTCAAGCAGCCGACAGGCTGAACGCGAATGTCGACTACATTACCAGAGTCGGACAGGCATTTGAAGACTTAGTAAAAATTCTTTACGAGAGAGAACCGAACTCTTGTATTGATCAAATCAATAAAGATGCGGAAGTAATCGGACAGATCTTCACTGTTGAAGATCCCGAGAAAGTACCTGTTGATGCAATTAATGCATCGTCTCAAGCTCTCACCAACACTCAGAAGTTTCTTTTTACCTTTCTTCGAGTAGCAGCTTTTTTTCAAGCTCATACTGCATCGGGAGCGGATCCCTCAGACTTTACGATGCCGCCGGATGCAAAGGTACACTAATCATGTCCTTTAAAGTTTATGTAACTTGCCCTCGCTGTTTTAAAACAGTGGAGACGAAGCTCTCGGCTTTCTTTGGAGAAGGAAAGACTGAAGTTGAAGGATTTTGTACTTCGTGCTGTAAGCCTTTTATCTTCTCCGCAAGTTTCAGTACTGCGCTAGTTGACCAAGTTAAAATTCACAAAGCAGATGATTTACAGGTGTCTGCGGCTTTTAAAAATTTCGACAAGGCCCAACCTCGGCGCGAACAAAACAAGCGAATTAGGATGTGGCGGACGATCGCTTCGGCTTGTAAGAGAATGAAACGAGTCGTTGATTTGATCGCAGGGGAAGTTCCTGCATGTGCACAACAGATGGAATTACTCCACAACCACGTTAAGTATACTCGCGCGAGGTTAAAAGCTGAAGGAGTAATTTCAGATGGCAAAGGGTGAAGATATCGTAAAGATCCTTATGGATCATGAAGGCGATGAATATATCTTTGGGGCGTTGACTCCGGTTGGTGCAGAAGATCCTCACGTCTTCGATTGTAGTAAGTTTGTTTCTTGGGGTGTTTATCAAGCATCCAAAATTATCTACGGTTGTGAGAATGATGATGGTGATCCCATGTCGCAATATGGTGGAACCATTTATTGGGGCCGTGATGTTAAAACAAAGGGAAAAGCCATCTCTATCGAACAAGCAGCTGGGATTCCTGGAGCAGCTCTGCTAAGATTAGCTTCAGGTAGTGAATATGGTCATATCGTAGTAAGTCAAGGAAACGGTAAAACGATTGAAGCTGCAAGTCACTCGTTAGGCGTAGTACAGTTATCTGTACATAATCGTCGTTGGACAACTGGAGTTCTTGTTCCTGGAATTCAGTATGATACTTCATACTCCCCAGTTCCAGTAACTCCACATGGTGTAGTTTATCATATTGGAATGACGGATCCCGCGATTGCGAAGATCCAAGAATTCTTGAAAGTTACTCCCGCGAGTGGAATTTTTGGTCCTAAGACTGAACAAGCGGTTATGAACTTTCAAAAGAATTACGTCGATCCAGCTGGTAAGTTACATCTAATCGTAGATGGTGAAGTTGGTCCTCTAACTCTTCAAGCAATGGGTATCACTGTTTAAACATCAATGGCTAGAACATTCTCGAAGGGTTTCGAACTCACAGGATTTAGAGCTCGAAACCCTTTAGATCCTTCTATGACCCTATTCCTTGTAGTCAAGTGTCCTAATTGTCAAAGGTTAATAAGGTTCTCATTGAACGGTATATTTGGTGAAGGTTGGTCCATGAGAACCTTTTTCTGTAAAGGGTGCAATCAAACTCACGCAATCACGATGTTCTTTGAATCGAAGACAGGAACAGTATTAAGTGACACTGCTAATTATACTAATCTAACTGAATCTCTTCTTAGGGCGAGTGGATCACGCCAACTTCATAAAGCCCATTCGCTTTTGCCAGGTCAAGTGAGATTAGATGATCCTGCTAAGATGTTAGGTTATCCAACTGCAACGCTCGCAAAGTTTCTATCTATCTATGTAAAAACATTTGAAAAGCATGTAAATAGCACCATTTGGGAAAAGAAGCTTCATCCTATCGAAGTAGAGAGCCTCAAGATGATCAGTAGTATTTTACTATGCATGAAAAATATGCTGAAAAAATTTACCGGGGAGGAACCTTAAAATGGGACTTCAGTTAACAATGAATGTTCAATATGATCCAAATATAGACATTTACTTTATCAATGGTGCTAGTAGCGAGATCTTCGAGAAGATGGATACCGCCGATCCTATAGCAGATCATTTAAAGTTTATGGAACTTCAAGGGCAGAAATTCAATGACTTGAAATATCTACTTGAATTACTAAAGTCGTTTGGATTTCAATACATTATCCGTGGAAAGCGTGCGGCAGATAAATTGATTTGCTAATTCAAAGGAGTCTTGCTTCGAAATACCATCTCAAGTTATAATACTCTCATCGATTGACAAATTCGAGGTGGGAGGAATCCTGCGGTGACAGCAAAGACGCATGATGAATTGGTATTAGAAAATCGCGGCTTTGTTTATGACATGGCCAAGAACTACTCTTCGAGTGGAGTTCCATTTAATGATCTTGTGAACGCTGGAATGTTGGGCTTAGTAATTGCAGCGAAGAAGTACGATGAGAAACGCGAAGTAAAGTTTATCTCCTTTGCTACTTGTTGGGTCCAACATGAAATGATAAAAGTTATTCGCGAGACAAGATTTCCTTGTCGCGTTCCTTTAAACCTTAACAAAGTTATTAATCAAGCAAGACGCGGGGAGCTCGAAGATAATGATCCAACATTAGTAGATATCATGCCTCTATTAAAGACTCCGGAGGCGTTACAGCTTAATGACACTGTAACATTTGGTCAAGGAGTTGTAGATAAGGTAAGTATCCGACAAGCTCTTGAGGCTGTGGATTATAGAACGCGTGAAATGATTAAGATGTTATTTGGGATTGATAGAAATGATTCTTGCAACATCCCAGAAATATCTGAAGCGTTTCATCTTTCAAAACAACGAGTCCGGAACATTATCAAAGCCGGACTCGTTATCATCAAGAAAACCTTGGAAAGATAGTTATGAGAATCTGCGATCACTGTCACGGTAAAGGAAAGTTTGAGGCGCATGATCTTGAGTATGAAGGTAAAACTATTCATGTGCCTGAACTAAAATGTCATGCTTGTGATGGTAAAGGTTATATCGTTGCGCCTCAAATGGGTGAAGGCCATCCTCCAGTCATAGGGTGCAAACTATGAGATTTCTAACAACTCATGACAAATTTAGTTTCGTAAAGAGCGGTCTACGTATTGTAGGCTGTCTTTGTCTTTGGTGGTCAACCTCAATGTTTATTGTCTTTATGGTAGCGGCTGAAGTCCTAGGAATTATGGAAGAATTATAATGATAAAGAATTCAGATATTCCAATCGTATACCCAAAACGTGAAGTAGCCAAGATCTTTCGGATTTCAGTTAAACGATTGAATGTCTTAATCAATGAAGGGTCGATCAAAGTAATCGATCTTGCAGGAAAGATTTTAATTCCAAGAAGTGAGATTGAAAGAATTCTCGGCGCTGATCTACGTTATGTAGATCTATCTGGACTTGGAGTTAGAATTAAAAGAAAAACCTTACCTGTGAAGACGGGTGAAATACGCGTGCTAAAATAAAGAGTTACCGCCCTAGATGCAGTTTTGTTGTTAATTGTTTATGGTCTAAAGAATGTCACGCATGGTGTACGCATTGCGAGATAAAATTAATTCAACCTTTTTGCTGACTGTAATAACTTGTGAATATAATCCAGCTTAATGTCTAGGGTATCAGAGAGTGATAGAAAGTACGCCCATCTATGGATGGATGTGTCCAAGATGCAATAGATTAATAACAACAATCGAATCTTGGCCAGCTCAAACTGATCAATGCCGTTTGTATTGTCAAAGATGTAACATAAAGGTTGTGATTAAGACTCATGACCTTTGTGATGCGTGTGATGCAAGAGTTGAATGCTTGGGATTGTCTCAAGCAATTAGAAAATTACTGGATTAATAAAATGAGTAACTTTAAAGTACACATTGAGAATTCGTGGAGTTATATTAGGGGAAGTGAATCCCTGCCTGCCGATTTTCTCAAGCTCTTATCTTATATAGATAAACAACAAACCTTTAAGTCCTATGCCTGGTCTGGCGTTTATGATCCAGTTAGAAAGTATTTAATCAATCGTCGTAATAAAGCATTCCCGACAGGACTCCTACCAATCGTCCAAGCAAACTTTCCTAATTGGGAATATCTTGATGAGAGAGAAAAGCCCGATGTAGAATGGCAACCATTTCCAAAAGAGATGGAATATAAAGAAGGACATCAAGCAGCAGCATTACGGAAAATGATTGAAATGGAACGAGGTACTATTGAAGGTATCACGGCCATGGGAAAGAGTTACCTTGAAGCGGGATTCGCTTCAGTCTTCGAACATCCAGTCTTAATTATATCTCACCGAAAAGAAATAGCTAAAAACATTTTAGAAAAGTGTCAAGACATTGTTGGAAACGGCGATGTGGGATGTGTCTTTGCAAATAAAGTAAAACCAAATCGAGTTACAGTTGGGATGATTGGATCTCTAGCTGCTCGTATGGATAGTCTAAAAGATTGGATGAGTAAGATCAGAGCAATTCTGGTCGATGAATCTCATCACTGTTCTGTAGGTTCTCAATACTTTACGTTTATCCAAGCATGTAAAAATGCTTATTATCGTTACGGATTAACAGCTTCACCGTGGAGAGAGCAAGGAGATACATTATCGATCTTTGCTTTAACTGGTCCTGTTATCTTTACTTATCCATATGCTCAAGCGTTGCAAGAAGGAGTTGTAGTTCCGATCGAAGTTTATATGTCGATGGTTCCTTCTAATATTCAAATGCCCATTCTGAATACTTTTGGAATAGTTTATCAGAAGGGCGTCGTACAGAATGAACATCGAAATAAACAAGTCTCGAAAATTGTAAACCATCTTTATAAGAAAGGAGAGAATGTTTTAGTCTTGGTTTGGCAAGTGGAGCACGGAAGACTTCTCAGTGAACTACTAACTGATGTTCCTCATGAGTACATTCATGGATCGTCTACGAATAGGGAGAGCGCTAAGGAATCTTTTGAGCGAGGAGACAATCAAATTTTGATCGCCTCATCAATCTATGATGAAGGTGTAGATATCGAACGCGTGCAAAACGTCGTTGTAGCCGCAGGATATAAAGCTCCCAGGCTTTTAATTCAAAGAGTTGGCAGAGGGATGAGACCATCTGAAGGTAAAGATAAGTGTCGCGTTTTCGACTTCTTTGACACCTGCCATACGAGCTTACAGAAGCATTCTCAGGAACGGTTAAAATTCTATAAGAAGATGGGATTTAAAGTTTCGGAATTACATTTATAGGATTTTGACAAATTGGTTTGTGAATCAAGAATTCACGTTGTAAACTTCTCTCTAAGGGGTTTTATCGTTCATGAGATCATCGCAAGAGCTGCTCGAACGTTTTGCCGAAATTTTAAGAATATATCAAATCACAAGTTCCACAGAGTACGATAATTTAAAGATCGAAAACAAGCCCGCCAGAGGTACGCTATCTAAAATCTTCGGGAGTTGGGCAGATGCACTAAACGCAGCAATGAATCTTCAGAGTGAGAAGGTTGATGTCTCAATCCTGAAGAAGCAATTAGAAGAACTCACTCGCTCAATCCATACTCCGCAGCTTCATCTTTCTGGTGAAAAAATCTCGCTCGGTATCCTATCTGATACTCATATGGGAAGTCGATTCGCAGATCTGGGATTACTGGATTTCGCATATGAGACTTTCGCTGACTTCGGAATCGAGACGGTCCTACACGCTGGAGACATCCTAGACGGTCAACGAATGTATAAAGGTCAAGAGTTTGAGCTCGACAAATTCGGCGCAGATACTCAAGTTGAATTCTGCATTAATCGTTATCCGCGAAAAGAAGGTATCACGACTTACTTCATTGATGGGAATCATGATCGTTCGTTCTGGAAGGATGCCGGAAATAATACAGGTAAAAAAATTTCACAAGCTAGAGACGACATGGTTTATCTAGGATACCAGGAAGCAGAAGTTGTTCTTGGCGATCCAGATAATGGAAAGAAAGCAACTGCAAGAATCTTTCATGGTGAAGATGGATCTGCTTATGCGATCAGTTATCGCCCTCAAAGATATCTTACTGAATTACCTGGGAAATCAAAACCCGATATGTTGATCTTAGGGCACTACCATAAAGCAGAAATCCTTTACTATCAAGGGGTTATTGCAGTGCAAGCAGGTACAACTCAACGTCAAACACCCTTCATGAGAGGGAGAAGAATTAGTGCAGCTTTAGGATTTTGGATTGTTAATATGACAATTAATGAAAATGGAATAGCGAGAATTGGATTCGAATTCTTTCCCGCGGATCCTAGATAGTGGAATGAGCGATAGTTTTTTTTTTCAACGTATTGACTCCGAAGAAAAAGCATACTGGCTCGGTTTTATTTATGCGGATGGTTGTCCCCGTAAGGGAAAACGCTCAAAATTTTTATAAGAAGGCAAGTCGCACAAATTAATGATTGAATTTTTCCCGGTAGGATCGTAATGGTCATTTCAATTATCTCTTGGAAGAATACATGGCGCGTGAAGAAGCGCGGAGCTCAGCGCGCCATGAAAGTTTTTAAAACTCTTAAAGATGCTGAAGTCTATGCTAAGGGTTTAAAAGACGTCGAAGAGATTTTCATTCACCGTAAAGATGGATCCGTTGCAAGACGTATTACAATTTTAATCGAAGAAGGGAGAAAGACTACCGTTATCGATTTCTTTTCAAAGGAGTCCACAAATGGAATCTAAATCACTATTCGGAATCCTTTGGGACTTCGTTAAAAGTCTTTGGGGTTGGTTTTCAGCTCGTAAGAAAGAACAACAAGCTGAACGCGAACAACTAAACGAACAAACAGAAACTAAAGTCCAAGAGGATATTCAGAAGGTTGATGAACAACACAAAGAAAAGCAAGATGAAATCAATAACCTTAAAACTGGCAATGATATCGCTAACAGCTTTAATAAGCTTTAGTTGTGCGAGTGTTCCTACTAAACCAACATACGTTTCAAAGAATGTGGTTCAGTTTGAGCATGTATTAAAACCCGAGAAGATTGGGGATCTTAATGCGTTCTCACTAGTAGATCCTAAGTATGGGACAATCGTTTGCTTTACGGCTGAGAAGGCTAAGAAGTTACGCCTCTATATCGATCAGCAAGATCAAGCTATCGATAGAGCCAACGTAATTATCAATAATGCAAACGCTTACATCAAATCACTCAATAAGTGATCAGCCAGTAACTTTAATTAAATTATCTGTCACTTGTCCCATTTGTGGGTGGTATTACTCTGGTCATTTAAGGTTCCCGGAACCACCCTACTGTAACGATAAACAGTGTACTGGATGTAAAACAATTTTTAAGGTGAGATATAAGCTCTCATCTGAAGTCTGCGACGAGTGTAATCATAAGTTAAGATGCTTATCAATGCCCGTTGCAGATGTCAAAGAAAATATTCAACACGCGATGTTAGGAGATATAAATTGGAGTACATAGTAATTGACTGTGAGCACTGTGGCGGTTGGTGCTGTAAGAGTCTCAATCGATCTGGCGTCGAACGTTCATACTGGATTAGTCTTAAACCTGATGAAGTAATCGAACTGAATCCTTGGATTCCAGTAAATATGTCTTTGGATAAGTACGACTTTTGTAAGTGTCAGCACCTTGATATTCATGGTCTTTGTAAATTCTATACTTATCGAGATGAAGCATGTAGAAATTATCCAAACTTGGAATTCTTCTTTATGGAATATCTCGAAGGTGATGCTGAGTTCTATGTCCCTTTCTGTACCTATCGATCATATATTTTACAAGCAAAGAATATTCCGTTTGAGGTGTGTTTAACTGGGGAAGAATGTCAACAAAAGTATTTAGAGCAATTTCGTTCTACTCCTGAAGATGCACTACAATTTCATGGATCTAAAATTTTATTGTATCAAGCTGGATATAGTTGTCATCAAATTGCAAAGTTAATTAAGTCTACATATTATGACGTTTACAAAGATCTTAAAAAGAGTGGAATTTTTCAATCCCAATCCCCAGCTCGTTTGAATCGGGCATCTTTTAACCGGCTCTCTAAAAAGCCCTCTGAAGCTGAGGGAGCATTCACAAAGAAAGCGGCTGATTTTTGAGACAATAATCAAATGAAACTAATCCGAGTCACGGATACAGATGAGTTCATGGGGTGGGATGTTGGTGACATCTCTGATACTGCTTTAATCTTTGAACTTAAACACGCATGGAAAGATTATTTTAAGAAACACTCCTGTCCTTTAACTGTAGCGGCAGCAACGTTACATCCCGCAAGAGACTTTTGTAAACGAATAGGAATCCCATTTAGATTCTTCATTCGTTGCAGTATTCAAATCTTAGGGCAGTTTCCAAAGCCGTGGGAACTAAATCTTCGTTGGTTACAAGAAGAGATTGAAATCATTTGGCTTTCAATGAAGGATACGCTCATTCCCGTTATTCAAGAGACGGATGAAGCTCAAAAAATTTTGCGGTCTCATAAGAAAAGTGAAAAGCGTAATTTACATCATTCAAAATTTAGTGGATCATAGAGTTTATATGGGATCTGCTCAAGGAAAAATTCGTTCGACTAAAACTCGTCGAAAAAACGAGTAAAAAGCAAAGAAAGGTAATCAGAGTTGGTTTGGGAGAAAGCACTCTGAAGAATCTAAAGATAAAATGAAACAATCTAAACAAAAGGCGCATCGTGCAAATTCCAGACAACCAAATCGTTAGCGCGATCTTTATCGACAGATTCGCACCAGTTTTATTAGCTCGATTTCGTAGTGAATGGCTTGGCGCAAAAGAACTGCAGCTAATCTTCTCAGAAGCCCAACGCTATTTCACTCAATTCCGAGAAACTCCAACTAAAGAATCCCTTATGACCTTTATCAAGATCGAGGGAAGGGTTCCGACTAATCAATGTACTCAACTCGAGGAGATACTGTCATCACTGCCAATTGTATCCCAACCGGAATTTTTCGAGTTTGAGTTAAGCCATATTCTACAAGGTAAAGCATTGAGTAGTGCTTTACGAGATGCCATCCCCCTATATCAGGAGGAGAAGTTTGAAAATATTTTCGAGTTATTTGCGAGAGCGAAAGCCAGTGCAATTACCAAAAAAGAAGCTATTGGCTCGTTCTGGGATGATTGGGAGCAACGTGACGTTTCATTTCGCGGCGAACCAAGCCCCACGGGATTTACAACACTCGACTCAATTATGGGGGGAGGCTTGTATCCAGGTGAGTCAATGCTTACAATTGGTCTCAAGTCAACTGGCAAAACTTTCTTTGCCGTCTGGGTTGCTCGAGCTGCCTTAGTCTTTAATAAGTTTAACATCATCTATACGATGGAGATTTCCCGTTCAGACTTTTTAAAACGGCTTGACTGTTCAATTGTTGAAATGGATTTTGATGTCTATATGGATCACAAGGATGAGATTCGTGATCTCATTATGGCAAAAAGAGAGGAGCTCGAAGGTAATTTAATCGTCGTAGAATATCCTTCCGGCTATCCTACAGTGCCGATCATTGAGAACCAGACATTAGAGCTCGAACAGAAATACGGTCGTAAGGTTAATAGCGTTGTAATTGATTATGTTGACCTTTTAAAAGGAACGGTAGTAGGTGCTGAATCATCTGCTAGATTCGGTTTGATTTCTACTACAGTTGAACTTCGCGGAATGTGTGGAAAGAACGATTGGTCCGCGATAATCTTAACTCAGTCAAACGCAATGGGTAAGAAGAAACCTTTTATTGAGTCTGAGAATGCCGCTGAAGGTTACGGCAAGTCGTGGAGTAGTGACTTTGTCGTCAGCATTAATGAAGTTGTTGGCAGGCCAGATTTAAGAAGACTTTATATTGCTGACTCACGTCGAACTCAAAAGAAAGTTTCAATTTTATATGAAGTAGACTTTAGTAAGTCGATTTGGAAAGAATGTTCCGGGTTTTGAAATCCAACTAGAAGCCCTCCGAAGCAGGGGGAGTATTCACTAATTGTAAACTGGAATTAACTGTGAATCATCACCAACAATTCAAGACAACTGGCTCAAGGGAGATCCGTTTCAACTGCCCAATGTGTCCAAGCGGTGATTCGGGATATCATCTCTATTACAACCCCGTAAAGAGTGTTTTCTTTTGTTTACCTCCTTACTCTTTAGTGAGGTTAGCCCGAGGATTTTTTCCGATCGAGCAAGTAAAAATCGGCGATAAAGTCATCTCTTCAGATGGATTTCTGAGTAATGTAATTGATATTTGGAGTTCAAATTCTTCTAAGCCATTAGTAAGGGTAGTTCTTGAAAAAATGTCTGGACTGCCTTTAGAGTGTACGATTGATCATCCTATCTTTTGTATTAGAGATGGAGTTGAACAATATGTTGAAGCTGGTAAATTGCGTGAAAGTGACTATGTCTGTCTTTCCCATTTTTGTCATATAAAGGATCTCGAGGAAATTCAAATTGAAAGCTCCCGCTCCCGACTTTACAAGGATTCTTTAGGATCAGAATATGCAACAAAGGAAGGTGACACCCAAAAAAGAATTATTAAAGTCTCAAATGATTTTATGTATTTTTTAGGTTTATGGTTAGGCGACGGATTTTCAGCTAAAGGAAATGAAATTGGGATTTGTACTAGTCAAGAAAATGTTGATTTGATTTCATGTTTAGCTAAAAAAGTTTTGGGTAAATCATCCATTACTACAGGTAATGGAGCTCTATGTGTTCATGTTTGTGATACTTTTATCTCCCGCTTTTTCGTAAATCATTTTAGAGATTGTAACGGTGGTAAGTTTATACCTATTTGGATTTCACAATTACCAATCGAAAAACTGCGTCATTTATTAGCTGGATTAATAGATAGTGATGGCTCGAGTCAAAATGAGGGTCGGTTTGTAAGTTTACAACAAACCGAAAAAAATAAGCAGCTCCTGTTCGCAGCATTTGAGATTTTCCAAAAATGTGGGGTTCCAGTCTCACTTCAATTCACGAGAGATAAGTATATAAATCATTCAGACAGATGGAATTTGCAAATGTCAGTAAATTTTGTCGCTGATTTACCTTTAAGAATCAAGCAGGCGCAGTTGACGAAGTGGGAAGATAATGTTAAAAATTTTAAGCATCTCAAGCTTAAAGATTGTTTTGCGTACAAGGTTAAAACAGTAGAAGTTTTAAAACAAGTGTCCGGTTTGGTATATGATTTAACAGTCGAGGGTGACCCTTCGTTCGCAGCGCCGTTTGCGATAGTCCACAATTGTCATAGATGTCATTACAGTGGATATGGTTTTCCTCAACTCGTTAAGACTTCTCTGCCTTTAGTAACTCCTACCAAGGAAGTAAAAGCAAAAGACCTCGAGTGGCAACCCCTTCATTGGCCTCCGACTGGTATTCTCGAATCCACCGTTTGGGATTATTTACTTACAACTAGGGGAATCTCTGCGAATGTTATTGAACACTTTAAATTAGGTTGGACTCACAAGATTCCTTTAGCAGTAGTAATTCCATTAATTCAAGATGGAGATATTAGAGCATTACAAGTGAGATTTTTAAGTAGCCAAATGAAACCCAAGTATTTGAATTATGCCATTGGAGATAAACCAATGGTGAAGTCCGAGATGATATTTAATATTGATTCTGTTATTAAGGGTGTTAGTAAGTTATATATAATGGAAGGTGTCTTTGATGTAATGAAATCGGGTATCTGGAATGGTGTTTGTACTTTTGGAAAAATAATTTCATCTGCGCAGTTAGTAATAATTAATAAGATACCTAAAGAAAAACTCGTGTTATCATTTGATTTCGATGTTAAAATAAAAGAAATCATCGAATCAATTAAATCGTTGGAATCATTTGGAACCGTTTTTATTAAGAAAATTCCTGAAGGAAAGGATCCTGGAGATTTCGATCCCGATGCATTCGAACTACTGCCTGAAATTACAACACAAGAATATATGTTGGGGGTGCTCTAATGATCGCGATTATTGAAAAGGGAGTGTTAGGAAATCGGGATGGTGATCCGATCTATTCGATCGTCATTGATGACGAGACGGATACTGAAGTTAACTTTATGACGCAAATGCAAATCGATGGAACGTTATCAGATTTGGAAGAGGAGTTTGATTTTAATCCTGATCTGATTAAAGCATTGGAACGACTTCCAATTTATGGAAGTCTAGAAGTGCAAATTAAACTCGAATTGGATAACGTAAGATGACACCAAGAATAAGATTCCTAATCCACGAGTTCGCGAAGGCATTCCGCGATGGTCAAGATCCATTTAAGGATGACTTCCTTCACGCAAAGAAGGTTAATTCAGCTGAACTAGTTGCACTAAGAGAGTTCGCGGGAAATGTCTTTATGATTTATTTGAAACAATCAGGAGGCGTACCCGATGAGTCTGCCTAAAATGGCCTTTGAGGTTCCGAAGAAGAATCTCGCATTTGGAAGACAGTATGCAGATTACTTATTCGTCCTTGCACATTTAATGCACATTCAAGAATACCGAAGTGAAGTGTATTCGTGTCAAGATGCGGGAATGGATATCTATCTGGATAACTCTGCCTTTGAACTCAAAGAGTCGGTGAGCTTAGATTCTTATATTGGATTGATTCTCGAATTAAATCCAACAGTAGTTATCGTTCCTGATGCTATTGGTGATCTCGTTAAGACTCTAAAATTGACTCGACAGTTCTATGAAGGGGTTCCCGAACGATTCTTTCAAAAGTATAAGTTTATGATTGTACTTCAAGGGCAAGATAATCGAGAGAGAATGAAATGCTTTCATATCATTCGTTCTTTTGGTTATCCGTTTCATTTTGTTGGACTTCCAAGACATGCATGTCCAAATCGAGTTGAACTACTAAATGCGGTGAAGAGGTTCACAGGAAAGAAACCAATTCACTTCCTCGGGCTTCCAGATCCAAAAGAATTGAAGGGGATTGGAAATGCAATCGACTCGTTAGACACTTCTTGGGTTTCTAAGTATTCAATTGGTAAAGGTGCCAATGACTATTTAGACTTTGAGAATGATGAAATTAACGAGCAAAAATTTGTTGAAGGTTATAATATAATAAAAAACAGCTTCTGAAAGGGAAGTTTTATGTCAACGATTCCAGATTATGTAAAGAACCTGCTTCTGCAGAGTTCTCCTAACGCTATTGTACCTCCGCAAAAACCTGTAAGACCATTTAATGGATTAGCCTTTGTAGGCATTGCTCCAGGCTCAGATGAAGTTGAGCAAGGTCAAGTCTTCTGCGGCCCTTCTGGGCAGATCTTAAATAAGGCTCTTTACTTTTCTGGTATTGATAGAACTGAATGTTGGGTTGGAAATTTAATTCCTTGTAAACTCCCGGGTAATAGAACTCCATCGAAAGGTGAAGTTATGTTATTTCGTGGGCAGTTAATTCAAGCGTTGAAAGAAATTCAACCTAAAGTTATTGTCACGATGGGAGCTGAACCAACTAGAGCATTCTTTCCTGAGACTGATATTCAAATAATGACGATGCGATCTCACGTCTTAGAATGTCCAGAACTTCCTGGCGTTCAAATAATGCCAACAATTCATCCCTCGTATATCCTTCGCCAAAGTCTTTCTTTAGCAGCACTGTTAATAAACGACTTAATGATCTCAAAAGAGTTGTTACAAGGTAAGCCAAGATATCGTCCTTGGACTTATGAGTTTATTACAAGTCTTGAACAACTTGATTCTATCCTTACTGCGAATAAAGGAACATTAATGTTCCTTGATACGGAAGCTACAAGTACTAATCCGCATCAAGCTGAACTCTTCATGATTAGTTTTTGCTTTGCGGATAATATCGATAAGGGTTATTGCATTCATACTCCATCATTATATTACGATGGTTTAATGGGACCAGAAGAATTACTTGATGGAACAAGTCATCTAACACCAAGAGAAAAAGCTCTTGAGGTTTTCAAGAGACATAATTTCCAAACTGGAGTCTTTAACATGTTATATGACTATGTGTTATTGCAACGGTTTGGATATTCACCTGATGTCTATGTTGATCCAATGTATGCGTTTACGCTGATCGATGAGAACTGTCCTAAGAGCTTATCTAATCTTGGAAGCTTCTTCAGCGGTATTGGTCCATACACGATGGACTATACGTCGGTAGATATCGATCAATGGATTCCTTATGCAGCATGTGACGCTGTGAACTCAGCTCGAGTTTGGGAAGCAACGAAAAAACACTTTGAAGAACTCCCAAAGAAAAATCTACTGTTCAAATATTTAATGCCGTTGCTCAGAACCTTGGCGAAAGTTTCAATTAATGGTCTTGGAGTTAATCTTGAAAAGCTAGGAGAGGTTGACAAACATCTCTCGAGAGAGATTGGCAGTAAAGTTCATATGATGCAGCAAGCCGTTGGCTTTAGTTTCAATCATCGATCTAGTGATCAGCTCGCGAAGGTTTTTCAAAAGTTAGGAATTCCAATTCGTGGAAAGACTAAGACCGGTAAGCCGAGTTTTAATAAAGAGGTATTAAGTGGCTTATCAGAAAGATACCCATTCGTACAAACGCTCTTAGAAGTTAAGTCGATGGAGAAAATGCACTCTTCTTATGTGAAGAATATTCAGAACTATGTTGATTCTAATAATCGTGTTCATACGAACTTCGATATTAAGAAGACGGGTAGATTATCTGCAACTGAGCCAGCGTTACAGACTCTACCACGTAAGTCCATTATCTTGGAATTGTTCGCCGCGAAACCAAATCATACTTTAATTAAGTGTGACTTTAGCGCCGCTGAGTTGAGATGGATGGGATTCTTATCAGGTCAACACGAATGGTTAGATCCTACGATCGATATTCACGTGAACAATGCATCGTTCTTCTTTAAGGTTCCTCGTGAATCGGTTTCAAGTGAGATGAGAACGAAAGTAAAGTTTATTGCGTTTGGTAAAATTTATGGTTCGTCTGATTCTCTTCTCGCGAAGCAATTAAAAACATCTGAACATGAGGCGAAGAAGTTAAACGAAATATTCTTTAAGACCTTTCCTAAAGTCTATGAGTATATGGTTCGTACTGAGGAAAAGGTTAATGAGATTGGCACACTCCAAAACTGGTATGGTCTTGAAAGGCATTTCTTCTTTGATATGCAATTTGGCGCACCTGGTGATAGAGCTAGGGCGGTTCGTGAAGGATATAATTTTGGACCACAATCAACGGTAGCAATGTGGACGAATATGTCTTTGATGAAGGTACATAATTGGTTGGAAAAGAATATGCCCGAAGCGAAAGTCGTTCTCCAGATTCATGATGCTATAATCGTTGAATGTCCGAATGATTTGTTACCTAAAGCTATTAACGCGATCTGGCAAATTCTACGTAGACCAATCTGTAAGAAGACTGGATTCTTTCTCCCGGTTGATACTTCAATTGGTCCTGATCTCTTACATCAGGAGCTGATCATTCCCTTTTATGTACAAAATTTAGAAGAGATCGGAGGAGGCTTACAAAAGGCGTCATGAGATTAATTCTGGCAGTACTGTTACTGACACTTTTTAGCGGATGTACAACAGTCGCTTTACTGACTGTCGATCTATACGATGGATGCCGAGTACAATATGTTGTCGGAAAAGTTTCAAGTCCTTTTAGAACTGGAATGATTTGGTGCGATCGTTGGTATTACGATTCAGCAACACAGAAGTCGGCGCTCGTTCGATCTGATGCAACCAGAACAGATAGCGAAAAACCAAGTCTTCCAACAATTCCGGTGATACCTTTTTAAAGGATTGATTATGTTATCCGAACTTCATCGAATCTATGAAACGTGTTTCGCGTTAATCCTGGCGTCACATAATGCAAATATACTTATTACGCTTTTGAATTCGTTTTTTAATTTCGCTAACTTTATCATTACCATCGCGATAATCACATCGATCATTCGTTTTCATAGGAAGTCGGCAGTACGTGATGCGGATAAGGTTCATCGTATTGAAGAATTTAAAAGGATTGATTTCGAGAAACTAAGCAATATTTCGACGCAGTTGAATCGCATCGAAGATTATGTTAAAACTCGATATCCAGAAGATGAGAAGGAACTATGATAAATTTCGATGCTATACAATGGACGATACAATGGTGGACTAGCGTTGAAGCTTTACCTGCTAGGTCTATTGTAACCTTAGTTAATATGGGATTGAGTCTCGTCAATCTCTTAGTTATTATTTCCGTTATCATTACAATGAGGAAGTTTCGAAAAAGAGTTTCTGTACAAGATGCTAGTAGAATTGCATACCTTGAAGAGTTTAAAGTTTATGTGAAAAACTTTTTTACAAAGCTTGACTCCATGGCAGAACAGCTTGATCGAATCGAAAATAGACAGAGAGGTCAAAAATGTGGGTGCGGCTCGGAGAATGCAGAAGATGCGGACAATGCTGTCACTTAAAGAACTTATTAAAATCTTCTGTGCATCAAAGTGGAACACAATGTAGTCATCCTGATGCTGTCTGTAAACATCTTAAAATAGGTGTAGAGGGCGAAGAAGCTACATGTCTTATTTTTGGAAAACCAAATAGACCAATTGCATGTTCGCTACATCCTAGCAGTCCAGATTCGTTGACTCCGGGGTGCAGTTATACTTTTGTCTGGGTAATCGGGAGTTAAGACGTTATGACTACCTGCACTAGTTGTAGGAGATGCGTTTTTATTGTGGATGCTTGGACTACAGATGGTCAAAATACTTTATGTGAGAGAGCATTCACGTCTTGACAAAGACGATCAAATAAAAAAAACGTTTAAGGAATAAAATATGTTCACAATCAAACGCCGCGCTTCATTTGAGTATGCTCATCGCCTTTTAAACCATCCAGCTTTATGTCAGTACTTGCATGGTCATTCAGGGCATGCTGAAGTTGAAATTATGTCTAACGCCTTAGACGATCAGGGAATGGTGGAAGACTTTTCTGTATTGAAGAAAGCTATGAACGCCGTTCTTGATCAATGGGATCACGCAACTTTATTGCAAGCGACCGATCCATTAAAACCAATCTTCGATCTACACAATCAAAGAGTTTATACGTTCGAAGAGCCTCCTACTGCCGAAGTAATGTCAAGGACGCTTTTCAATAAACTACAAGATTTCTTTCCTGGTCGTGTGAAGAGAGTGACAATAAGTGAGACAGAGAACAATCAAGCGACTTTCGAGAGAGGAATTGATTCATGATCACTCAGGCAGAAATAATTGAAGTTCTCAAGATGCAATCGATCTTGAATGGTTCAATCTGTTTACTTATTGCATTGATAGGTCTTGCTGGATTGCTCGGCGCCTATACGATCATCAGAAATGGATTGCAGGTGGATGATGCGGACTCGAAACGATGGATGACTTCCTTGGGCATTACTTTAGGAATTATCTCCTTAGCAGGTTTCTGTGTCTTCTTTTGGATGGGATTAACTCGCGTAGCTAATCCTGGAATGGCAGCGATTGACTTTATCGTTCGTACAGCTCAAGGCAAGTTGTTCTAAAGATTTGGAGAGCGACCTCCTGCCGGTACAAGCGAGCCCGCCGGTTACTTTGACTCCCACTTCACGAGTGTTCAAGGCTCTCCAAAAATTCCCATGACCAACACTCGTGAAGGGGCTCGCACTTAACTATGGCCACATTCGTTGAATTATATTTAGATGGTAAAGTTGAATTAGAAGACATCGATCGGTTCATCGAAGTGTGGTATTCGGATCGTCTTGAAGAAAGATCACTCCATGAATTTTTAGGATTGACAGAGAAAGAGTACGACCAATGGGTAGAAAACCCGAACGTATTTCGAGTACTAAGAGCTGTAAACCCGGAACAACAGCCAAGGCACAAAAGAAGCGCATCAAAGTAAGTTCTGCTAAAGCTAAGGGTAGAAATCTGCAGCATTGGGCTTGTCAGAAGATTAGTGATCTTACTGGACTACCGTGGGGGAAAGACGAACATATTGCATCCCGTGAAGGTGGTCAATCAGGCGTTGATGTTAAGTTAATTGGTAAAGCGAGAAAGTTATTTCCATTTAGCGTGGAATGTAAGAATCATAAGACGTGGCGTATAAAAGAATGGATCGAACAAGCTATTTCAAATTGTATGCCAGAAACTTACTGGTTGCTTATTTTGAGAAAGTCAGATAAAATTAAAAAGAATAGAATTGAAAATATTGTAGTCATGGATGCAAACGATTTTTTCGAATTGATTTCTCGCCTCGGGGGTTTTGAGGATAAGTAATGAGTTTATCTGAACCGATTATTACACTCGATCACTCAAATAAACATAGAGTCTATATTTATTCAAGAAACGCGAGCGATGGGATGGAAAGTATTTCTAGATTTAAAAACGCATGAAACCCAATCCACTACAATTCAAGTTATAGATTGGGTAGGGAAAAGTAGAATAGATTTAATGACAGTCGTATATACTCCTGAAACAAGAATAAATATTAAGCACAAGAGATATGCCAAAGAACTCGCAGTTAAAACATTAACGACCTCATCAATGATAGAAGAGAAATCATTTAAGAATCGGGTATCGAAAGTCCACGCAGCTAATTTTGATGGCATCGTTTGTCCAGCAATTGCTGCATTGTAGACAAGAGAAGTTTTTCCTGGCGCTACTTGAAGAAAATCCACGATCGAAATATTCTACTGAACAGCTAAAATTTCATCTCGACAGGCTGCAAAAAGGACATCGCACATGGAAAATTCAACCGAAGTTCTAATGGGCTTTGATGCAAAGTCAGCTTTGGCGGAGATTCGCGCGGACGAGAAACCAAGACGTGGGAGAAAGAAAGGAAGTCGAAATAAACGCGAGACGAAGTTTTCAAGTGATGCAAACGAAACAAAGAGAGAGTTAATCAGGAAGATCGAACTAATCTACAAACAGTTTTCGTTTGAACGTAGTGAAGAGTCTCCATTAACTAATTTCTCCGAAAGAGATTTGCAGGTTCACTTTAATCGTTTACAATGGGGTCAGAATTCTATAACAAAAGGTGTATGCGTTCTCGAACCTGAGCAGATACCTGAGAATGGATTCTACTGTAATTGTCCTCCATTCCATAAAATCTGGACTAATGCATTTTACTGTCAAATGAGAATTGTATATCCAAGTCTCTATCCTGGATGTACTTCATGCGAGAGGTGGAGGGAACATGAAGAAGATAGTTCCAGTGCCTGATGGTTTTTCGGTTGATATCCCAGATTTTAATCTGGTGTTCAATGTATCACCATTTCCAGTTATCAAACCCGTTGTACTAACTGAAACTCCCTACGAAGTAGAAGATCACTTAGTATGGGTTCATATGAATAATAAACTTTACGGACTCTTTGATCGTAAAGTGTTAAATAAACATCGCTGCCCTACTTGTGGACAAGAGTGGCATTATGAAGGAGAGATATCGTGAAACCAGTAATCGTTGATGATGCTCGTGACTTGCCCGAGGCATGGATGAATCTTCTCAGAGCAATCTTTACACAAGGAAGAGAATATGAAGTTATCGAAGGCTCTCGTGCGGGGGAACGTCGCAAAACTATTGACGGTCTTGGATATATTGTGCATCCGGATCATCGTCCTCTCGCACCGATGCCTAGGGCTGGGCTCGCAACGCCAACTTCTATTGACGGCATCCAAGAATATTTCAACGATTATCTCGTTCGAGAAGATGGACCTCCAGGGTCAAAAGCTCATTACGTCTATGGTAAATGGATCGCTCCCATGATTGAATGGTCTGCCAAATATCTTGCAAATTGGGGACCTGGTCAAGCTCATTGTTGTATTAGAGTAGGAGATGCTTGTGATGCAAAGCAGTACGATACTGACTATAAGGTTCAGTGTCCTTGGTGTATTGAAGCTAAACCAAATCCAGAGTGCATGCTTTGCAGGGGAACTGGTTTTATGAAAGATGAGACCAAACGAATTACGACTCCATGTTTGGTGAATATGTCATTGCAAATCGTTCCACATACTGATGGAAACTTTTATCTCAAGCATCATATCACTTATCGTTCATGGGATGCCTTTAATGGTTGGCCTGAGAATATGGGTGGATTTCAATTAGTTAAAGAAACTATCTATGATTTGATGCATCAATTCGAGCCCTTTGAGTGGTTGCCCAAAAACGCTAAGTTTCTCAACGGTCCTGCTACATGGAGATGTTGGGATGTGCATGTATACTCTGCGGATTATGATGCTGCCAAAGCTTGGATTGGAATGTAGAGTTTCTGAAGAATTACGACAAGATAACTAAGAGAGGACCGCATGACTGTCGAACTTGTTAAAGCTTACTTAAAGCGCCACATACACTTTGGAGAGTTTGAATTACACTCGGGAGTAGTGACAAATTACTATATCGATATCCGTCCTCTCTTTCTCGATTCCTTGATCACTTATGACACTGCAATGATGATGTTTACAAAGTTGAATCCTGATATTCAATTCATCGCTGGAGTCGAAAAAAGCGGTTTCATTATCGTTCCAAGTTTGATCGCGATTTGTCATCATCGTCCTTTGAAGGGAGTTCTTGTTCGTAAGATTCCAAAGATGCATGGACTCTGTCGAATGGTCGAAGGAGATAGAATTCCTCTAGGAAGTAAGATGGCAATCGTAGATGATATCATTACAACTGGTGCATCGCTAAGGTTTGCTACTAGAGCAGTTGAAGAAGAGTATGGCGCTGAGGTTGTACAGTGGCTTACTTTAGTCGATAGAACTGAAGGAAAGGTTAAGACGCCCGTTCCATTAGTATCAGTATTTAAGGCTGAGGACTTATTGGCAAGCTAATGGCTTATGCTAAAGATTATCGGTTGTTGAGGGCTTATTCCCTTGTACGAAATGGTCAACAATTTTTTGTGTATGTTGATCAATACGATGAGTTTGATGAGTGGTGTTTGGAGGAGTTTGACTTTCAAGATGATGTTGAAGTTATTGAGTCGGACGATAGTCTCACAAAGTTTTTCAATGAATGCAAAATAGGGTTTGAGTGCTAATGAACTATCAGGATTTACCTCAGGAGTTAAGATACACTTTTACAGAGATGGAAAAGAGGGGTGGAGGTATTTGTCCTTACTGTCATGGAAAAGCAATTGTTGGTGAAGGTGGAAAAGTCTATTGTAGTCAAGAGTCTTGTAGCCACGTCATGCAACAAAATGGTGAACAATAAAGGTTACTTCTAACAAATTAGGAGTCGGATACTTCCACGGAGGATGACTTCTAATGAAAAATGTAAGATTTGGTTGGCGTCGGGATCTTCCCGACTTTCGTGATTATCGAGTTGATCATCCCGAAATTCTTAAAACTCTTCAAGATACGAATACTCCCTGTCCAGTTCAGAATGCCGATTCAACATCGGCTATTACTAAAGTAGATCTTCGTAAGTGGTGTTCGCCGATTGAAGATCAAGGTGATCTCGGATCCTGTACAGCAAACGCTGGAGTTGGTCTCGTCGAATTTTTCGAACGCAAAGCTTCTAATAATCAAAAGTATATCAACCTTTCAAGATTGTTTCTTTATAAGGTGACTCGTACTTTCGGAAACATTAAAGGTGATAACGGCGCATCTTTGAGAGAAACTCTCGGTGCGTTGGTTTTGTTTGGGGTTCCACCTGAAGACTATTGGACCTATGATATCAGTAAGTTCGATGACGAGCCGTCAGCATTTTGTTACGCCTTTGCGCAAAACTTTAAGTCTATTAAGTACTTACGATTGGATGCTGCGGACAAGACACAGACATCAACGCTCACGAACGTTAAGGCTTATTTGAAAGCCGGGTTTCCCAGTATCTTCGGGTTCTCGGTTTATAAGAGCATTGACGATGCAGATACAACTGGGAAGATTCCTTTTCCTGCATCGCAAGAAAGCTTCATGGGTGGTCATGCTGTCATGGCAGTTGGTTATGACGATACAATGGTTATTACCAATCCGCGTGATAAGACCGCTCGCACGGGAGCTTTGATCATCCGGAATTCTTGGGGAACTACTTGGGGTGAAAAAGGTTATGGATATCTTCCATATGATTATATCCTCCAAGGGCTTGCTGATGACTTCTGGACAGTACTCAGCCAAAGCTGGGTTGACATTACTCAGTTTGCTGGCTAAGAGAGGTGATTGATGATTAAAGAGTGGATGGGTTTTATTATTGCTTGTATCACAATGGTAGGTGGTTTCTACGCCCTAGTCTACCTACCAGATGCAAAAGTTGGTGTTGTGACTCCACTCATGACTTTCATTCTTGGCTACTACTTTGGTAGTTCACCAGGTTCTCATAATAAAGATCAAACAATTAGTAATCTCGCGATGACTCATTTGAAACAAGTTCCAATGCTCACAAAGCCTCACCCGAATTGTGATCCTGATCTGGAAGAGAAACCGGAGCTACCGACATCATGATGAAGTGGAATTGGCATGAGAAACATTCCGCTGGATTAACCTTTGGGCAACGTTTCGCAGATAAGACTGCACAGTTAATGGGCTCATGGGCTTTTATAATTGTGCAGTCTATTTTTGTGATTGGTTGGATGTCATTAAATTTCGTTGCGTGGATTGTGAAGTGGGATCCTTATCCGTTTATCTTGTTGAATCTCGTCTTCTCTATACAGGCAGCCTATGCAGCTCCAATAATCATGATGGCGCAGAATCGTCAGAATGAACGTGATCGAGTTCAAGCGGAAGCTGACTACGCTACAGATCAAAGAGTTGACCAGGAAGTTGGTGAAATACAGAAAACTTTAATGGAAGTGAAGCAAATTGTTGAGTCAATAGAAAAAAAGATAACTCCTCAATAATGAAACTAGTTTGCGTAACCGCCATATGCGGAGGATACGATAAGATAATAGATGTACATCCTCGTTCTGATGATGTGCAATATATTTGTTTTACTGATAATCCTGATCTTAAATCTGACCTGTGGGAGATACGTCCTGCCTTTAATGGTTTTGCTGGAAGGTGGGATGCTAATATTCGAAATGCAAAACATCATAAAGTAATGATCCATGCCTGGGTTGATTGTGAGATTAGTTTATGGCTAGACTCTAATATAACGCTGTTTAAGCCGCCGACCCAATTAGTTGAACAGTACCTGCAAGACTGCGACATTTGTACTTTTACTCATTGGGGAAGGCAATGCATTTATCAAGAAGCGGATACGTGCTCTCAACTAGGTTTAGACGATCCTGAAATCATTCGAAAGCAAATGGAAAAGTATCGCATCGAAGGTTATCCAGAAATGAATGGTCTTAATGCGGGTGGATTTATTTTAAGAAGACATACCAAAGAAGTAGCTGAGTTCAATCGCTTTTGGTGGGATCAAATTAATCAGTATTCCAAACGAGATCAATTGAGTTTAAATTATTGTATTTGGAAAACTGGAATTAAGATGGGAACCTTCTGCCCATATCCTGGAAATGATTTCATGGGAATCAGAGTACACGGCACGTGAAAATTTTAATCCTCGCTGATATTCCTGGATGGATCGTAGATCGTATTACGGATCGTATGATTGAAGGAATCGATTTTCAATTTACGAAAGAGTATTACGCGAGCATTCCGTCTGAGCGTCTTGTAGAGTTAGCGAATCAACATGACCTTGTTCACTATAATAATTGGGATATTCAATATCACTTGAACGTTCTCGATCAAATAAAAGTACCATTCTTGATGTCTATTCGTTCTTTTAGATATCCCCCTTACGTTAGAGACTTAGCAAGTAAACTTCATATTCATGTAATCCATATGGCTCTAAAGGATGTTTTTATAGACTCGCATTATATTCCAGATGGAATCTTCGATCAGTTTATTCCAGATCACGATTTCGTAGTGGGCTATGCGGGAAAGCCAAGTGACTATAAAGGCTTTCCAATGATTGTTCAAGCGTGTTCTGAACTTGGAGTAAAGTTTAAACCCGCCACTGGCGATATTAAAGCTGAAGACATGTACGACTATTATAAATCAATTGACCTTCTGGTATCCGCTTCGTATGCAGAAGGCTTCTGCGCTCCAGTAATGGAATGCTTAGCAATGAATAAGCCAGTGATAACAACTGATGTTGGCGCAGCGAGGTTTTTAAACGTACACAAGATTGAAAGATCGGTTGAAGGAATTAAACAAGGTATTCAAAAATTTTATACGCGAGACCAAGTAATACCAAAATTTGCGTGGTCAAATATTTGTGATCAGTTCAAAAATCTCTATATTGAATTAAAGGACAGAGCATTAAATAGACTTTAGAAACGAGAAACCGATTGTAGCGGAAAGAGTTACTCAAATTTCTGCCAAGATTCGCGATGAATTATATGTGTAATCTATTTGTGAAAGACTTGGAACTTGGTTCACTACTTGTATAGGAAGGAGAGATAATGATCATTCGCAATGATGACGTATCGGTTGATACTCAGATGTCAGACTTTTATAAGTTTTGTGAAATCTGTGACCGACGTGGATTTAAAATTCTTCAAGGAATAACCATTTGTGGAGAGACTCATAAGATTGATTATCGAATGGATAACAATCAAATTAAGTCTCTCGGCTCCGGTCGTCAGATCTTTGAGCATACTGAACTTATCGATTACCTAGTACAGCGGAATGATTTAATCGCTGTTCATGGATTATGGCATACTCACGAGGTAACCGAGAAAGAAATCGAGTCAGCTAAGCGAATGTTAACAAGGGTATTAAAACCAACATACTTTATACCTCCTTTTAATGAGGGCGATTATCCAAATGAAATATGTGGATTGCAAGTTTCGTCGAAAGACGCTCAAAATATTGAACACTATTTTCAAACCACAGATATTCCAACAACTGAAATCGCTTATACCCATTTTTGGAGATATGGAAGATGGTATCCTTGGGAGACTCTGGAAAAAACCTTAGATCGTATTGTCGAGAAGATGATCCAGAGTTAGACTTCAAGACTGTTCAACCTGAAGCGGTTGGATTAGATCCCACAGAATGTTTTCGTTCATCACCTTCCGGCGATGAATTTCTTAGACATTTTATCCAGTCTCTAAATATCACTGATCAAGATTCGATCTTAGATATTGGATGTGGAAAAGGAAGTGCGATGTGTATTATGCGTGAATTTCCTTTTGCACGAATAATGGGAGTAGAGATTTCCGAACAACTTGCTGAGATCGCAAAACATAATTTCGAGACTTTACATTCCAAAAGATGTATCGTCCACGTTGGTAATGCAGCGAGGTTTTCATTGTATAACTTATTTAATTACTACTATCTATACAATCCATTTCCATGTCATGTAATGACACAAGTTATAACAAAGATTAATCAGACTACCGCAATGTCAAGTCGTGAACGTTTCATCATCTATAATAATCCGGTGTGCCATGATGAAATCATAAAAGGAGGTTGGTTTAAAATTAAGGAAGTTCCAACTAAATGGAGCTTGCGAATTTTTATTTATTCCAACAGGAGCCCGAAATGATTGTTTCAACGGATGAAGCACTTGAACTAATGAAGGAGAAGGATCTACAACCGGTGAGTGACATTTGGCACTACTCGTTTAATATCGAGCAGTACTATGAGTACTTCGACTTCTTACAAGATGATCATGCTTCATTTTTAATTGCGCCAAAGAAGTTACACCAGTGGGCGCCATTACCCATTTTTACTAATAAGCCGGATGATGAAAATTTAACTCGAGCTTGGAAAGGAACGAATCGATTTTGGTTTTGCAGGCTCACAACATTTGACGATTTTTTAAATCGTCGCAGTACTATGAGTCGAATGCCGCGAAAGCATTTTCCCACTTTGCAAACTTTCCCAAAGAAGGATGCTTACTTGCAAGGCAAGTTATCAATTGAATTTCTTGACATCCCGACTTTTCAAGAAATTTATGACAATTTAAAAAGGGAAGAACACATCAGTGGTAAAGAGGTTTTGGATTCTCTTTTTCGATCAAACATTGGTACTCCTCATGACTGGTTCAAGATGATGACATTGGAAGTCAAGAAAAGTATCGTGGGGGTGGGTCTTCTAGTCGATGACGGTCGTAGTCAATCTTTAATCAACTTAGCTACCATAATTGATTTAAATCGGTATGGCTTATATATGTTAACCTTGTGGATTAAAGAATGCTGCGCGGTACGATATAAATCCGTTGATGCAGGAATCAGTGGCACATACGGAATCTATAAAGATCAAATCTTTATAGATTCCGTATTCGAAAGATTGCCGTACAAAATAAACCTTTGAGGTGACTGTAAATGGATAGATGGGATTTAATTAACTATTTAATCGAAACTTTTGGGTACAAAACTTATCTGGAGATTGGAGTCTACGATCCCAAAAATAATTTCGATAAGATTAAAGCTGAAGTGAAACATGGAGTAGATCCTGACCCAGCAGGACCTGTCTCCCACAAAATGAAAGCCGATGACTTCTTCGCTCAGAATAAGGATAAGTATGATCTTATCTTTATTGATGGATTTCATGTAGATGAGCAGGTGTGTAAAGACGTTGCGAACTCTCTCGCAAGTCTAACTCCTAACGGAATGATTGTTCTTCACGATTGTAATCCACTCGAGAAGGATCACCAGGAAGTTCCTGCTGTAACAACTTATTGGGTAGGAACAGTTTGGAAAGCTTTCACTAGGTTCCTCACTCAGCTCCCACCTGACATCGAAATGTTTGTCGTGGATATTGACACTGGAATTGGAATAATGAAAGCGACAGGGAAGGGGACGCGATTAGATCCAATTCCTGAGCAGGAATTAACGTTCGAAAATCTCGAACTTAACCGCGCGAGTTGGTTAAACCTTAAAACGTTTGATGAGTTTCTCGCTTGGGTGAAAGCTCAAGTCCCAACTCCCACGCCAAAGAAATCAACTAAGGCTGTAACTGAGTCTGAAACTCAATCTATGAAGCTTGATCAAAAAGAAGCTAATGCGCAAACATTGATTGAGCCAGAGGTTGAAACTGACAAATTATCAAAAAGTAAAGGAGGAATAAACTAAATGCGTAATAAGATTTTCACATTCTTGGCCGTACTTGGTCTCGTGTTGACCATTGGTGTAGGCTGCGCGAACTTTAAGAGCAAAATTTGTGGTAATGGTCCTGATGTAGCAATCAGCCTTCAAAACACAGTGAATACTCTTAAAGCGACCGCAGATGAGCTCAACGCGATTCTTCAGAAGGGCTACGACGCTCAGATCGCTCTTGCTTACTCTATTGCTAAGACCGCACTAACCGCCGCACAAGCACTTCTTGCACAGAATTGTCCCGATCCAAAAGATGTTGAAGCCGTTGCGACTACAACCACTGAAGAAGTACAGCCTAAAGCTTCAGCTGCTAAAATGCGCGCTGTTAAGCTCGGCCTAATTAAGTAACTACCTTATAACTCGAGGGGAGGAAAGCCTCCCCTCATCTCCTAACCCATGAATCTACCAGCTTTAATAACCGGTGACTTACACGTCGACTCTCGAAATCTTGACGTATTTAATGAGTGGTGTAAGTTCGTGAACTCCTTTAAGGAGTTTGAAACCCTTATAATCATTGGAGATTTATTCCACTCACCTGAATCGATCAAGTGGGATTGTCTTCTATCGGTGTTCGACTTCTTCGATAAGTTCGATCGCGAAGTCATTCTATTGTCAGGTAATCATGATCAAGTCTTTTACCGTGATGTTAGATCAACGATTAGTGTATTTAAGAGATATGCTTCAGTAATTGAAAAGCCTTGTAAGGTTGGTTTAACTTATTGGATTCCATCACGACCTGAAGAAGAGTTCATTAAACTCGTATCTGAGTATGCTCCAGAAAGAAAAGATGGAACTGTTTTATTTATGCATCAAATGATTCATGAGTTACGGCTTAATAATAAAGTTCCAGTTTCTTCTTCTATTAAGACTGAACACTTGGAACCATATGAATGGGTATTCAATGGACATTTACATAAACCGCAAGTAGTACCTCCTATTGTTAATGTTGGTACTCCATGGCAACATTCATTTGCTGAAGCTGGACAACAAAAGTTTATGTGGCTTTATGATGGTAAGGAAGCGAAGGCAATAGTATCGCCAATAAGAGAAAGGTTTATTGAGGGTACTATTGAAGAATTACTCGAAGCAGATTTAAAAGATAAAAATGTTAAAGTATACTTGAAACAACAAGACAATTTAGATATAATAGTAAAAGCATTACAAGAAAAAGGTGCAAAGAGTTGGGTTTTGAAACCGATTGAAATGAGGATAAGTAGGGTAGACGCTTCAGAGGTGCACGCTTCACTTCAATCGTATATCATTAATTATTCAAGAGTTCAAAATCTAGATCCTGATGTTGAGGCGTTAGGTGCTCACTTCTTGGCGGGGCAATGAAATCAATTCGTGATATCGATATAACAACCAAAGAAGGAAAGCTATTAATTATAACACTTTGTACTTGTCTGGGTTATATAAGCAAAACCCTCAATGAAGTTCTTGTCGAGATGGTTGAACTCGCGAAGCTGGCTTTCAAAGATGAAAATTAAGTTCCTCTATGTAAGCGCTCAATACTTCCGCTCGTTTAAATCCTTTCATTTAGATTTACAAGCCGGAGGTATATCATTAGTACAAGGTGAGTTACTCGGAGACTTAGAGTCTGTTGAATCAAACGGTTCTGGTAAGTCATCCTTATTCTCAGCGATCTCATGGGCGTTATATGGGAGGCTCCCGCACATTAGTGGTAAAGATGTTACTGGAGATGACGTAATTTCTTGGGGCACCAATAAAGGATGTTACGTTAAAGTAGCATTTAAAATTGGTGATGATACTTATGAAGTTATAAGATTCCGTCAAGATCCAACTTATGGTAATAAAGTTCGAATTTGGCTTGGTGAAGATGAAAAGACTTTAGCATCGAATCCTCAAACTCAAAAACTAATTGAAGAGATTGTTGGAATCTCACAAGATCTCTTTGCTCAATTAGTTTATATTACCGATGCCTCTATGAGGAACTCTTTCTCGTTTGAAACTGATGCTAATAGAAAAAAGATTCTCGTTGATGTTTTACCGCACTTGAGACAGTTTGGTCAGGCAAGAGATAGAGTAAAAGACGCTCACGATGTCTTTAACGAGAATCATAAGCGCTTAAATCAAGAGCTTGAAACTCTCAATCAGATGATCGAAGCACTTCCAGATATGGCGGAGAGTAAAAAACAAAGTGCGTTAATTAGCGAGAGAATTGCAAAGCTTGAAGATCAGAGGATTGATTTGCAATCCAAGTTGACTGACTGCGAGAATTTAATTCTTGATTGTACGAGAATTTTAAAAGAGCACGATTCCGCCTTAAAGGCAGCTTCAGAGTCTGAATCGTTGGCAAGAAAGAAGTATGAGATTGAACGCGAAAAGTATAATCAGAAGGTCGCGCAACGTAAAATGATCGAACGAGATTACACTCGTTGGTTAAACGCGAAGGATGAATGTCCGGAATGTAGTCAAAAAATTCCCTTGCAGTTAAAGCAGATTCAACGTTCACATCATAAGTGTCAACTCGACTTAGAGATCATGTGTGAAGAAGCTTACCATTTATCCTGTATTGCATCTGAAGAGTCGTTACGTAAAGCTGAACATGATAAGAATGAAGTTTCTTTTGCATTCAATCGAATTGGCCAGGAGAAGAGTTCGTATGAACAAGAACGTGAGAGAATCTTAAATGCGATCGCACAAATAAAACAAGAGAAGGCGAATCTCGAAAATATCCGAACTCACCTAGAAAGTGAATGTCAAACAGCTGCTGATCGTCGTCGTGCTCTTGATTCACGCGTGAGTGAAATTCAACGTCTTCTAGAAACTGTGGCAGTTTATATTGATCCATTAAAGTTTTGGTTGCAGGGATTTGGTCCTAAGGGTGTAATATCATTAGCATTAAAACAAACCTTAGACCTTTTAACTGAGAGAACGAACCATTGGTTGTATAGATTGTGGCATGAGGGAGCTTCAATCGTTGTAGGTTTTCCTCAAGAAGATATATCAAAGATTACGGTCGACTTCATTATCAACGGCAAATCAGTTAATATCATATCTTTAAGCTCGGGACAAACGAGAAGATTATGTCTCGCGCTATGCTTTGGACTTCGTGAAACGTTGCAATCATTGTCAGGGTGGCAAACAAATCTTTTAGTATTAGATGAAGTTTTTGATAGTCTCGATAATGCTGGTAGATTACAAGTTCTTGAAAAGATGCGTGAGATAAAAGATACTTCAATCTTTGTTATTTCACAATTTCCACACGTATCTGGTCCAATCGATCATATGATCAACGTCCAATACGATCATGGAGTTTCAAAAATTATATGAAACCGTTAATTTACTTGGCAGATCCTCATACGATTCCGGATCCCGTAGAGAATACTCGTCGTGTTATTCAGAAGGTTGAAGAACTAACAAAGCTCGGCTTCGCGGATGGAGTATTTAAGACGTTGTGATTTAATGTATCGAATGAAAGGAATGAGTCCAGGATCAGATAAAGAAGAGAAGCTGGCAATTGAATTAAACATTCCTATAATTTATGAGAGTGAGGAATATAAATGGATACAACAGCAAAACAAGATCTCGTAAGGAATATGTTAATCGCGATTGGTGAAGATCCAACTCGTGAAGGATTGTTAGATACTCCGAAGCGAGTCGTAAAAGCCTGGAATGAAATGTTTGCCGGATATAGAATGAAGCCGGAAGACATCGCTACCACATTTGATGCAGATGGGTACAATGAGTTAGTTCTTTTAAAAGGAATTGAATTCTACTCTACGTGCGTCGCAGGCTTTACAATGGTTGAAACTCCGAAAGGAAGGATGCCCTTATTTGCTTTGCGCTCAGGCGATTGGATTTATTCATTTAATGAACAACTCAAAACGTTTGAAGTTGAACGGTGCTTAAATCCTAGAGTGACTCAGAAGGATGTCGAAGTTTTAAGGGTTATTTCCGAAAAAGATACTTTATTGTGTACTCCAGATCATAAGTTTTTAACTTATGATGGTTGGGTTGAAGCTAAAGATTTGCGTCCTGGAACTAGAATTATCTCTGTATATGAAGATCCAATAAGAAGAGCCGCAATGTTTAAAAAAAGAAGTGAGTCGGTTGCTGTATCGTGGGAGGGAAGACGCGCCGATAAAAATCATAAAATTTTAGGTGTCGATTCTTTCCATGAAAAAATTGATGTTTGGTGCCTTGATGCACCTAAAAATCATAACTTTGTTGCGAATGGGATGGTCGTACACAATTGTGAACATCACATGTTAAGCTTTTCGGGGAAGGCACATGTTGGATATATTCCAAATGGAAAGATTATCGGGATCTCAAAGCTTGCGCGCATCCTCGACATCTTTGCCAAACGTTTGCAGATCCAAGAACGAATTGGTCAACAAGTAACTCGAGCAATTAACGATTTGCTTGATCCAGTCGGTTCTGCTTGTATCATCGAAGCACAACATCTATGTATGAGATGTCGAGGAGTTGAGAAGCAAGAGTCAGTAATGATCACGAGTAGCTTAACTGGAGTCTTTCTCGAACACTCCGATAGAGGATTAGCAGCTCGCGCAGAACTGATGAGTTTAATAAGAGGTTAAAAGGAAAAAAGTGGGTGTCTCCGGTATATGATTATGTCAACTTTTTGATGCAGCTTTTGCTCACTATACTTTTTCCCTTTTAATAGCATCTAAAACCATTGATAATTTATTTATCAATTGCAGGAATACTGAAACAAATGTAAAACACGGAAGTGAGGAAAGCGTTACTTCTATGACGAGGTCTGAGAAAATCGGACTTACTGCTCCACAAGTGGAGCTCCAGAAGCACAACCGAGAGATGCGCGTTAGCGTTAGGAACTCGTGATTAATGTATCTAAACGCTTTTCAATTTTTCTCCGTGCTTCCTTAAAAGGATTTAAATTGTAAGTTTGGGGTTACTTCGTGCATAGGAAAAAACCTTGATCACAATTTCTCCCAATCTTACAATTTAAAATAAAGGGTAGTGAGATTAGGCTTACTTCGCACATATGCTCATAACACGTCAGTGCTTAAACAAGCCTTTTCATTTTACTCCTACCTATTTTACCTAAGAGAGGTATAAACAAATGGCTGGACCTAAAGGCGGTAAAGGTGGCGGAGGTAAAGGTGGCGGAGGTAAAGGTGGCGGAGGTGGTAAAGCCTGTTAATAAGTTGTTATCCTTTTGTAGGGTCTGAATACCGGATGAATCCGGCTTTCTAAAAGCCCTCTGAAGCTGAGGGAGCATTCACTAGTGTGAGGTAGTGACGTTTAGGGTTACTTCGGTAAAGCAACTGTTCGAAAAAACAAAACCCTTTACACTTTTCTCCTCAATACTTCGCAGGATTTGAAATGGGTAACCTTAGTCATTGCTGTCCGTTTTGTGGAACTCCAGTTACGGTAGTTGGGCCTTGTGAGAAGTGTATGCCTAAATCACCCGAGCAGATTTTGCAAGGAGCTATAAGAGAAGATCCTATATTACAACAGAGTATCGTGGCAACAGAAGGTGATGAACTAAAGGATATTATTTTTAACTACGTCAACGCCCAGCCTGAGAAGCGGCTTCACCTTGATACAATCATTGCACGAATTAAAGGTGCTATGCCGAACGAGCACACAGGAAGTGTAAAACGCGCACTAAGATTTTTGCTTGATGAAGGGCGCGTAAAGCAAATTCAAGAAACTATAGTAATCAATTAGGAAGTGAGGAAACGGCTACTTCGACTAGGAACCGCCATTGTAGGTTCGAGTCCTACTCTCCCGATCATGGCGGGAGATGGTGAAATTGGTAATCACAGCGGAATAGAAAAACCGTTTTCATTTTTCTCCTAATGTAGTTGTGAGAGGTCTTACGAAACGAAAGCAATTATATTTATATTAAGTCTCGCCCTTTCTAGTATCATTTGGGTGGCAGTACGACTTCATTAACTTGATGCGGATTGGAGAAGCGGTCTATCTCGTTTGGTTCATAACCAAAAGATCACCGGTTCGAATCCGGTATCCGCTACCAAATTTTAAATTGGGAAGTGAGGGTTGAGTTACTTCGATCATTGGTGACCGTTAACACTCAACTCGGTTTTCTCCCAATTTTCTTTGAACGCTCTCCAGGTAGTGAGTTGAGATACTTCGACACTATTAATGCGGCTAAAAATATCCTGGCCCTGGGAATGCAGGGCTTGAGGCTGGATTCATCCAGCTCTCTAGAAGCCCTCTGCTTCAGCTGAGGGAGCATTCACCGTCGCTGAAAAGAAAGAAACGAAGCGCAAAGCGGCATTCGGAAATACCATGAGTAATTCCGCTCTCAAAGAACTTCTTTTGATACCACTGCTTCAGATCGGAATTCAAAAGCCAAAATTCGTAGAAGAGCAGCAAGATTTTTTGACTACTGTCGTTTACCTCTTAACAAATTTGATTTTGAAACGCTTTAAATCTAATTTTTGAGGAATATGAAAATGTTAGAAAGTACATTCTCCAACGAGCTTCAGGGTGAACAACCTAATTTCGCTCCCGCGGCACCCGTTCTTTCAGGCATCACTTTCGTGGGACGAGTGGCAAAGATTCAGGTTTCGTTGCCTATCGCTGATGCAGATGGTGGTGCTTTGACTGGATTGGCTGCGGTGAATGTGTTCTATAAGAACGCTACATTCGTTGGTTCCGATCCTGCAACTGAACGTGCGGCTGGAACTCCGATAGTTACAGTTGCAATTACTCCTGAGCAAGCTGGCCAAGTGGTCGAAGTGGATATACCAGATCTTGAGTTTGGAAAGGTTTACTTCTTCGCCGCAACATGTAACGATTAATCCTGCTTAAAGCAAGGCTCCAATGGAAAGCCCTTTTTCAAATCAAAAGCAGGCAATGATCGTTCTTATGCCTTGGCCTTGGTGTGTGATCTACGCCTGGATCATCAGATGGTGGCACAAGCTGAGGGAGCATTCACATTCTTCCTGGAGGTGCTGAAATGGCAAAATTCAACAGGAAAGTGTTATCACCAACATTAACAACTAACCTTGCAGGTGGTGAAGCTTATCAAGTGTCACCACAGTTGCAGTTCGTAACGACCCTGCTAACTTCATTCGCCGAAGACCAGTATTACCGGAAGGCAAGTGGAGCAGTCCGGACTGTTCGGTCTCTGATCGATCAGTTCCCGGATAAGTTGTTCGCGGCTAAGGCTGCGATCTTTGCTCGCAATGAGTTTGGAGTGAGATCCATTACTCACGTCGTTGCGGGTGAGATTGCCAATCGAGTTAAGGGAATCGGCTGGACCAAGCGGTTCTTCAATGCCGTTGTAAGGCGTCCGGATGACATCCTGGAAATTCTAGCTTATTACCTTGCAACTTATGGCAAGCCACTGCCAAACTCCTTGAAGAAAGGGTTGGCGGCTTCTTTCGACAAGTTCGACAAGTACCAGCTGGCAAAGTATCGCGGCGAGTCTCATAGCGTATCCCTCGTGGATGCGGTGAACTTAGTGCACCCAAAACCGGTTGCCAAGAACGCGGAAGCGTTACGACAGCTGGTTAAGGATGCCCTGAAGTCCACTGAGACTTGGGAAGCGAAGTTGACCACTGCTGGACAAGCGGCTCAAACCGAAGCGGAAAAGGAAGAGTTGAAGTCCCAAGCTTGGACTGAGTTGATTCGTGAGAAAAAGCTCGGGTACTTCGCGTTGCTCCGTAACCTACGGAACATCGCGCAGCAAGCTCCAGAGATTCTGGAAGATGCGCTGTCAATGCTGGTTGATCCGCAGCTCATCGAAAAGTCTTTGGTTCTTCCGTTCCGGTTTGGTACCGCATACAAGGAAATGGCTTTGGCTCGGAAGTCAGCCAGCACCAAAGCTGAAGTTTCCTTGTATGATAAAGTAGCGGGGGCTCTTGCAACGGCTGCTAGCATTTCTTTGAACAATGTGCCTAAGCTGCCTGGCAAAACCCTTGTGGCCTTAGATGTGTCGGGATCTATGGAAGGCAAACCTTTCGATATCGGATCCATGTTCGCTGTAGCTTTGGTAGGTGCGATGAAGGCGGATCTTATTATTTTCTCTAACTCCGCCAAGTACCTCAAACTGACCAAGACTGGAGATATCTTCGAGAACATCGATTACATCTACAAGCATTCCGACTTTGGCGGAACTGACTTTCACTCAGTCTTCAGAACCGCCAAACATGCGTACGATAGAATCATCATCCTGTCGGATATGCAGGCTTGGGTCGGGTATTATACACCAAAGGAAAGCGTGAAGGCCTTCAAGAAAGCCACTGGCGCCGATCCGCTAATCTACTCCTTTGACCTGCAGGGTTATGGGACTCTGCAATTTCCAGAGTCAAAGGTATTCGCGCTGGCTGGATGGAGCGATAAGGTGTTTGACATCATGAAGATTTTAGAAACTGATCGTCAAGCCCTCATCAACACCATCAATGCTGTAACCTTCTAGTCCTAACGGGTAGGAGATCTATGGGTCTCCTACCCGTTATTTTTTGCTCTAATTGAGGATCCAGACATGGAACCAGTGTTGAGATCGAAAGCGCGTAGAGTTTCAATACAAACTTTGAAGGAACGTGACCTTGAATGGAAGAAGCTTATGGATCAAAGTCATAGTTATGAATTAGATGAAGACTGCATTCGAGCTCACGTTTTAAACATGTTAGGACTTCTTAGTGAAGTCGATCTTCCTCAGGTACTTCATGCTCGAATTGTTTGGGAAGAGCTGCAGGAAGGTGCTACAGGTCAAGTTCATCCTAATGTTGCTGAAGCAAGAAAAAGAGTTGAGATTTTAAAGAAAGAGGTGGAATCTAGTGCAGATGAATCAATTTAGAAGATAGATGAATGGTGGAATCTACGTAATTCAAAACTTAATTAACCATCAAGTTTATATTGGTAATGTGGAATCGAAAGTATTTGGAGAGTGATGATGGAATTACTAGTTAAACTTCGTTATGAAGATTCAATCCCACCTTCAAAGAAACGTCGTGAAGATGCTGGGTGGGATTTATATTCTCAAAATGAAGTAACGTTAGCACCCGGAAGTACGGTTCCTTTAGACTGTGGAGTCTCTATTTGGGTGCCAGATGGATTTGCTGGGATTATCTTTCCTAGAAGTTCTTTTCGAAAACGCGGCTTGACCTGCCATAGCGTCTATGATCATGGGTATACTGGGTTGGTCCAACCGTTTATCACAAACGGGTCAAATCAGGCAATTTTAATTGAAAAGGGTGAAAGAGTTTTACAATTCCTTTTCATGCCCGTTTTGCTTGGTGGTCGAGTTCGAATCGTTGAAGACTTACCTGAATCCGATCGCGGTGAGAACGGAGTAGGATCTACAGGTAGGAAATAATCATGTTAGCAACAAATGGTCAATATATATTTAGTTTTGTGTGGTGGGTTTTTAGATTCATTACTTTAGCTGAAGTTGTGGCTATTGTTTATCTGTTTGCCTCGACTTGGAAGCTTAATAAGAGTATCGAAATTACCCAATCTATGATGGAAGAAATCATGGAGCTAAAGAAACAGCGCGAAGTTCACTCCGGCGAGATGCTGCGAATGGATCAAAAGTTTTCCGAACTTTACTCTAAACATAAAAGGAATCCCGAAAATGACTGATTCTGATTGCACACAACATCGTACTTGTACTGGATAGATCTGGATCGATATCAACCGTTAAGGATGACAGGTTGGCAGTTTTAATCAATTCCTCGAAGAGCAACAAAGTTACTCCAGGTAAAAGCGACAATGACGCTGGCTCAATTTGATAATGAATATGATATCATTTATGACTTCGTCCCGATTCAGCATATTGCTAAGAGAACAGAGAAGAACTTTAATGGCTAGATTGCTTGATGCTGTTGGTATGACGACTAAAGGTGTCGAACAGTATCTAAGAAATCTCCCCGAAAACCAAAGACCCTCAAAAGTTTTTGCGATTCTCACCAGCGGTCATGAAAATGATAGTCGCAAAAATTCCCCCGGTTAAGTTTCATGTTTTAATGGTAATGCCACGAAAGGAATGTTTGGAACGTGTCCTCATAAAATTGAAAAGGGAGTGATTGTCATGGCTGGAGAGATGTCTTGTATTGTCCTTTTAAGTGGTGGAATGGATAGTGCTACCTTACTCGCTAAAGCAATTAACGAGTTTGATAAAGTTAGCGCTCTCACTTTAATTTATGGTCAGAAGCATCGTCATGAATTAAAATGTGCAATGACTTTAACTAAGCACTTTAAAGTTCCCCACAAGGTCTTGGACGTATCGGTTATCAATTCGATTCTTCAAGGTTCGGCGTTAACTGATTCTAGAGTGTCTGTTCCAAAAGGGCACTACGAAGATGAATCAATGAAGATGACCGTAGTGCCCGCACGAAATACAATCCTTCTAAGCCTCGCGCTTGGTTGGTGTATCAGCTGTGGATTTAATACGGTTGCGTATGCTGCACATTCTGGAGATCATGCAATCTATCCCGATTGTCGTCCAGACTATATCGCCGCGATGCAAGACGTATTTAATAAAGCGCATTACTGGCCAATTAATCTATATGTACCTTTTATGCACATGGATAAAGGTTCAATCCTTGAAGTTGGATTTAAGTTGGGTGTTCCGTATGAACATACGTGGACTTGTTATGATCCACAGGGTGAAGAGCCCTTAGCATGTGGAACTTGTGGTAGTTGTACTGAAAGGCTTGAGGGATTCGCAAAGAATAAAGTGAAGGATCCCGTTCAATACGTGAAAAGGTAAAACTTATGATTGTCAAACTGATAGCTGCTCTTGAAGTTGATGATGAAGCTTTTCTTGGAATCGTTGCTGAACTAAAAGAAAAACTTAAAGCTGATGCGAAGATCATCGAGACGAATTCGGATCTTGAAACGCTCCCCGCTATCAGTCAGTATTGGTTAGCTCAGCGAGCTGATCTTGAATTCTTTAAAAGGCAAATCGAAAGAGACATTCGAATTGTCTCCGGTCCATTTCTAGCGAAGATTCAAAAATCGCATTATGTAACAAGTAAAATTCTTGAAGCAGCGTTGCAGGAAGATCAAGAGTATGCCAAATTAATGGATAAGCTGTCAAGAATAACTTATGTCTTGGACTTAATTAATTCGACTGTCACTAGCCTTTGGTTCAAACGCGATTCACTTGTGAACCTTTCTATCACTCAGAGAAAACAGCTGTCATTTGAACAGCGCGAGTACTAGAAATGGGTAGCGGAGTTTATAATCCTTTTGCATGGCTTGAGGCTGGATTCATCCAGCTCTCTAGAAGCCCTCTGAAGCCGTGGGAACATTCACAATAAACAATATAAACTTTTAAACAGTGTTTAATTACACAGGAGGAGAACTGCTATGACATTCTTAGACGCACTAAAGAAACAGTTGGACCCGGAGTCATTTCGTAAGCTTGCTGATGTCCGCTCTGCGGTAGAAGGCCGTTTTATGAAACTCGCTGACGGTATTAATACCGTCAGGATCTTGCCTGCTTATAAAGAAGGTGGATTATGGTTTCGGGAAGTAAGGAACCACTTTAAAGTTGGTGGTGGAGAAAGAAATCGTGTGTGCGTTTGTAACGCTGCCGAGACTCCTCCATCAAGATGTTTCGTCGACGATGCTATTACAGTCTTAGCAATGTCGCCGAGTAAGGAAGATCAGGAAGCGGCTCGTAATATGAAAGCTAGTCGGGTCTTCTGGGTTAACGCTTATGATGTGAAAGCCGAAGAGCCCGTGGTAAAAATTTTACCTTTGAGCTTTACTGTCTTTGGACAGGTCTTTCAGCTATTCATAAGCGGCGAAGACTTCGTTCATCCCGAGACTGGATTCAATGTGATTATTACAAAGAACCCGGGAAATCGATATAACGTCCGTTTAGATCGTCAATCTTCGGCGATCGCTAACGAAGACCTGCTAGGTCAATGTCATGACCTGGATGCAATAGTTCAAAATCAGCGTCGTAGTTATGAAGAGCAGAAAGGTTACTTTCCGCCTGAACTAGTTGCTCGTGTTGAGAGCTCTTTAGGTGGAGGTAAATCTTTTGAGGGTACTGGCACTATTACTCCAGAAGCACCTATCAAAGAAGCTAAAGATACTGGAGGAGATAATATCAAATCTGGTATGGATAAGTTGAAAGGTGCAATCGCAGGCGAAAAAGTCGTTCTCGGCGAGATCGACTAATTATCTCAATGATCATGCCCGGGGGCTTTGGCTCCCGGGCTTCTAGAGTTTATATGAGCCAACTGCGCGAAAAGTTAGGTGCTTTAGATCTAGACTCTCCTGAATGCCACGCCAACGTCAAGGAATTTATTCCGTCTGGAATTCCTACATTTGATATTATTACAGGAAGAGGTGGAATTCCTGTAGGAAGAACTATCAGCTTAGTAGGAGAACCTGGAACTGGAAAAAGTTCTCTTGTCTATTCAATTCTTTCATCCGTTCAAAAACGTGGGGGAATTAGTGTTCTCATCGATAGTGAATACTCTTTGGAGGTTGAGCGAGCCAGGATTGTAGGTCTAGACACTAATGAACTAATTAAATTCGAAGATGTACAACTTGAGCAAATAGTTCCTCTCATAGAAAACGTTATAAAGCTTGTAAGAGCAGATAATCCTGATAAGTTGTTATGTATTGCTTTAGATACATGTTCTGCGCTTGCGAGCGAATCTGACCTGTCTATGGCAGAGGGAAAGTCAACTCAGCCCGGAATGCACGCACGATATTTCAGTCAAGCTTTTCGAAAAATTGTTGGTTTGATTGCAAAGACTCGCGTTGCATTAATCTTAGTACATCAACCAAGAACGAAAATTATGACGATGGGTTATGGAAGTCCTTTAACGTGGTTAGCTAAAAACCCTACCACGTTTTACTCTTCCATGATTTTCCAGCTTGCTAGATTTCGTTATGTCAAGCAAGGACAAGATCCCATTGGCATTGAAGTTAAAGCAAAATGCATTCGTAATAAGTTAGCACCCCCTTTAAAGGCTTGTAACTTTATCGTTCGCTGGGATTCAGGAGTAGATGGAGTAACTCCAATTTTGGATCTGCTTATTATGGCAAAAATTGCACTTAAAAAAGGAGCTTGGACAACATTGCCGAATGACGTAAAAGTTCAGTCAAGTACTTTTCGTGACTACTACCGTGAACATTCAGAACAAGTAGATTTGTGGGTAAAAGAAGCAATGGAAAATTTGACTGATGCTGACATGGACGAAGAAAAAGATCCAGAGGTAGACTAAAAATGGTGAGAAAGGAAGGTAGTAAGTGGGTTGTACGCGCTGAATCAACTGGACGTATTCTTGGAAAGCATCCTACTAAACGGGAAGCTTTAAGGCAACTGAGAGCCGTTGAGGCGAACAAACACGGGAAAAAATAAGCGCGATCCAGCAATTATCTTTAAAACTTCAAGCCAATTTTGATTGGTATGTAGCAATCGTCAGAGGGAGCATTCACGCGAGGTTAGCATTGAAGAACAATATTGAATTGCATAAACAGGCTTTTGAATTATACGTTCAAGGGTTGACGCTCGAAGAAATTGCAGGTAAATTAAATGTTAGCCCCAATACTTTAAAGTATTGGAAGTCAGCGCACTGCAAGTGTACCTGTTCATATCATGCTTGGGTGGATTTCAAAAGAAAGATGCAAGTTCAAGTCCCTCAAGTAGTTTCTGAGGCAGTAGTTACAGCTCTTCAACCCAAATATACCGCTCATCAATTAATCGGTCTCTTAGAATCTATTTGCTCTGACGCGTTAGAAAATAAGAAGCTTAGACCTCAGACATGGAAAGAACTTTTAGAAACATTTAAATTAATCCTTGAATTAAAACGTGCGTATGGAACAGAAGAAACAGTTGAAAGTTCCTTTGATATTTTTCGAGTTAAAGGTAAACTGGATATTCACAAATTTGTTAATGACTTCATGAAGGTGGCAGAAACTCAAGGAGATGTTGAGGCAACCGAAGTTGCAGCATTAATTGAACACACTTTAGGGAGAACGCATGATACTGAAAGCTAATTGGTTATTGGGCGTAGCTTTTACCGGATCTGAAGGTAGTGGTAAAACTACATTGATTAATCGTCTCGCGGAAGTTTTAAACGTCCCTAAAACCGTTAACGTTGTCAGAGAAGCGGTAAAGGAAATGGGTTTAGAAAAGCCTCCCGTTTTTGGAACTGACAAAGAACTAACCAGAGAATTCCAATCTTGGTTACTCCAGAAACGATCGATTAGAGAAAAGTTTATACTCAGTCCATTTCTCGCTGATCGTTCATCTATTGATATGTTTGCATATACTCTAAGTCATCTTGCGCGTGAAGACGATATGCAAGCTTTTCTTAACGATTACTATCGCCAGTGTGTTGACTACGCAAAGTCAATGTACGAGTTTCATTTCTTCGTACCTTCAGGAAGGATTCCGTTGGTTGATGATGGCCTTCGAAATACTCAACCAAACAACGCCCGTTTAATGCATTTCATTATATTGGGCATGTTGAATAACGAAAATATTAAACACCACGTAATCCAAGCATCAGGGCTGGATGATAGGGTTGATGAGGTGTTGTGGGTAATGAGGGAGAATGGCCTCATCAAGTCAGTTTAAGCTGAGTCAACTAAAAAAGAATGAACTCCAAGTACTTCGAACCGCAGCAGAAGAACGATTCGACTTCTTCAATGCTGCCTTTCTCGACACGATTCTTCAGCCATTTCATCAGAGATGGTTTGAATTTCAAATGGCGAATCCGAGGACCTTAGTACTTGGTCCTCGTGGTTCGTGGAAGTGCGTTGGTGATGATACTCTTGTCGCTACTCGCGAAGGTCTGCAGTACTTAAAAGAAGTTCTTCCTTATAGTGAAGTAACCCTCCCCTTCTCTACTTCAACGGATTTAATTGTCAATTCATGTCTCGGCGAAGCTAAAGCTACGCAATTATTCTCTAATGGTATTGATAATATCTTAGAGATCGAGACTGAAGATGGCTATGTTCTAAGATGTACTCCTGAACATCGTTGGCTAGTGTGGAATGGTTATCATCTTAAATTTCGTGAAGCTCAAGCCCTAACTCCTCACGATCGATTTGTCTTCCGTTGTAACTGGCGTTGTTTCGTTCCTAAAGATTCGAATCCCTTTAACGTTTCTCCGGAACTTTGGTTCTCAGCGCTTAGCTATTTCTATGCTGCTTATCCGAACTGGCATACAATTTGGAGGGCAACTAGAACTCGTCAGCAAATTGGGATTCCACTTTGGCGCCACTTTAACCATAAAGAATGGAAATCCCTTCCCCCCGAATTCGAAAAATATTTACAAGAAAATGGATTTGATGGAAGCCCATTGCTTCCTAAACCATTAAGAGCTTGTACCTTTTCTGCGGCTAGAACTATTGCGAAAACTTTATGGTGGTATAATCGTTATATAAAGTTCACGCAGCCTCAAGCCATTGAAGTACAGAAATGGTTTTTAAATTTAGGATTTCCTTTAACACGTTATGGTTCTACGTTACTCCAGAAGAGCGCCACATTGCGTAAGTACTTTTGGAATTTGTTAAATGGATATACCGACACTTGTGATTACACAGAATCTCAAATTGCTGAACTTGCGGGAATATTGGCTGTTGAAATTCAAAGAGATCCTTTTGTTGCTCCTATCACTAAGTTTAAGCTTGAGAAGGAATGCAAGTTGGATTTCAAACGCTATCCTAAGAAAGCACAAAGATTTGTTGAACAAAATTTAAGTGTCATTCCTGGCATTAAAAACTTTTCGTTCTTGTTTAAGTTTCCTCACTTCTTGCAACGCATTAAAGAAATAAAGAAGTCAAAAGGCTTAACAATTGATTTAACAACTACTGAAGGAAATTATTTAGCGAGTGGCGCAGTTTGTCATAACTCCACAATACTTGGACAGCATTATGCTATTTGGCATGCACTTCGTAATCCAAATATTCGAATTGGATTAATTTCTAAATCCTCACTTCTCTCATCAAGTTTCGTTAGTAAAATTAAAAATATGCTTGAGACCAATGCCAAGATGCAAATGGTCTGGCCTGATTTAATTCAACCAGCAAAGGCGCAGAAGTGGAATAATGCGGAAGTGACTTTGATGCGTTCAATGCCGTTAGCGGAAGCTACATTTACTGCTCTTGGTGTTGGATCGACCTTGGCTGGTAAGCACTTTGATATTTTAATCTTTGATGATATTGTAGATGTTGAATCAAGAGATTCTGCTGCTTTACGGCGTAAAATTTGGGATTGGTTTAGATTTGTTGCAATGCCAACTTTAAGCGTATCACATGAGACTGCTGCACACGTAATTGGAACTGCTTATCATAGAGAAGATTTATATCATAAAATCTTATTAATGGAAGCTGAGCAAGGTGGTTGGAAGTCAATGATTCAAGCTGCTATTAATGATGACGGCACATCTTTTTGGGAAGAGAATTTCCCTTTAGAGAAACTACAACAAATTGAAGCTATGTACGGACCTGATGTATTCAGGTTACAGTACCAGAATGATGTTAGTTTCTCGAGTGGTAGTGGTTTGATTTCGGTTGAAGATTTTGAAATGAGTTACTATGAGCCCCATGAAGCAATACCCGATAACTTAGATATCGTAATGGGAGTCGATCTCGCAGCACCAGGTACTGATAAGTCAAACCAACATAGTATGTTTGCTATCGCGATCGTTGGTCAGGAAAGAGGAACTAGTAGAACATTCCTTCTTGACTTTATTCAAAGAAGAAACTTGAGACTTGTCGATCAGCGCGACTTAGTTACTAGTTTTTACTTGCGCTATCCCCACATGCACTCAGTTCAGATTGAAGCGTATGCTGTTCAAACTTACTTTCATGAGTATCTAGCAGAAGGAGATGTTGTCCTTCCTGTTGTGAAAGTTCATACTACTGGATCAAAAGAATCGCGCTTCGAATTTCTAACCCACCTAGTTAAATCCCAAAAGCTACTCATCCGTCGTGATTATCATAACGAATTTATCAATGAGATGATAAGCTTTCCAAATACAACTGCTGACCTAATTGACGCTGTTTATATTGCGGTGAAGGGATTGGTCCGTGAACCAAATATAAGATTTGTAAGTTTATGGTAATGATTTTATGTGGTTACAACTACGCAAGGTGAATGGACTAGAAATAATAAAGAACGTAAACGAGCAAACTTTTGGGATTTTCGAATCCCCGTGTTTGTGTCCCTCTAGAAAATTTCTGACAAAATGACTTTAGTAGGTCGGCCTGTAAGGAGCAATACTATGGCAAACAATAAATTAGGTTATGATGTCATTAGTCTATATGATGATTTCCCGCTAGCTGAGGAAGGTAAGGTGGATGGACTTCCAACAGTTGTCCCCGCCGGAAAATTCGGCATGTCGGTTACAACGATTGGAACTCCTGGCGCTTTAAATAAGCCGGGTGAAGTTAGTGTTGGCGGTTCTCCAGAGACTCCAAAGAAACCTGGTGGAGATGTCAACATCGGTGGAAATAAGTAAAAATTTTTGGAGGTGAACTTCATGAAAGACGTTCGCAAGTATATTGGTCAACCTGGTGGAACTGTAACAACTCCTGGTGATAAGCCTGTAGCACCTAAACCTGGTGGAACTGTTACAACTCCAGGGACCAAACCAACAGCAGGAAAACCTGGCGGGACCATGAACTGGCTGCCTGGCAAGGGCAACGTTGGAGTAACACCAGAGAAATATGGTTAACCATTAAAGGAGTTAGTTGCCCTTAACTAACTCCTTTAATCTGGGACCTATTATTTTGGTTTCGTCAAATTAAAAACTGAACGTTTTTTCGTTCAGTATTTTCAATTACGTGATGAGGTTTGCGTGTCCTTACTAGACCGACCGGCTGAGAAAAGAACGAACTACAACTTTTTTGATTTAATCAATTCAGAAGAGAAAACTTATTGGTTAGGGTTTCTTTATGCTGAGGGAGCTATATAGATGAGTCTTTTGGCGGACGTTTGTAAGGCATTACAACCAGTCAATAAGAAGGTTATGCTAAAGCCGGGGTCAAACTTGACTCCAAAAGACGCAGCCTCACGTTCGTTATTTTACGAATATACGGCACCTCCAATTAACTTTAACATGCTACTCAATATTTACACCCAGAACCCTTGGGTGTATGCTGCTGTGTACCTAATCTCAAGTACCGCGTCTTCGGTACCTTTTTCTTTATATACTCGTAAAGCTCGTCACCCACTTGATCCAGATCACTGGCTTTGGGATATAGTAAAGCAAGCCAATCCTTGGATGACCTTTACCGAATTGTTAGAGTATACCTTCTTGAGTTTAGAATTAATTGGTAATGCATTTTGGGAAGTTGTAAGAAATGAAAATGGTTATGTAAGAGAGATTTATTTCTTAGACCCCGCACAAATGAGAATCATTCCGGATGCCATAACCTACGTTAAAGGATATGTATATGAAGTAGGAGATCAAAAGATCTATTTTAATCCTGACGAAGTCATTCATTTTAAATATCCTAATCCATCAAACGAATATTGGGGTTTGGGTTGTCTTCAACCTATTTGGCAACAGTTGATGTTAGATTATGCTGCCAACGAATATAATTCAAGATTTTTTGCTAACGATGCTACACCTGGTGGAGTTATCGTCACTCCTCGAATTTTAACAGATACAGTTTACAATCGCTTAGTTTCTAAATGGGAGAACAGGCATAAAGGATCTTCAAGAGCATTTAATGTAGCTATCCTTGAAGATGGAATGGATTTCAAACCTATCGCTGTTACTCCGCAAGAAGCCTCATTCTCTGAAATGAGGAAGTCGGTACGAGATGCCCTTTTTGTTGGAATGGGAGTTCCTCCCGTATTAGCTGGTGTGCCTGATGTAGCAAACTACTCAACTGCTCGGGTCGCACAAGCTATTTTTTATGATAGCACTATCGCACCTAAACTTAAAAAGGTCGGTAGTGTTATTGATCAGAGACTCATTAAGCCTTCGGATCCAACGGTAATAGGCGCATTTGATACTTCTACTGCTCCTATTAATGTCATTAAACTTTCTGCTAACTCAAGAATTGTAGCTCGTCTTGTGCAAGCAAAATTAATGACCTTGAACGAAGCTCGATCACTTTTAGGCTTACCACCAGTAGTTGGCGGAGATAAACTTCCCGGATTGGATTATCAGTTAGAAGACGTTTCAGGTGTTCCAGCTAGCGAACCGAGTGCTCCAGAAAGACCGTTAACTCCGGTGGGAGTAGGATCTGGTAACAGTGAAACTGATCCAGGAAAGCCTCCTTCAGATAGTGGAAGAAATGACGGGAGCCAGGACGGTGAAGGTTCAAAACCTAGTCCTCAATCTGCTGGTCCTGGATGGATTCCTGGAAGCGCTGGAGATTCATCACCGCAAGCTGCTACTGGTGAAACTGAGGACAGCGACTAGTCTCTGAGTAGAGGAACACTATGAAAGCAAGGGGCATAGTCTATTGAAGCTAAATCTTATAACTCCAACGTCAATTAGAAAAGTTAGCGACCGCGAACTGCTTTCGCTGCATTTTCGTTTGCATGAATTGGCTGCCCCTTTTATTAGAAAGAACGATTTAGAGAATCCAAAATTTCAAAATATCGTTCTACGCCACAAAATAATTACGTTTGAAATGATTCGCCGCGGAATTAGGTACCGCATTGTAGACTTATTAGATAAGCTCGCTTATCCTGAAGTCGAAGATTTCGCCAGTCGTTTCTCTCAATTGATTCCAAGTAAGCTCCAAGACCTTCCTAAAAGCGAATTGATCAAGCTTCATAATCAATTACATTCTGTTTGGGAAATAGTTCATTTGAGAGACGTTACCGTTCAGCAACAAGAACAATTGTGGAACTGGCACCGTTTAGTAGAACGTGAACTTCAGAATAGGGGAACCGAGGTTCCTCAGAATTGGGATTCTTTAGATAGGCCACTGGGAAGAGCAATGAATGCAGGAACTAGAACTCATCCTTCGGGTGAAGAGCAAGGTCCTTGGGTTTTTGTTGAGGATGTTATCAAATATATTCCATCTCAAACTATTGTCCTTGAACATGCGGCTTTGATCGATTCTCAAAAGAAATTGATTTGGCTCTCAGATATGGGAGGCAGCCAACTCATTAAAGTAATGTTCTTTAGAATCCTTCGCCAATTTCCGCGTGAAGAGTGGGGAGCATTTAAAACTGTGGGGTTAGATCAAATGACCTCAATAGATGTAGCTTATGATCTAGTCCTAAAGAAATTAGATCCATTGCTAACGATTCAATTAAACCTGCAATTTGAGAATCTTTGTTTGGTTAAACCTTATTTATATTTCGTTGGTGGTATGGCGACACAGGGAGCATCGAAGAACGATATTGATGTAATGCTTCGTAAAGGCCTTGAACCTCAACTCGAACAAAAGATTTTTCACTCATTCATAGGTAGATTTCCCGAACGATTTAGAACTCGATTTACGATGGTAGATGACTCTGGTCTATCACCCTTTACAAGTTATATTGGAGTAGCTTCCCTTGATCTTATGCGCTCTTTTAAAGTTCAACTTCCCGACTCGGATGAGGCAGATATGGAGATTCCCAATGGCAACGGATCGTAAGCATAATTTACTTGAAGCGCAATATGAAGCTAAGACTAACAAGCTGATTGGTCCAGGTCACTACTTCTTTCCCTGCAAAACCACTCTCTCGATTACCGCTTACCGTGAAGCTGAAGTTTTCAATATGGAGGCACTTATTGAGTACGTTCACGCCTGGCAACAGAAAGCGAAAGAGCAAATCATTATCTCGGTGGAGGGAAAATATGATGGTAATTCGTGCTATCTTCAAAGAGACTCGCATGGAAATTTCTATGTGTTCACTGAAGATGGTGCTGAAGCGACCGCGAGATTCCCTCACCTGATTGAGTATGCGAAAACCAATTTTCCGAAAGTTGATTATATTTTAATCGGTGAAGTTGAGAAGTGGGTGATGATCGATGGCGTCTCAACTCATCAAGGAAGAGAAGTCGTTGCCGGTGAATTACATTCAACCAATACTCCTCCGCAAGATGATCATTACGTTTGGAATATGCATGATTGTGTTTGGTTTGATGGCCAGGACTTGCACACTCAAAATTATTGTGATCGTTATACTTTGATGGAGAAAAAGTTTCCATTTAAGTACTCTCTACTCACTAGAATGAAACCTGGATCATTCAACCTAGTCCCGAATTTCGTTTGTAAGACGGATGAACAAATCAAGGCCGCTCTTGGAAAGCTACTTCCAATTGCACCTCTTGAAGGTGCAATGGTGAAGTGGTGGAATGGATTTCCTTACGAACTCGATGGTAGAACAAATCAAGTTTGTAAATATAAGAAGTATGCTGAAGCCCATCTTCTCGTTACCAGTAAACGTCTTGTTAGCGGCGCTGATCAGACATTTCAATACGATGTTGCTATTGAAGTACTTCCGACTGAAATGGATGAAGTTGATCAAAAATTCGTTTCGAAATATCATGATATGGATGTCATGGTTGTAGCGAGAACATTCAATACGAATGTTAAAGCCGAGATTGGCGATATCATTACTGTCAAGTTTCACAACTTGTTTGTCCATAAGAATGACGAGGGTAAATACAAATTAGATATTTATGAACCTCGCGTCTATGAAAATCGTACCATCGCGAATCCTGAAGAAAAGCCCGATACTGTTACTACGATTATGAAGATTGGAATGGATGCTCAGATGCTTTCCTTTAAAGGAATGTTTACCGAGAATGATACTATTCCTTTCGAACTCGTTAAACAGATTGATCTTTTCTCTCAATATCCTAATGAGGACCAAATTCACAAGTTCATTATCCATCATCACTGGAGAGGTATGACAACTCATGGTGATCTTCGTATTGAGCATGTGAATAATCAAGTGCTCTTAGGATATACTTTAAATATTATGGCAGACAATGTCGTGAAGGAACCAGTTTTAACATTGGCTGAAGCTGAAGCCTGGGCGAAGAAACCCGAGCTTTGGAAGTTTGATGTCCAGACTGGGAAGTTCCTTACGCGCGAAACTCATGGTGGAACTAAGAAAGCAACATCAATCTTAGTTGAATTGAAAGAGCCTGAACCATTAGAGTGGCTTACCTTTGAAGGTGTTGTTGCTCCTGGCAATGTAGGATCAACGAAACAGTACCCCGGAGTATTTTACATTGCATGTCAAGGCACCGCAGAATATGGTTTCAGAAATGGTTACTTCCAAGAGTATTGGTTCCATGTACCTAGTTGGGATAGTGGTGGTCAACGCTTACTCTTCCGACAACTTTCGTCGAACTTGCAAGCCAACTTGCCCATCGAAAAGTTCCTACAATGGGCTTTCGATGTTGAAAACGTGGTGGACGTTTATATCGTAGGTGGTGATTATATTACTTGTAAGTATGGCGATGTACAGATTCCTGATGGTGCAACTTTCAAGAATGATACTATATCATTTAAAGATGCTGTTCTTCCACCATCGGAAGGTGCTACAATTCGAACACCAACTATGTGGCTTTTGATTAAACCTAACGATGATAAACCATATGTCTTATCTCATCGTGCTGTACAAAAACAAAGAATTACTCCTTATGGTGCTTCGGGGCTACCTAAGAAAATTAGAGATCAAATCCCTGCGGAGTTCCATTATTGGACTGTTAAAGATATTCCTACCCGATTAAAAGTTAGGGATGGTCTTGTAACAGCAATTAAACATCATCAAGTGAAAGTTGATTACAGTGGGATCTATAAAAGCTTAGAGCTAATGAAAGCTTTAGATTGGAAGTCCTTGCATTGTGGAACGATCACGAAAGATGAAATCAAACAATACTGCACTCGTTCTGATTGGCAGGATGTGCGTATTGAACTCAAAGGTAAAACTTTAGAAGAGAAGTTTAAAACCTTAAAGAATTGGTTGGAAAAACATAATCACTCAAGAGCTTCCCAAGTTCAAGTAACTAACTATATTAACGCTTTGGCAAGAAGTGGTTTGATTAGCCTAAAAGCAAAAGTGGATCGTAAGTTCGTTTTAAATAGAAGGACTTGGAGAGGGCCAATTCACGTACGTATTGGTTTTAGTGCTGAGCTTTATGACCTTTGGATTGATGATGGTGATAGCGCCTACTTATGGACTTTCAATAGCAATCCAATTCTCTTTGAGTCTGCAACTGGTACATTTGAAAAGATTAAGAATAAAAAGCTAATGAATCAACTCGGACAAATAGCTCCTGGAACTGACTTAAATCCAAATAAAGCTATTCCAGTTACCATCGAACGAGTGGCAGAAGGTGAATTGCTCTTGCTTATCGATGAAGACAATCTCAAGAAATTCCAAGTAAACACCAAGGAATGGAAAGGGTTATATCTTTTAGAGCAGGATGAAAATACCAACATTTGGACAATTCAAACCACAGGAAATGTTGGCGAAAAGATGTAAGCTGGGGACTTCAAAGATAAAAATGTTCCCCCCTACATTGTTAGGAACAAAATAATTCTCGAACTAGGTGGGTCTGCGTTTTTAGTTCGAGCTTAGGAGAAAATCATGAACGGAAACCTCGCGGTTAAAATTGAAGATGGTCAAGTTGCTTTTGATGATGCGATTTTCGAAATCAAGAAAGCCGCTGACACCTTCGATGAAGAGGGCCAGCAAAAGAGAATCGTTACTGGCTACGCGGCGGTTGCCGATGTTGTTGATTCGCAGTATGAGTTGATTGCTCGCGAGGCTCTAGAGGCGGCCTCCAAAGACCTCCTCAAATATACAACTGTACTGTACAATCATGACCCGGACCGCCCAATTGGTAAAGTGCTGGAGGCGGCTCCACAGGGAAATGGACTTTTTGTTAAAGTCCAAATTTCGAACACTGAGACTGAGATCTGGGATAAGATCTGCGAAGGTATTATCTCGAAGTTCAGTTTCCGTGGTGTCATCACTGAGTATGACGAATCTTTTGATAAGAGCTTAAACCGTAACATTACGATAATCAAAGGATTTAAAATCTTCGAAATCTCCCTCGTGTCCGTTCCCGCAAATCCTGAAGCAAGGACTTTAAACTACTACCTATCCAAAGCACTCGAAGATCAAGTAGAACTACATCGGGAGACTCCTGGTAAAACCGATTCAAATACTACGGTGAAACAACCTAGTAGTGACGTCGGTGTAGCTGGGGATCAAAACGATAATCCAAACATAGGAGGGTCTGATAACATGCCTAAGATGGACCCTGATGACAAAGAAAGGCTAAATGCGATCACCGCAATGTGTGATAAGCTACTCGCTGCCCTCCAGGATATGCCTCACGTGGACGAACGTGTTGTTGCTCTAGTAAAAAGAATCAAAGATATGGTTGCCGCTTTTGGTAAAGAGGAAGCTGCGGAAGGTGAAGGCGGGAAGCCAGCATCTGGATATCCTCAACCGACTGCAGACAATCTTGACTTGGAAAACTTTGATCCTGTACAAGAGAAAATGAAATCACGTATCTCCGCCGTTGAAGAGCAGTATGCCGCTCTCGAAAAGAAGTTGGAGGAACTCCCTGCCGCCCTTGAAGAGAAACTCATCGAGGCCGTAAAAGCCCTCGCGGAGCAGCAAATTACTGAAAAAATCGGCGAGATCGAAAAGAAGCTAGATGGCCAGACAGAAGTTGTAGCGGGACTAGCTGAATTGTTCGATCTACTTCGTCCAACGCTGGGTCTTCCTGTAGTTGAAAAGCAGCCGGAAGCGTCAGCTGACGATCCAAATAATCAAGGGGGTGAATCCTAATGTCTAACGAACATCTCGAAAAGGCTAAACAACTTGTCGCCAGCTTAGTGCAAGATATGCACAAGAAAGGCGAAGAAGCCAAAGTTAATGAGATTGTTAGCAAAGCCCTGGATGAACTCAAGAAAGCCGATCCGGGAACCCGGAAGGGCCGGTTTGATACCAAAGACGCCCTCGACGTAATGAAGGCGTCAACCAATAAAGGTGAAGCAATCCAGAAACTGCTCACAACTCCATCAAGCGACGCGGCGATAAAGTCGTTCCAGCAAACCGCTGATACAGTTTACCTGTTATCTCAGATGCTGCACACTGACCCGCGCGAACTCAAATGTTTCAAATCACTGGTAGAACACCCAGTAGCTAAAACCGCTACCGATTCATATGGTGGTGAGGGCCCGGCGATGCCTACAGCCTCAACCCATTACGGAGCGGACTTTATTCCTCTGGGATTCTCTGCCGAGTTGATCGACTACGTTCGCCTGCAGCTGAAAGTAGCTGCGCTGCACAGGCGTATCGATATGCCGACTCCGCAGTACAAACTGCCTGTTCACGGTGGAACAGATATCACTGCGTATCTCGTGGGTGAGACTCTTACCACTTCTGCGCCGGAAGGGCGCCCAACAGCGTCACGTCCGACAACGACTGCCGTAACTCTGGATGCCAAGAAAATCGGTTCTTTGGTGTACTTCTCTGAGGAAATCACAGAAGACAGCATCATCCCGGTTGTGCCATTCTTGAAAGATAGCATGGCTCGCTCAATGGCATTCGCTCAGGAGAACGCCGTTGTTAATGGTCAAACTACGGCGACCATTGATACTGGTGACGCTCCTGCAGCTAGCGACGTTCGTAAAGCGTTTGACGGATATCGCAAGCTCGTTCAGCCTGCTGCGAAAACAGATCTTTCCAGTTGGACAGCCGGTGGAACTTATGCTCAAGGCGCTGGACTTCTTCGTAACATCCGTGCGAAAATGGGCAAATACGGAGTTGATCCTAGCAACCTTGCATGGGTAACTAGCATCTCCGGTTATCATCAAATGCTGGGAATCAATGAAGTATTGCGCCTCAATGAGTACGGTCCGAACGCTACTATCCTCAATGGTGAGCTTGGAAAGTTTGACAACATTCCGATCATCGTCAGTGAGTTCGTACGTTCCGACTTGAACGCTTTGGGCGTCTATGATGGCGTAACAACTAACAAGACCATCATCATGCTTGTACATACTCCTTCGTTCCTCTTCGGCGATCGTCGTGCGATCACTGTGAAAACTTGGGATATGCCGCAAGACGATGCACACTTGCTTGTGTGCCATCAAAGACTAGACTTCCAGCCCGTGTATGCACCGGCAACCAACTACATTGTATCTCTTGGATACAATCTAGCGCTTGTGTAAGCTGACTGAGTCAGTGTAGTTAATTCCTCCCCCGCCCCTAGTATTCGTACTACGGGCGGGATTATTTTTTAAAGTTTCAAATTGAAGTTGAGGCCGAAGAATGGAAAACTTTGAAGTATTGGATTTGGTTCTTGAAACTCAAGAAAGCGTTGAAGTTTATTTGAGTGCTCCACTAGCCTTAACCTTTACTCAAGAGTTACTCTCGACTTCCATTCAGTTAATTGCATCGGTTGCTGCTGAAGTTCAAATCAACAGTGAGACACTTTAATACGCCCTCGAGTCAAATTAAAGTAAGGTAACCCGACCGTCAGACGTTGGGTATTAAAATTCAACGGAGGAAAACGCCATGGGAATTGCTTCAGATTTTAGTGTTGCTGTCAATGGCGATATTCGGCACGTGTCGGGCTCAAGTCACTACACCGTGCTTGAACTTCATAGGTTCCTTCAAGACTTGGCTGATAACGCGTCGGCATCTGGGGATGACTTACTTGACATTACATCAAGTACGCCATCTGAACGATCAACCGACAACATTATCACTCTTTTAGGATCCTACAATATCGACGATACCGCAGCGCAATACTTCTACGGTGGTTCGATTAAGCAAGGCACAGGTGGAACCGAAACAATTTACTCGGGTCTTAAAGTACTGGGTGCGGTAAATAACTCGGCCACTCAAATTCAAGTAATCCAAAATAATGCTCTTTGTGCTGGATTAACCCCATTCTGGGGAACGCAAGCAACCGGTGGTTACAATGGTGATGCTACCGCTGGTGTTCTCATGCGCGTACTCATTAAATCGAGAGAAGCGGGAGCTGATATCGATGGTAAGAGAGTTCGAGTACAAGCAAGACACTGGGGGGATACGTACGACTTCTTCAATGTAACCCTCGGTGAAGGTGAGGCTGTAGCGGCTATTGGTACTACGCCTGATGCTCAAAATTCTACAGCTATTGGAATAGTACAGGGATGGACTGGAGATGACATCCCAACTAACACTGAAGGATATCAAACGATCAACCTCAACAATGGTAATGGCGCTCAGCCTTACTACTCAAAGTGGACTTACAATACCAATACTGCGAAGCTGAAAGCGATTTGGGAGAAAGTAAAATTACTCTCGAGTCAAGCATCCCCTGGAACCATCTATGGGATGAACGGCTTCCTATTCCTCGGTATCACTCACCAAGTAGCAATTAGTTCTCCATCGGGAACCTTTGTGCAAAATGAAATTGTTTCCTGGGGGTCAGGTTCAACTGCCGGTACTGGGGCGCTTCTTGCGATTGATAGTTTTACCGCTGGAACAAAGATGTGGATCCAGCTGTTAACTGGTGTTGCACCTGTTTCAGGTTCAATTACCGGTGCAGGTGGTGGATCTGCAACTATCGGTACTGTAACAAGTAAAACTGTTCCTAAAGTTTTCCTCGGATCATACACCGGTACTTTGATTGGTGCGTATGGTGTTGGAGTTGATCCTGCATGTCTTACAGCTTCTGATACAATTCAGGACTTGCTCAATGTAACTCAAACTCCTCCGAACAATGTCACCTTTACAGTATCTGGTGTTGTACCGACCGAAGATTATGTACTCGTAGGACCAAAGGATACAGGCAGTGCAATCAAAATGAATCAGCTTACTTTGAAGACTTCTCTCACGGGTTTGGTTACTTCGGTTGTTTGCAACACCTCAATCCCCGCAGATACTCCTGCAACTGGAACAATTCGCATCCAGTTAGATTCGGGTATCTATCGTAGAGTTGCATACACTTCATGGGCAACTGATACATTTACGATTGGCTCAACTGACTTTTCATCTGATCATGCGACTGCAAATAACAACATCTTCATTTCGTACATCGACAAGGTCGCAGATGGAACTTCAGTATCCTTTACAACAATTTACAGCTCATCAAGAGATCTATATGTACGAGTAAGAGATGGTGGAAGTACTCCAATCAAAACCTTCGAATCTCCAGCTGTCCTTGGATCCGCTGGCGGAAGTGCTGTAGCGTCTCGAATCACAGACGCGTAAACTCAATGTGGAGATGGAGAGGAACTCCATCTCCACATTCTAAGGATGCTACATGGCGGCCCCAACTTATACGACCGATCTTAACATCCTTGACGATTGCGCTGATAGCACTGGTTGGGCTGAACCAACTGCTACTGGTTGGACTTCGCTCTTTGCTATTACTAACGGTGAGACTGACTACTTTATTGAAGGTTCGGCATGCAATTCGGCTACTATTAGAGCTGGTGCTAGTGGAGTATCAATTCCAACTGATGGTGCTTTCCTTATCTGGATGTATTTTACCTCTCCGAACTTATTAGACACATATGCTAATGGTGGCATTCGAACTGTAATAGGTAGTGCTTTGAATGCCTTCTATTGGGTTAAGCAGGGTGGTAAAGAAACTTATATATATGGCGGTTGGTAGTGTCTCGTGATGGCTGATCCTAGTGTAATTACAACTGAGACTGCTGTTGGATCACCGACATCTACTCGAAGATATTTCGGGTTCAGTTTCAACTACTAGTGATGTTACATTCACCGCAATTTTATCTGCGGATTCTTAAGGGGGAAAGTATGTCAACATTGAAAGAAGATTTTGATGCCTTGAAACGACTTCATTTGTCTGCTAATGAGGCTAATGAGAAACTTCAAGAGGAAAATCGTGAACTCCGTGACGAGAACATTTTACTACTAAAGAAGTTACTCGATTGCCAAAACGCACTTGATATAAATAAAGAAATTATGCGGAACGCATTAACCATTCAAAATGAGATGAAAGATGCTTATACGCAAGAGATTAATAAGTTACGTGCACTAATTAAAACTCAAGGATAACTATGGCGATTACAATTGATTGGGGTAATAAAGTTATTAATATTCCCCGAGACGATATGACTTTAGTTCAGGCCGCACCTCCAGTCGAGGTGCGCGAATTGAATTTGAATGAATTTCGCCTCGCCTTGAAATCACTTGAGGATGGTGAAGAGGGAATGTGTTTTCCCGATACTCACCGACATAATACTGAAGTCTCCGTTGCTGGATTGGTTCTTGCTCGAGTGATTGAAATTATAAACGGTTACACAATTACCTTTGAAGATGGTCAATATGCCGTTAACTTGGTTGGTGCGAATAGTAATGTAGCTGACTGCGTTAACGCGAATCAAGTTTCGATTCGTTCACAAAACTCTGCTGGATTAATCACAAACTCATTGATTGAACATTCTTCATATCAAAACTGTGTAACGATTAATACAACATCTCCTTACGCTGGAGTTATTCATCCGGTTGGAACCGATCAGCGTCCGGTAAATAACTTAGCCGATGCCCTCTTAATCGCTCAACAGAAGGGCTTTGATACTTTGCACTTACAGCACGATCTAACGTTAGATGCAAGTATTGATGGCTATACAGTGACTGGTGAGAATAGAAGTATTTCTCTTTTCCTTCAACCTGGGTTTACATCAAACGGATGTTCCTTTAGAGATTTAAAACTAACTGGCGCCGCAAATGGTTCAGAGATGAGTATTGAAAGATGTGATCTCGAAAACGTTTCTGGTATTCAAGGTTTGATTTTAGATTGTTCCTTAGCCGGTCAAGTAGTTTTAAAAGGCAGTAATACTAATATCATTGACTCCTATTCAGGTAGAAGATTAGGTTTGAATAGAACCGTAATTGACATGGATTCTGAACCTAAGAATCTTCAAGTACGCCGCTTTTCAGGTGGAATTAAACTTGTTAATTTTGCTTTCCCTGGCAAGCGCGTAGTAATGGATTTTGATTCTGGAGTCTTAGAAATCGATCCCTCGTGTACTGCAGGTGAACTTGTTGTTCGTGGTGTTGGAGTAATAATAGATAATGGTGGTCCTAATTTAGTTCGCGACTTCGAGATGGTTAACCCCTTTTCAGTATCTGAGCAAACGCGAGTTGAACTCTCTACTGAATTAACCGAAATTAGCGATATCTTTAAAATTCATGGATTAGATCCAGAATTTCCTTTGCATGTCAGTTCTATAGAGAGAACAGCTGGTGGAACATATATCGTTCAATTGATTGAAACCGCTCCTGAAGGTACGAGAGTGACGAGAACGATATGACAGTAAATCATTTAGCAATAGCAGTAGATGGGATTGGATTTCCTCACTTAACTCTAGCAACCGAAGGGTTCATCTGGATTTCTGAACTCGTCCAGTTACGGGGTGTCAAATTACTTATTGAAATGCTGCCCCAACTATCATTTCAGGTTTCTGTGGAACCTAAAATTAACTTGGAGCTCTAAATGTCAACACCTACTGTAACATTAAAGCAAGGTGAAGCAAAGCCGCTAGTACTAACGGTGAGAGATGCCAATGGCGCTCTTATGGATCTAACTAATGCGGATTTGCTTTTAGGAGTAAAACAGAATAAGGCGGACACGTCGTACTTATTTAGTAAGGCAACTGTTGACTTTGATATTACTCAAGCATCAACCGGAGTTGTCTCAGTTATGTTGACTTCTGCAGACACTGAGACTTCTGGAAAGTTTTTTGGTGAGTTGAAAGTGTCTTGGGGCCTTTCAGGAATTGTTGAAAAAAGTTCGGATTTTATACTTAAAATCGATGCGGCGGTGACAACATAATGTTAGCTGAAATTGATGATCTGAAAGCCTATCTTGGCTTTACTGATGTCACGAGTGAAGATGATACACTCGATCTAATTATAGTTGGTGCCGATGCTTGGATACGAACTTATTGCGGAAGAGAGTTTGAATCAAGGCGTAGAACTCTTCGAGTAGATGCTACAGATTATTACACTTGTTGGGTTCCAGATATGCCATTAACTCAAGTTTATGCAGTTACCGCATTTACTAATATCATTGATACTGTTGGATTACCTATCGACTTAACTCGAGTTAGATACTATCAAAAAGGAATGATTTGGTCTGAACAAGCATTATTTGTTCCATCTGTGCCTAAAAGTGTTCTCGTTGACTATACTGCAGGATATGCGGCTGATGCTACTGAATTGAAAACATTAAAATGGGTTTGTTTAGAAGTAGCCGCACAAATGTATCGTAATCGTGGAATCTTTAATCTCGACGACTATAACGCAGGTGGTGTGCAGTATCAGAAATACTCTTCCGATATTTGGCCTTTACTTGGTCCGGAAGTGATGGCGATTCTTGCGTCTTTTAAATCAGTTGGTCCGAGAGAAGATCTATAAATGCAATTTAACGATAAAGCATACTTCACTCGAAAGTCTGAGACCCTTGTTGATGCGTGGTCTCAAAGTTCGAGGTTAGCACTTCTACAACCTAACTTACCTGCTTTCCTTTCTGTGGAAGCTGTAATTCCAAGTGCTGGAACTTTAAACGTTACTGGTTTAAGTTCAGCTGGAGTAACAGTTACTGAAAGTATTTCATTTGATGAAAGTAGTATTAGGCTTTCAAATAATGAATATAAGTCGATTTTAACGTTAACTCCATCATGGTCGACTTACAAAATTACTATCAAAGCGGAGGATAAACAAGGTCAACCAATTCAGGCTGCAACTTCGTTTGGGCCTTTTCCGGTAAGCGTAGTTAACTTATCATCACAAAGACAAAGGGATAATGTCAATGTTCAAGGTTGGGAAAAAGATCAGTGGTTAATTGTTTATATTCAATCTTTCCAGCCGGAGACAAACGACGAGGTTCGAACAACGAGGGGTTGGTCGGGCTGGGCTCAAGATGTTATTCCTGCTGCGCACATCAATTTCCCTGCAGGCTGGCAATTCTTTTTAAACATCAGCAAATAATCAAATCGTGGAGGATCTATGAATCCTAAAGTTTCATTGATTTTGCCCGTTAAAAACGGGCTTCGTTACACTTTGGAGTGTTTAGAGTCTTTAAAAAATTCCAAACATATCCCTTTTGAAATCATTGTATGTGGTACTGGAACTGATGGTACTATTGCGATGATGATGGAGTGGGAACTCTTATACAATAATATCCATTTTATTTTGAATGAATCAGGAGATACCTCATTTGGTGCAAACGTTAATATGGGCGCAGCAAAAGCGGTAGGTGATTACATTTGTGTTTTAAATAATGACACGATTGTACCTCCTAACTGGTTAGCTTACATGGTCACTTGTTTTGAGTCTCTGGAGAAAGCTCCTGATAGACCAACTCCTCCGCCCGCGGTTGTTTCGCCAGTAAGTAACTACGTGATGTCACACCAATCAATCCAGCTTCCAGCAGATTTCCGTTTGGATATGCTCAATGAGTTCGCAGATCATGTCGCCACTGAAAATAGGGGTAAATGGATTTATTCAGCCATCGTTTCAGGTTTCTGCATGCTCATTAAAAAATCCATCTGGAATCAATTGGGTGGATTCAATACTAAACTTCGCAATGGAAATGAGGATGTTGAGTTCTGCTGCCGCGTGAATGAAGCGGGTTACTCTTGTTGGGTTGATAGGAGTACTTTCGTTTTTCATCATGGATCTAAATCGTTAGCTGAAGAGGAAGATCAAGGAACTCACAATCGAATCGATTGTATTAAGTTGACTTGTGGTGCTGAGGCAACTGAAAAGAAAATTTCTCTAAACGCTCGCGTGAAGTGTTCACAAGAAGAGCTCAAGGCGTGGCTGGATCGTCATTATCATATGTTCGATATTGTGAATATCGTTGATGATGGCAGTGGATGGGACATGGAGACCTTTCTAAAGGATGGCTATCCTAAGAGCACATATCTAAACATGTCCGGTGAAATTGAGGTTGTACAGCGCGAGAAAGCATATGAATACTCGCTTGCTCAAGGAATGGATTGGATGGTGACTCTAGATCATGATGAGTTCCTCGAAGAGAAAATCGATCGTGAGTATCTGCAAAGATTAGCGAACACTCCAATTCCAGGATGTTATTCGTTTATCGGGCGTTGGATTCATCTTTGGAATTCTCCAAACACTTATCATGTCTCGTATCCACCTCAAAATGGAATCTTCATGACTCGCGTTTTAAAAGGTATGAGACACTTTCAAGGTTCTCCAGGAACCTCATTGCATTGTAGTAGAATGCCAAACGTTCCTTCAGTCAGCACTGCGCCAGTGAATGTTCATATCCTTCATTATGGATATATCGATCCTGTGAGACGCGAAGAGAAACGCCAGTGGTATGAAAAGCTCGATCCAAATCCGGTTGAGTCTTTAGTTGGTGGTGTAGACTACTCTCACCTGACCAATCAAACTCACATCGTTCTTTCAGAGTGGTTCGGATCTAATAAGTACACGATCTCCCTTAATGCTCTAGCTGGATCTGAGCAGGAGCATAAAGTTCAAATGTTCCTTGAATCAATCGGTACAGTTGTTGATGAGATCGTTTTCAGGGTAGAACCTGGTCGCGAAGATTTAAAGTGGTTAATTAGTCGTTGGGGTGGTAAAGCTTATGAGAAGGAATGGTCTGATGATTATTCTGACATGAGAAACTACCTCATCAATAAATCTTCGTCCGCGTATATTCTCGTGCTAGATATGGATGAGCAATATACTAAGCCACCTGATATCATCACGATGATCGAATCTCAGCCAACTGCAATTATGTTTGGTGTGAACAATCTTCAACGTGGTAGACCTGATGTCTTCACTGAAGTTATGAGAATGTTTCAAAATCGTCCTGACATTCGTTTCTCTGGAGTCATTCATGAAACGATTGAAGACGCGATTGGGAAAATCAAAAACAAGGTTGTCATCCGTGCGAAGGGTATCATAAACCATTTTGGGTTCTTGAACCCTGAATTACCGGACAAACTTAAAAAGTACATCAAGCTCAATAAGAAGGCAATGCACCGTGATCCAAAAGATCCAAAGCCATACTTCAACCTTGCATTGCACTATATTGAGGATGGAGACGTGAAAGAGGGAATTAAGAATCTTGAGAAGGCAATTATGCTCATGCCCAATTTCACGCTCGCCAAGATTGAATTGGCGAAACTTTATCTGAGATTTGCGAGGGCGCTGTTCTCGAGCAGCATGGGCGATATTCCGGAGAGTCATCCTTTGAAAAAGCCAGTAACAGAATTAGAGGGATATCTTAAACGTCTCGTACCGGATAAGAATTTGCTCTTCCCTCCGCTGGATAGGTAAAATGCCAGGATTAGAAGAATACGTCCGTAAGTGGGCAGAAGTCGCTAAGCAAGAGCACGCTGCTCGAACTGAAGCAATCGTTGAGAAAATCTATACGGAAGCTAAAGACTTAGCGACTTCTGCCCCTGGGCTAAAGAATGCTGAATCTGGATTAGGTATGAGAACGGGTACTTTACTTCGTTCGATTTCGAAAAGGCGGATTATTGAACCTGATGGCTCAGTAGCGTTTGAAATTTACTACGATAAAAATATTTGTAATTATGCGGAGTATATTGAAAACGGTACTCGAAAGATGAGACCATTCAAGATTTTGGCTTCAGCATACGATAACATTCTAGGTGAGGGAAGAAATAAATAGTGGGTAGCTGATCGGTTTTTGTGGTAATTTATTTACCATGATTCGAATCAATAGTGAAATTAGTCAACATAGAAACGGTTGCTTTCAAATTGTATTCATGGGTGTACGAATTTTTCAAGCGGTTTTTACTTATGTTTAAAACATACAAATACCGGATTTTCCCTATCAAAAAACAGACTGCCTCTCTTGAGACCGTTCTGGAGGTGTGCTATCGGATATCTAGATGATATTGATGCGACATTACGTCGTACATTAGTTAATAATACAAATATTTCTAAGCTAGTTGGGACTCGAGTTCACCCGACTTACTTAGCAGCGATTAAAGATCCTAAGTATCCGCTTATTTGTTTTATGCGCGTTTCACAAACTCGTGACTATCGTTACACAAAAAGAGTTTCTCCAGCTTATGATATGTATATTTACTCATCTCTTAATTATTCTGAGACCGACCAAATTTTTGATTATGTAAGACTTGCCTTAGATAATGAGTTCTTTCCCACCCCAGATGGTTCGGGAAGAATACAATTTAGAATTGTTCAAAATCCATCACAAAGTATGGATCCAGATGCCCTACTTTATTATGGTTTATTTCGAATTCAAGTAGTCGCGTTTTTTAAATAAAAGGAAGCCCTTCGGAGGTTCTGTAATGGCTGATGATGTGAAGGATCTAGCTTGGAAGTGCCCGAGTTGTGAAGCAGTATTAGGTTATGTTACTCCCGATCTCAAGATGCTACGGATGAAATATAAAGATCATTACGTTTATATTGAGGAGGCTGTAACAATAACAACGTTATGTAGGCGTTGTGGTAAAGAATGTTTCCTTAGGCAAAAGAAATCGGATGCATAAGTTTGATTATTGTGACGAGCAAGAGTGTTATATTCATACTCTTGTTTACGCCCATTGTCAGAATCCCTTCACTTATATCTCGAAGGGATTCTTGATTTTAAGTTTAGGTTAACCAAATGCTTAAAACATTCAAATACCGGATTTTCCCTACCAAAAAACAGACTGCCTCTCTTGAGACCGTTCTGGAGGAATGTCGGTATCTTTACAACCGCTTGCTGGAGCAGCGCAAATACGCTTGGGATATTCAGGGAGTTTCATTGGGATATTACCAGCAAGCCCGTATGCTACCTGGTATCAAAACAGCCCGGAATCTCCATCTGGCTTACTCTCAGGTCTTGCAAAACGTGGCAGTGCGGGTTGACCTAGCCTTCAAGGCTTTCTTCCGTCGTGTCAAAGCTGGAGAGAAACCCGGCTTTCCCCGGTTCAAGGGCAAAGGCTGGTACGATTCCATCACCTTCCCGCAGGTGCCCTTCGGTTGCTGCATCAAAGACAATAGGCTGTCGGTATCCAAGGTCGGCCACATCAAGATCGTCATGCACCGGGAGATGTACGGTAAGCCAAAGACGGCCACCATTAAGCGTTCTTCCACTGGTAAATGGTATGTGACCTTTGCTTGCGAAATTGAAGCTCAGCGCCTCCTAACTACCGATTCCTCTGCAGGAATTGACGTGGGTCTGCACACCTTTGCTATGCTTTCCAATGGCATGGCCATTGAAAATCCTCGGTTCTTCCGGGAAGAAGAAAAGGCCCTGGCTAAGGCCCAACGAAAACTGAGCAAAGCAGCTAAGGGAACGCCAGAGAGAGCTAAACAGCGCAAGGTCGTGGCTCGGGTGCATGAACGGTTAACTTGCCGCCGGAATAACTTTGCTCATCAGGAATCTCGTAAGATCGTCAATAACTACGGAACCATTTGCGTTGAAGATTTGACCGTCAACCGTATGGTTCATAACCATTGTCTCGCTAAAAGCATTGCGGACGCAGCTTGGTCCGGATTCTTCTCCATGCTCTCCTATAAGGCTGAAAGCGCCGGTAGGAAGCTGGTCAAAGTCAACCCGGCCTACACGACGCAGGACTGCCATAGGTGCGGATACCGACAAAAACTCAATCTTGCCGACCGTATCTACGCCTGTCCATGTTGTGGCTTGCATATTGACCGTGACCTCAATGCGGCTAAAAATATCCTGGCCCTGGGAATGCAGGGCTTGAGGCTGGATTCATCCGGTTCTCTAGAAGCCCTTTAAAGCCGTGGGAGCATTCACAAATGTGGACAATATTTAAAACGAGCCTCGCAAGACTCTTAAAAGGGGGTTAGCAGATATGCCCTACAATCTTCCAAGTTATGACACCAATAGACTCTCGATTGGTCCTTGCATTCTTTACATTGGGCCAGCGGGAACAACTCCTACAGTCGATGTAGGAGCCGTTGAGGTTGGTGCTGACCTTTCTACGACACGTACCAAAGAAGAAGTTTATCAGGGGTTCCCCAAAACCTTGATCGCGCAGTTTGCGACTCAAGAGACCGCGGTCCTGAAGATCTCTGGTATTGAGTGGAATGTTAACAATTTCATGTATGCGTTGGGTGCTGGTATCACTTCAAGTGCTACTAACACTGAAGTCTTAGATTTCGGTGGGCAAATCAGTTTCACCAACGTTGCTTTGAAGCTTGTGCACCAAACTCCGTACGGGTGGACTATCAACGTGTACATCTGGAATGCTCAGGGGGATGGAACCGTTTCCTTGGCGTTTACTGATACTCACCACAAGCTGCCTTACACCTTCCATGCAATGATTCCTTGGAACAACTCAACCAAGCTTTGCACGGACTGGGCTGGCAACACGCTTCCGATGGGTAAACAGTTGTTCAAAGTTGAAATCCAAAAAGCAGCATAAAGACAACAAATCTGAAATAGAGGTTCCGGAAGCCTTGTATTATGTTAAATCAAACGTTTTTTGCTGATGGCTGTATTACAACTCAATCTAGAATTGCGTTGAATCTCCAGGAAAAAGATAGAGCACATATTGATCGATTTGCTCAAATCTTTAATCGTGTGTATTACTCGTTTATTGATGACGCTGGCAATCGTAAGTATTCAGTTCGTTTAAACAGTCCTCGACTTTGGGATTCCTTGTTCCGGTGTTAATCATCCCATTATCCATTCACTTAGAGGTCAAAGGAGGCCTTTCACATGTCTGATATTTCAACCCTTAAAATCGTTGACATCGATGGCAATGAGAAAACTATTAGCACTAAACTTCCTTGGGGGCGAGAACGTAAGGTTCTCAAAATTGTTGGCGATCTTCTCACCGAAATTCCAGCCGATATTTTAGGTGGGGGTGATAAAACTCCAGGAGCAGCCCTCCTCGAATTTATTACTACTCAGGCACCCGAACGCGTAACCGAGATTGTTGCTATTATCCTTAGTTGTTCAAATGAGGATGTTGACAACAAGTATGATGGCGACGCAGTCTTCGCGTTTATTATCCCGTTTATTTCTCAGTACGCTGAGAAGTGGAATATGCGCCTACAGCAAGTTCCCGCGGGAATGATTCCTGGTGTAAATATTCCAGGAGCCCCGATAGGCGAAACTGCAGCTCCTGAAGTGCCAGAAGCTCAACCTGAAGGAACTGCTACGGTTGGGGAATAGTGGCTATTTCATGGCGCGCATTTCTAACCCAAACTAAAACCTACACCGACGTTAATGGCGTTGAGTTAACTGTCACTCTGCCCCCTTCTTGGCTTATCGAGCTTCAACTTTGGGAGATCCTCGAAGAGTCACTTTTCGATTCATTCGGTAAAACTTTGGGAGACCCTGATTCTGTTATCCAGGCTCTCTCTTTCTTTACCGGCCTTTCTATACAAGAAATCGAAGATAGATTTTCTGGCGATGTAATCGAGCAGATGTTTATCGATCTGTGGGATTCAATTAAGCCTGAAACTCAAGAGATTCAGGCTGCACAAAAAGCCGAGAAATCTTTACTGGAACATGAGGTAGATTTATTTACCCATTCACTCGCAATGTTTGCTGTGGAGTGTGGATGGACTCCAATGATAGTATTATCGATGCCAAAAAGACAAATTAATTTATTAGGATCCGCGGTGTCAGATTATGTTGCAAGTAGGCTCAAATTTCATGCAGCTATCCATGGAGCTGAGATCGAGGGTGAGCCTGGTGCCCAAAGCGCACAAAATGTAACTCAACTGGGGGATGATGTTGATATTCTGAAACAGCTTCAGTCCCAAGGGTTACCAATTGAGGTACGATAGATGCCCGACGATAGCCCCTTTATTTTAAAGGTAGACAATTCGGCACTCGATCAAACTATCGAGAAAGCCAAGAAGACCGCTACCGAACTTACCAACGCTCTTAGTAAAGCAAGTGATAGCGTAAAGGCCTCGCTCGCAAAGGCTTTTGCACCAAACCAGATTAATACCTGGATGTCTGGGATTCAAAGTAAGCTTGCTGAGCTACAAAGCAGTTCAAGCCTAAAGACTACCTTCACTGTTGATGTGTCACAAGTTGGTGCAGCTCAAACAGCAATGAAGGCATTAGAGTCTCAAGTTGCTGCAATTCAATATTCCGCAAAACAAGCCGCATCTGCATTAGAAGATAATATTGTTAGAGCCGTAAAAAGATCCGTACAGCAAATAAAACTCCTTGGCGAAGAGCAAAAGAAGGTTCAAGAGAGTCTTGCTAGCGCTACTTCCCCTGCGGCCGGAGTTACAATCTTTCCTGAATATAGGCGAGAGCTACAAGCTCAACGCCGAGCGATTGAAAAAGAAGTAGTTCAGACTAAAACTGTCTTACAACAATTACAAAACCTTTATAGAGAGTTCGTTAAGGTTCAAAATTCTGTTGATAGTATCGCAGTTGAAGTAAGTAACTCACCAACAATGGCGAAAGCCATTCAAAAGGTTTCTAAGAATTTCGGTGAAGGCGTTCAAATGGCTTTGCCGAAAGGTGAAATTGCTAAGGACCTTAGAGACTACGTTTTATGGCACCAAGAGCAAACTAATAAAGCTCGAGATGATATTACCAAACATCTCGAGAATATGGAACATGCAATTGGTGGTCGTTTAAGATCCCTTCCAGATCCTCTTACTTCTGATCTTCCACGCAAGCGTGCAGAAGAGTTAAAGAAGACTAAAAAAGAACTCGAGGCGCTTTATAATGAAGTTGCTGGTTTAAGAAACAAATCTGGAACTCCACACGATATTATTGGAGCTCTTGAAGGTCCCGCTCTTGGTAAGATGTATGAACAATTCTTAAAAGGTCTTGTTGGAGTTGATGAACTTAACGCTCAGATTGTTTCAAGGATTGATGCCTACACTGCAAAGAGTCGTGAGATTACTTCAAAGTATCTCCACCTTATGGAAGCCTTTCCAGAGCACATTAAAGCTGGTGGAGAAAGAATCGTTCCTGGACTTTCTGGTCAAGCCCAAATTCCGGTTACTATTGTTGATCCAACCCCAGCTGAAATCAAGGGGTTACAAAATAGAATTGCCCTTCTCCAAGGTCTTTCAGTACAGTCTGAAAAGACGAAACAAGAGATTGCGAGTTTACAAGCTCAGTTAGCTTACTTTGAACGTGGAGGTAAAATTACTCAAGTTCCCGAACTTCAGGAAGGAGTGACTCCTAACGTTCGTCACGTTACTCACGGTTATAGAGAACACGAATTTACTCCTGAAGCTTTAATGTCGGGCGAGTCAGTAGAGAAACTCGAAGAGTATCGTCAAGCTCTCGCCGGTCTCGATATAGCTTATAGATCTTCCGCTGACTCCGAAGAATTATTTGCGGATCGTATGAGAAACCTTGGAACCATTATTGGTTTCACTGATTCGAAAGATAAACTTCTTTTGGAGTACTTCCAACAGAACGAACAAATCGCGATGAGAGCGAGAAGGTTATTTGATGGCGTAAAACAAAGCGCTACCGATATGCCTTCCGTAGCAGAGAAGATTAAAGAGATTTCAGGAGTCGCACGCGAGTCGTTAATGAAGCCTGGATTCGAAACGTTTGATCTCTCTGAAAAGTTGAAAGGAAGTATTGGAAACGCTACTGGATATGTAAGAAGAGAGTTTGCCGATACAACTAAGAGTGCACACGAAAGTTTACTCAAGCTCAAAATGATCTCTGAAATTTTTGGTGAAGAGATTACTGCTCCATTTAAGAGCGTAATAAATTATATTCGTGGTTACAAAGATGAAGCTGGTGTAAGTCAAGGCATTGGTCCGAAGTTTAATATGACTGCAGCTGGACCTTTTGGAACTCTAGAACCAGTCTTTAAAAACTTCGAAGACAGAATGCAACGCATCAACGCTTTGATGATGCAGTTCGATACCCGCCCCGCAGAGACTGCTCCTAAACTCGAGAGTGAACTTCTTGGCATGTCAAACCTTCTTACTGGTGTTGCTGGTAAATATAAAGATATTCGTAATGAAGCTTCAGATATGGCTAGCGCGTTTCGAATTCAACCAATCATGTCTGAGATTCAAGCGATATTTAATAATCCGGCGCTTTCAAGTCAGAATTTAATTCAAGCCCAAGTAGCAGTTGCAAAGTTGAATGAAAAGTTTGATCAGATGGTTAAGTATGCTCCAGAGCTTGAACCTTTGCGTCAAAAGATTCGTCAGATCACTGACGAGTTCATTAGTACTAAAGCTATCACAGTTACTGAGCACCCTCAAGTTAAACAGTGGACAGCAGAAGCTGAAGCACTGAAAGCTCAAATGGAAAGACTCAAAGAGCAGAAACCTAAAGGAATTGCCGTTGCTCCCGGTCTAGCCGCTGAAGCAGATGAAGCTCAAAACCGCCGCGCAGTAGATTTATGGAAGCGTGAGATGGAATCCGTCGAGACGATGTATAATGAACGTATGCAATGGATTGCACGTCAACGCGGAACGCCAATTGAAATCGATGAAGCTGGAGTTCGGGCGGCGTTTACAAAATTCGATACTCAATTACAGCCTTTTAAACGTCAATTAAATTTTAGTCAGATAATTGGTGATGCATTAACAAACCTTTCGCGTTTAGGTCGGGAAGCTGGAGACGTTGGAAGTAATGCTTCAATGATGCTTGATAAGATTTTCAAGCTTGTTGAGATGGTTAGCGTTGCAACTAAAACTGGTCTAGTCAAGAGTGAGAGTGAAGAGCTTCAAAAAATGATGGCAGAGATGAATCAATATACGGTTCATCTTAAATCTGAACACTTACCTGTCGTTGAAGCTTTAGGAAAAGAGTATCAAAGATTTGGTGATAAGGTTCAAACCGTTATTGGCGGATTCCTATCAAAAACTGAGCGTGGTGCTCTACCAAATATTATTCGCGAAAAATTTGCTCCACCTGAATTCGATGAAGCAATGCCTTTGGAAGAATGGTTAGGAAGCTTATCTGGAGGTCATCGCTTCTTCAAACCGATCGGAGGTGAACACGATAAATCTTTTATCGAGCAATTCGCTCCCCCAGGATCCGAACGTGGTAAACAGTTAACCGTAGCTGATATGTTTGGAACTGGACGTCTTGAGTTAATTGATCAAGCAACTGGAAAACAAACTCAATTTGGAAAAGCTGTTGAGTTTGTTAAAAGTCAATTAAGGGAGCCAGGCAAGTTTGAATCTTTCTATCAACCCGCGATGCAGTATACTCAACGGTTAACCCATTACATTCAAACTTTACGTGCTGAAATAATTGAAACCGCTAAATCTGATCCTAAAATGGCATCAATGGTTTTAGCGTTAGATACCGCACAATCAAAAGTTTTTCATACCACTGAATCGTTTAAGGCTCTAAAACGTTCAATCGAAGGTATTGGCCCAACTCAAGGTGCATTCTCACCGAATATGTCCCTCATTGGTAGGGAGTTAGCAGCTGTTACAGATGCGGCTACTAAATCGATTGACTCGCACGTTCAACAATTTCAAGAACGTTTAAAAGGTATTCTTCAAAAAGGCGGACCGCAAGAGATTTATGGTGCTATTAAAGAGGCCATGAAGCTTCCTGTTGGATCTTTTGATCAACCTATTTCTTCTCAGGGTATTGGTCAAATCCTCTTTGGTGGTGGTAATGAATCCCTAATAAGGGGTATGAGCTTTGAACGTCTTACTCAAATCAAAGCAGGTCTCGGTGAGTACTTCCAAGAAGTCGTCGAATCAGGTTGGGGTGCTGGAGCGATTAAACGTGCTCAGGCTATTATTAAGAGATTGTATACCGGTATTAATGAGGAGATGCACACTCAACGTGCTGAGCTTTTAAGTAAGGGCGAGCAACTTCCGACACTTTCTGATGAGACTATTCTGCCTTCAAGATGGGCTCAGGAGCCAACAGAGAAATTTTCAAAGCAAATGAAGAGTGCAACAAGAGCTGTTATGGAAGCTCTTGTTGCCGCAGATACTGAAACTTTCCCAGATACTGCACCATTCGTTCAAAAGATTTCGACTTGGTCTGTAGGTCAAATCGATAAGATTATCAAGACCTTAAAACAAAAGACCTCACAGAAAAGTCAAGAGTTTGCAAAAGCTCTTGTACCTGGAGAGTTAGCAGAATCACCTGAACAAGAGAAAATGCTTATCCAGATGATGAACTGGGAACGTGCGATTGCTTCAGCCGAGAAAGTTAAACAAGGCAAGCTGGATGAACTGCGTAGAAAAAGAACGGCTGCCGCGAAGGATGTGGGAGTTGAGGGTGAAGATGTTCTAACAAGTGAAGCTATCTCAATTGCTGAAGCCGCACCTGGTGCTGGACGAAAGATTGTTGAAAGCATTGATAGCGTAACTGCGCAGAAAGTAGCCGCACTCAAACGCCAGATCGCTCAAATGAAGGGAGCTGGTGGAGCTGCTGCACTAGTTGATTATGAAAAGGGAATGGCTGAAGGAATTAAACAGCCGGGATTCCTTGAAACTGTTTTAGGACCTACTCAAATCGATCCAGTTAAACAAAGACTGTCGAATCTTATAAATCCATTTGTTCAAATCAATGCTGAGCTTGAAAACCTTGGAATGGTATTTAGTCGTCAAGGTAGGCCAGTTGCAGCTTGGAGCGAGTTACTAAAAGCTGGTCAAACCACTATCATGGACTTAATCAAGGAAGTTGCTAAAGTCAGTCCAGCAACTGATACCCTTGATGAGCATATCATGAAGTTTAATGCGACAGCGTCTGATGAAAAGAAAGTAATGACCTTCGCGTCATTATTAGAAATGATTCAGTCAATCAAGATCGCTCTTTCAGTCGCGATTCCAGAATACCAGAAATTGGTAGATACTGGTGACTTTACTGGCGCTGCTGCAAAGCGAGAAGATCTCGTATCTACTACGAGACTGTTAACAACCTTGATGCAGGAACTCGCGCGTTCTGAATCTGCGGTAGTTAGTAACGAATTTCTAATTGAAGATTTACGTCGTCGTGAAATTACTACCCTTCGTGAGTTAGGTCAAGCATATCGAATTCATAAACTTGAAGCTCAAGAAAGTATTGGACCTTTAGCTTCTGCAAGTAGAGCCGAACAAGCTAAAGCCGCGCTTGCTGGTCGAGACATCCTTAGACAATCAGTTATCTCTGCTCAATGGAGAGGTGAGAAAACTACTGAGCCTGGTGGACCATTTGAAGGTATTGGTGAACCAGTTGGAACTATTGCTGATGTTTCAGAGAAGATGCTTGGTAGATGGGATCAACTTGCGAATATGCGGAAAGGTATTGTTGATGTTATCAATACTTATCGTACAGCAAACAAAGAATTTGAGTATGGAGTTGCTGAGCCGAAGAATTTAGATGACTTGATTGCGAAGCTTATGAAGTTCAATCGAATTCTAGAAGAAGGAAAAAATCTTCCTCCGACGTGGCAAAAGTCTTACGAGAATGCTTTTAAGGGAGTCCAACCATTTTTACAAGGCGTTTTAGAAGCAGCTAATAAAGCAAGCACAAGTGCGGGTAGAACTAGCTTTGCTGAGAAGTGGGCTGGAGATATTCAGAAAGCTCGTGATGAAGCAGCGCATTTAATTATTGAAATGCAAGAGCTGACCAAGCTTATGCAGTCAACGCCACGCGGTGCTGAAACGCAACAAAAACGTATTGCACAATCTGAAAGAGCTGGCGAACTTTTAGAGCGGGCCGGTGTAGTCCAGCTTGAAATGAGTAAGGATTCTCATACTCCCTCTGAAGAGATGAGGCTGGCTGCTGCTGCCACCCAAGAGTTAAAAGCAGCTTCAAGTGGTAACTTATCGCTTTGGGAACGTATTACTAATACAGTTAAAACAACTCGCAATAACTTCGCCGACTTATTCATGTACCAAGTTCGTTGGTATACTTCTATGATGATTTTCTGGGGCGTATTCAATAAAGTGGGAGAAACATTTAAAGCCCTTGTTGAAACGCAACACCAAATCCAACGTGCTGTAAGAGCCATGCGTGAAGAGTCTGGTGAGATTGTTCAACACTGGGCGCGCCTAGAGCACGTCGCTCAAGCTAATATTTTCGAGAATATGGTTAAGTGGGCCACTGATGCTAAACAAGCTGGTGAGGTTTTATGGCAGTTAGGTTCTGCCGGTCTTAACGCTTCCGAGTCTCTTGCAGCTCTTGGACCAGTCCTAGGCTTGATTAGAGCTTCTGAAGGTGATACCACAGAAACTACTAAAATTGTTGCTGGTGTATTTAACGTTCTGCAAGATTCAATTGAAGGTGCCGCACAAGCCGGAACCAAGTTTAGAATTATTACCGACGTTATAGCGAAGGTGTTTAGAGATCACCAGGTCGAACTTTCTGAGTTGAACCAAGGTTATCGTTTCGCTATTTCATCTGCTGATACTGCTGGTTTAAGTTTCTATGAATTATCCGCCATGTTGGGTGTCCTTAATGATAATATGATTAAGGGTTCTCGGGCTGGGCGTGGCTTACAACAAGTTTTGGTTCACATCGCTAAAGACCCCTACGAGATCGTCGCTTCATTCATTGAACTTGCTAAGCACATGAATGTTCCTCTTGAGGTCTACGAGAAGTTACAGAAGCCAATTGCGAATATGTCAACAATGGAGCTCATGCGAGAGTTTAGTAATATTGTCAAAGCTTCAGGAAAAAGTTTGGAAGCTCTTAGTCGTGAGATGGATAAGTTTGGAATGATTGGTGGACGTACTCTTGCACCGCTTCTTTTGAATTTCGATAAAGTTGATACGACCGTTCAACAATTAATTTTACATTCAACCGGATCTACTCAACAGATGGCGCAGCATATAACCACTACTATCGCTGCGAACCTCCGCCGTGTCGCTTCATATTTTGAGCAGTACATGTATCCAGTTATTACTGGCCTAAATACTATTTTTAGTGCTACACTAATTGGTTTTGTTAAACTTGCTGGAGCGATGGAAGGCATTCAGTCCAAAGTAATTTCAGGTAGTTTCGGTTCAATTGGAATGCCTGGTGTTGGTGGAACTATTGATGCATTTCTTAAAGCTGCAACTTTGATCGGTTCGATTTCAATTCTTTCTGCCCAACTGCCTGATAAGTTTAACCTCGTTAATAAAGCTTTAGAGTGGATGGGTAATAGGGGTGCTGCTGGCTTTGAAAAGCTGGGAGCTGGATTTTTAAATTTACTTGCAAGTACTGGACCTCTTGCACGAGCCTGGGGATCGATTGTTTCAGGATTTCAAGCTGGACTTAGCGCACTCTCAGCTGGGTTTGAATTACTAAAAACAACGTTGATTAGTGTTAATGCGTCTATCCAGTCTATCGGTGTAGGCGCTACATTAATGAAACCGTTACAGGCTGGATTAACAGCAGCGTCGGCAGCTGCATTATACCTCTATGATTCGATTAAGCTCGTAGGTCTTGGTCGTACAATAATGGATGGTTTAATTACTGTAACGCTTGCTTTGGGAACCGCGCTTAAAGCAGTCGGAGCGGCAATGTGGGCACATCCTGTTCTTGCAGCCATTGGTTTAATCGCAGGCGCTTTTGCAATCGCTTATGCTTATGTAAAGATCTGGAAAAAAAGTGTGGATGATGTAGTTGCGGAGTCGATTGAATCTGCTGCGAAATATCAAGAAAAATTGACAGAGCTAGAACAAAAGTCAATTCAAGCTCATCATGCGTTATCTAACATTAAAGAAAACAAGGAAGCATATAGGGCATTAATTTCTGGTGCCGAGGATTCCGCTACTGCTACAGATAAGCAAAGAAAGGCTTTCGATGACTTAATGAGATCTGCCGGTATTGAAAGTAATACCATGAAGGATAATACAATTACCGTTGGCGAACTCAAACAGCGATTTAGTGAGCTAACTCCTGAAGTGCAAGAAAATGTGAGAGCCCTTAACGCACATTATAATGCTGTGTTAAGTAATAAAGAACTTCAAGAAAAATTTATTGAAAGTCTTCGCAAGCAAGTCGAAGCGATGGAAGCTACCGCTGAGGCAGCTAAAAAAGCTAAACAAGAGTTAGCTGGTGGCTTCATGTTCAAGTCACAAGATAGTGAAGTGTCGGCAAAGAACTTCACTAACTGGATTCGTACGATTTTCATGAGTAAAGAAGAAAGATTAGCTTTCTATGAAGAACAGCGAGCGGCGGTGAAGGATGCAGAGAATTCGGCTAGGGAAGCCCGCAACCAAATCGCTAAGAGTTTTGAGTCTATTGGAACTTTACATATCTCGAATCCAATGAAAGATTATGTTAAGGAGTTGATGGGAAAAGGTAAAGATGAAACAGAGATTAGAGATGCGTTAGAAAAAGCTTTCATGCCTCCGAAGAATTTGAGCTTTAAAGATTGGAAGCCAAATATTGAAGGCTTTGATTATGACGTTGCATTGAGACGCATCTTTCCAGACAATGCAGTACTCGAGAAGATTTTTAAAGAGGGTGCTACCGCTGAAATCTTTGGCGCGAAGGCCGCCAAAGAAATTGAAAAGATTGATACTAGTAAAGCATCTGGAATGGCTGAAGCTAAACGAATCGCGTTCGCTGCATTGCTTAATAAAATCTTCCCAAGTCTGTCTGATAAGACTTTAGAATCCGCTGGCGTTAAATTAGGTCCAGAGGCTATGAATAAGTATTTAGACGCCTTAAATCGCGCACATGAACAATTCTTAAAGACTTTAGGGGCGCATGAACAAGAAGTTAACCAGTTCTACCTTAAAGCGGGTGAGTCTGCTGTTGGAGCGATGAAGCAAGGTTATGATGCTCAAGCGTTTGCAACAGAAGCGTTTGGAATGGAAATGACCCGCTTGAATCAAGACTATATTCGTACACAACAAGAGTTTGCCGAGAAACGTCAGATTATTGAACGTAAGCATGCAGAGACTGGACGCGAAGTTCCCAAGGTTGAAATGGATACCTTGAATATTGAGGAACAAACTGCACTACTTAAAGTGCGTCAACAACAATTCGAACTCGCAAAGAAGATTGGTGACCTTACAGCTAAGGCATGGCAAGAAGGTGCTGGCGAAGTATTGAAGTATCAGTACTCAATGAAGAACTTAGAAGCCAAACAAAAAGAACTTCAAGCTACTGAAAAACTTTCTGAGATTGAAAAGAAACTTGCCGAGAATGTTCGCGTCAGTATGCAAGAGGCCGAAGAAGCTCACCGCTTAAAGATGGAGTACCTCAAACTAGAAGCGGAAGGTAAAAAACTTGAAATCGAGTACAATAAGACCTCCGAAGAGATGAAGTTGAATGCGGTCATTCGCGAATCTCAAATGCTCCTCGCAAAGGATGCAGTTGAGAAGGATGAACGTTTGAAATTAACTGATGTACAAAAGCAAATGGTTAATAATCAGATTGCGATGGCCGAACGTCAATTATCACAATTAAGTTCCTTAATGGGTATGCAGATGGCTGTTGCCCAGCAAGAAATGAATACGAAGGTGAAACAGGAAGACGAACGCGCGTGGCAGGAACGTGGAAAGATTGCTATTCATAATCTTCGTACAATGCTTGAAGGTCAAGCCGCAGTAGTCGGTGAATTCTATCGTACACAAATGCCAACCGGTGCTTCTGGTGGAGATAGTGGAACTTCTAAGTACTTTGAGAGGGGTGTTCACGGTTCTGAAGCTAAAGCTGAACATATTGTGGGAAGGCTTGAAGGTCTTGATCCTGAGTTCATGAAACGTTTGAAAGGCCTTGCAGACGAGTATTATCAGATTACTGGCAAGGTCATGCGTGTTTCAGATGCTTTCCGTTCATATCAAGAACAGGTTGATTTAAAGAAAAGAAAGCCAACTTTGGCTGCAACTCCTGGCTACTCAATGCATGGGTATGGATTAGCCGTTGATATTGATACTGCTCAAGCTAATGAAATGGCTACGATGGGTCTACTTGAGAAATGGAATATCTATCGTCCAATGCTTGGTCAGGGTGGTGGTAAGAATGAGCCTTGGCATTTACAACCAACTGGAATGAGAGCAGAAACTGTTAAAGTTCCAATGAATATTGCAGTTGATTATAGTGCTGAGAAAATTCCACCCGCATCAGTGGAAAAAGCAAAACTTTCTCTTGCCGGAGAGATGCAGGCCGCTATTGATGAAATGCTCAAGATGTTGAAAGAACGCGGAGAGAAAGCCCAACCTCAAATCAAGAAAGGGATCACAGAATTATTCAATACCTTAAAGGACCTTCACATTGATCCTAAAGATATTGATTTATATTCTAAGTTCTTCGATTCATTAAAGAATGTTGCAATCGCGGCTGGCATGCCTGTTAAGAAAATTGCTGACCTTATTACTGAAGCATATAAGAAGCAGTTTGATCAAGGCGTAGTATTTGATGTTCCTCTCCTTGTAAAATATACCGCTGAAGCTCGTGCGGCTGGTGGAACAGATGAACAGGTTCGTAAACGCGTTCAAGAAACCTTTAGAGTAGCCTTCGAGCACGAAGAGAACTGGACGAAAGATAGATTCCAAGGAATGATGGATTTCATTTCTAATGGAGTCACTGAAACTGGCATCTCTGGTAAGAAAGTGTTCGCCCAATTAATGACGGACATCTTTACTCCTTCTAAGCTCCAGATCATGTTGGATAGCGATATTGATCTTATCGATATGTTCTATCAACAGATCGCTAATCTTGGAAGGAAACTTACGAATAGTGATGTAACACCTACCAAGATTGGTAGAACCTTTGAGACCGCTATTCGTGGTATTATTTCTTCTGGGGAAGAATTAGCTCCTGAGAAATATGAGAAACTCGTTAACGCCCTTTCACAGATTCCTAGAATCAATCTGAAAGAAGCAGCATCGGATGTTGAGAAGTATTGGCAAGCAATTGGTAACACTCGAGCATTGTCAATGCCCGATCTTGGAACGATGCAACGCGATATGATGCGGTTCGGTTCTACTTCAGATGAAGTTTGGAAAGCGATTGGTGATGTCGCCGATGTTCAGATTCGTCGTATGTATGCTTCGTGGGAAAAAGGCTCCGAACAAATGAAGGGTGACTTTAGCACCTTGAAAGAGTTAAGTGGTGCCTTCTGGTTAGGAATGCTTAAAGGTGTTGCTGACTACGCTTCTAAACTTAAAGACCCGATCAGACGTCTTGCCGGTGAGATCACCGAGATTCTCAATTCGATGCAGTCATCTCTTGAATCGATTATTAGTGATACTCTCAAGGGTGACTTTAAAGGATGGAATGAGTACCTCACTAAGTTCGGTGAGAACTTAATTAACATTGCTTCTAAGAACATGTCAGAAATGATCATGCAATCGTTGACTAGCTGGGTTGGCGATGCGATGGGAATTAAGAAACCGAGACCTGGTGAAATGTCTCAAAAAGAAGCTGAAAGTTTTGGTGCGAAAGAAGGCGAACGTCAGTCAAGAGCTAACATTGAACAGACCATGCAGCATACTGAGAAGATCAAGACTGGTCAAGAAAAGGTTATTGAAAATACAAAAAGAATCGCTGATAACGTTGCTGAGCTTATCGATGTAGTGAAACAAAAAGGCGGAGAACATCCAAGCGAAACTAGATCAGGAACTACTGGCGGAGAAAGAACTTCTGAATCTGGTGAGAGAGTTGGTGGTATTTCAGGCGGTGGTGGTGAAACTGGAGTAGGTCCTATCGAATCTGGGGCTTCGGAAGTCGCTGCTGTAATGCCAAGCTCGAAAACATCTGGAGCGGTTGAAAGGGCAGAAGAGAAACCTTTAGTCGGTTATGAAACAGAAGGTTGGGATGCAGGTCTTTCGAAAACTGAAATTGAGGAATATAAAGCAAGAGGGATTCCAGTTCTATCTGAAGATGCGGGTGTAACTGGAGAAATTAAAGAAGAGACTAGACCTGATTTCGGTTTCTTAAATCCTCTTGTCGATTATTTCTATAGACCTGAACAACCATTTATTTTCCATTCAGGTGGCATTGTTCCGGGATCTGGAGATGTTCCAGCAATCTTAGAAGGTGGCGAAGGTGTTATCTCTAAGAGCGCAATGAAGAAGTTTGCTGAAGGTGGAGAAGTTGAAAATCCTCTGCAAGGTTTGATGAGCGGTATTGGTCAAATGGTTCAAGGAATGTTGGCCCCAATTACTGACTCTATAAAAAGCCCACGTCAACAACAAATCGCGCAAATAGGTGAGGGTAATTACGCTGACACCTTCATGAATCAAGTCCAGTATGAGAAAGCTTTCCAGCAAGAAAGAGATATGTATCGCCAGATTGATGCACAAAAGTATGCTCAATCACAACAGCAACAATTGCAACAATGGATGCAGGGTGGTCCAATTAGTAGTATGTTTGGTCTTGGTGGTGGTGGTGGATTGGGTGGAGTAATTGGTGGTGGGCTTGGTTTACTTTCAAAGATTGGTATGTTCTTTGCTGAGGGCGGCCTTGTACCAGCAATTCAATGGTTAGCAAGTGGTGGACCAATCCTACAGAAGAATATTAATTATTCTTTATACTCATCAACCGTCGGACAGTCTAATTGGCCAACATCTACTACGACTAAAGAATCTTGGTTTGCGAAGTACTTCCCATATCTTGCAATTCCAATGATGTTAATGCTTTCTTATGGTCTTAGCGGTAGGAATAAAAAGCAGGCTGCAGCTCAGGCTGATACTGATGCGTTTGTTAAGAGAATGCAGCAGAAGCTTGAAAGTGTTAAAACGCCCGAAGAAGCTTTCGCAGGTAAAGACTTACTTAGCACTGGACTTCCTGGAGCGCCAAGCCTATTTCAAAAACCATCTCTGTTTAGTCAAGGGTTGTTCAAGACTCCAGATTTAAGTTCTTCCATTGCAGATAACATTTTTGGTGAAGAGTTTGCTAAGGGTGGACTTGTTCAATACTTTGCATCCGGTGGAAATGTTTTAACAACTCGTTCTGCAGCGGAAACTAGTTGGCAGAATATGGGGCATACTGAAACGGTTTATACTGACGTTCCTTCTGCATGGCAGATGATCATTCCTGGATTAATGTTAACTCTTCTACTTCCAATGTTGATGAAGAAGAAACGGGTGGGAGAGCAGTCTACTGATGTAACTGATCTCAAAAAGAAGTATACTGAGATGGTGGGCAAATCGCCTGACTTGAAACCTAAATCTATTGGAGATTTGTGGAAAGAAAGAGATAGTGGTAAGTCAATGTTTGATATGCTCGGAAATGGTGTGAAGCTTAATCCTGAACTTACCGGCATATCCGACTTACAAGCAAAACTTGATGCAGCTAAAGCAATTCCATCCGGATCTTCGGGAGGCTTCCTTAATACCTTAATAGGAGGTCCTTCAAGGTGGTTAGAAGGATTACAAGGAGTTGGAAGTTCTCTATGGAGCGGCATTTCTGGAATCGGCAGTTCTCTATGGAGCGGTATCTCAAGTATTGGAAGTGGAATCGGTAGCCTGTTCTCAGGAATTGGAAGCTGGTTTGGTAGCTTATTTAATAGAGGAGGTTTGGTTAGAAAGCTAGCTGGTGGTGGATATATCGCAGATTGGGGTGTTAGTAGATATTCTAATGGTGGTCCTATCGGTGGAGCTGGAACAACCGATACCGTACCCGCAATGTTAACTCCTGGAGAGTTCGTTGTTAATCGTCAAACAGTTGGAATGTTTGGACCCCAATTCTTCCATGCGTTACAAGATATGGCGAAGTTTAAAGGCGTTGCATCACCCGAGTCAGTACTTGCAGGAATGAGTGGAACATTAAAATTTGCTGCCGGTGGAGCAGTTCCAATTCCGAAACTTCCTAATGTTGCTGTACCAACAACTGAGCATAAAATTACAGTGGCGAACGTTATGGACGAAGAGTCCGTTGGTCAATTTCTTAATACGAAAAAGTATGGAGAAGTTCTTGTCAATAAGCTTGGCGGCGGAGTTTCTCAACGCCTGTTGAGAGGTCAAGGAGTTTAAATGTTTATTCCCAAACCCATAACAATGGCAATCATCACTTTCCTTTTTCCAATGGCAACATCTGTCGGTTACTGGCTTAAAGTGACTACAGTTGGTGAAGTTGGAATCGCTTGGCAGATCTCAATTCTCGCGTTTCAGATTCAGAAATACTTTTGGAGCGAAACTGATTATCGTGAAGTAAAGCACTTCTTATTTAGGGGGAAGTAATGCAAGTCCATTTGTTCGGCTTCACTCTAAATCAAGCTTCGCTTTATGTCACGAATGATAACGTCCAACACGTTTATAGTGGCATCACATATAATGCAAGTGCTATAACGTGTAAGGAATATATTTATGACCTTAAAGAGGTTATGGGTGAAGCCAATATTAACATTCCGTTTGCTCAAAGTGGCTTCCTCGCTGGTGCTGCTTCACGTTCAATTGAAGGACCTGTTAGAGTAGAAGTGTATGAATATGATACAATTAACGATGATGCGACGCTAATTTTTCGTGGATTTGTAAACGTATTTAAAGTATCTAAAGCTGCTCTCGATATGCAATGTGTATCATTTGTTGAGCACGCACGAGATAATTATGCGAGACTTCAATTGTCGCGCGTATGTCAGCATCGACTTTATAGTCCTCTCTGTGGAGTTAATGAAGCGAATTACAAAGTTGCTGGAACTATTTCTGGCTTCTCAGTTGATAGAGTTACTATTGAGATTAATGGAATTAATAATACGAGTGGATACTTTACTTATGGTTGGGTTGAATGGAAAGGAGTATATCGCCATATTGTAAATGATGTTTGGAATGGTACTTCACGTTTTGTTGATTTACTGCACTTCGCACCCACATCGTGGCAGAAAGATCAGCAAATAACTTTAGTTGCTGGGTGCGATAAACATTCAGATACTTGTAAGAGTAAGTTTGGGAACTTTGCGAATTTTATGGGATTCCCTTATGCACCATATGAATCCATTAGATATACGGGATTAAGGCAACAATCTATTAGTAGGTCGAAAAAATAATGAGTGTGTTACAAAATTTCATTGATGAAGTAGAATCTTGGGTTGGTACACCCTATTTTACTGAAGGATGTACTAAGGGTCCTAAAGGTGGGACTAATTGTGGTCATTGGCTTGTCGCAGCTATAACATCAACAATACCAAATTCCGAAGCAGTGTTAGAGGGTTATGAATGGTCACACATTAGATACTTTAAAACTTGCACAGACATTATGCCAGCAATAATAGAGAAAGTTGCGGTTGAAATAACTCTCGATGAAATAACGGTAGGAGATGTTACGTTTACTACATATAGACGAATCGCTTCCATTCCAGCAGTTTATGTTGGTGATGGAATGTATGTCTATTGTAATGTATCTCAACGACAGATAGTAAAGATGCCTTTATTAGAGAATTATTTGAACAAGCTTTCACATGTTTATCGTTTTAAATATTTTATGGAGGGTCATTAAATGGGGCTCTTGAGTTTTGCAAATCCGGCGATGTGGTTAGTGAATATTGGAATTGCGGGATTGGGTTATCTTTTATATAAACCAAAACGTAATCAAAAAACTAAACCGCCTGACATGGAATTTAAAATGAGTGCTGTAAAGATTGGTACTCCCATTCCAGTCGTGTTAGGTTACGCTAAAGTAGGTGGCCTAATTATTGAATGGGGTGATTGGACTGTTGTGGCGCATAAGAAACGTATAAAAGGTGGTAAAGCCTTCTAATGGGAATTGGAAGTCAAATCAAAATTACAACTTATACGTATCGCATTCGAACTGCGTATGCGATTACGTATGGTCCTATCGATGAATTCATTCGATTTGATTATAATAGTGACTACAAAACATACTATGCCGCACGTTCTGGATCCGTTCTCAATCTAAATACTTCCGAGAACGTTCTTTCAGGTCAAATCTGGTGGGGTAATGCTAGCCAAGGTACTAGTCCAAACCTTTCTGTTATGCATGAGGGGATGAACTATAATAATATTTGCTATGGTGACTTCCATCTTGATCTAGGTTCCTCCCCCGCAATGCCGGCTGTTGCGTTTACTGTTACACGATACTATGCACCCGATCTTCCGGAAGGTTATAGTTGGGGAAGTATAACTGGATCATCGAGTGGCATGAATCCCGCCGTAATGCTTTATGATTTATTGACGAATCAGGTATATGGCTATGGTTTGAGTGCTGATGATATCTATATTGATTCATTTGTTGGAGCTTCTAATCAATTGGCGAACGAAGATTTAACTTGTAGTACTGTAATTGATACCGCTGAAGTGTATGCCGTTGTTCGCGCGGTACTTGATTGGATCGATGGAGAGTTAATCTATCGTGAGGATGTTGGAAAGATTGCTCTTCGTTTAAGAAGAAAAGATTATACGCTTGATCAACTAGTTCAAGTGACAGCATCCGATATTCGAGCTCAAACTTTTGATTTACAGCGTCCAAGTTGGTATGCAACTAAGAACGTAGTTTACGTTAACTTTAATGATATAAATCGTGAATGCGATCAAAACTTAGTGTATGCTGAAGATTTAGCAAACTACAATATGACGGGCAACCAACGAGTTCAAGAGTTTAACTTTAATATTTTCACTGAAGGTTCGATGGCTCAAAAGGTTGCGACTCGTCAATTGCATAGACACTCATATCCTTGGGCTAAAGTTACCTTTGAGTGTTTCGCAGATAAAGGAGATGCACTAAAAGTTTTCGAACCCTTTTGGCTGCAACACGATTACTACGGCGTAGCGGCAGTATTTAGGATTACAGAGAAACGCCGTCAAGGACCGAACATTTGGAAAATTGAATGTGTCGAGGAATGCTTTTGTGCTAACTCCGCTTTTGCTGCAGGAGTTGATGAACCGTATCCAATTGTTCCTTATGTAACTCCTCAATCGATCGATTGGGATTATCGAATTCTTAATTCATATTATCGTGGATATCTTGTACTTGGATATTCTAACGACCAGACAACCGATGTTATCTTAGATAGTTTCGTGGTAGAGTCGGATGTTGGACTTTCAACCTGTGATTACGCATGTGTTGGTAGGCTCGTTAATCCCGTTACTTCAGGTCATGATGCTACGTTATATGTTCAAAAGGATAAACACTTTCAAGATGACTTCTCGACCGTTGGTTACGTTCTAATTGATGACGAGATCATGAAGATTGACTCTGCATCAGAGACTACCGATCAAGTAACGTATCTTTCAAGTAATGCTCATCGTGCATTGGAGGAAACAACTCAAGCGAATCATTCTGTCGGTGCTAAAGTATTTGCCCTAGATTGTCGAGCTTTCGTTGCATCGAATATGATTCCTGGGCATACGTATACGATGTCTATCACAGCACATTATATGTATCCTATTCTTTGGTTTGATTCTGATGATGCCGTAACGTATGAGATCGTTTGGGAACCTCTTACTGATATGCCAAAGGATCCCGTGATTCAATCACACAGTAGTGACGATTATTTACAGGATATTACTTTTACTTGGAAGGCTCAAAATAGAGTCGCACCAATTCCAACACCATGTTCTGGACTTACTGCATATCCCCAAACCGACTCGGTCGATCAAATTTTAGGATATAAGATATGTCAGTGTAATCAAGGGGCGGGAACGACAAGTTTGTTAACGACTTACATTGATCCTGGTACAACTTCATACACAAGTACGCGTGCCGAAAGAATTGCGGCAGGAATTTGTACGTCCTTTAGATTTGAAGTTTATTCTCGTGGAGTGAAAGGTTTTGATTCACTTCCCGCTACGATCGATATAGGATAAGAAAATGCCAATTAATTTACCCGCATATGATATACAACGGCTTTCGATAGGCCCTGCAGTAATTTATTTTGGTGCTGCTGGAATTACTCCTACTATCGATTTTGGAGCAATTCATGGTGCTGATCTAAAGATTGCGATTGAGACTACTAAGTTTTTAGTTGGAATGCCTGCTGTCCCATCTTGGTATCGTTTTAAATCAGTTGATGTAACCTTAACAGTCAAGGGTCTTGAATGGAATTTAAATAAAGTTAAACAAGCGATTGGTGGTTGGTTTTTAGATACAACGCAAGGAAGTTTACATACGGAAACTCTATACGGAAACTTTGAGTATGTAGATCCTTTATCGTTACGTTTAGTTCACGTAACACCATATGGCGCAACATTGATGGTAGATATCTATCAAGCACTCCCCGGAGGAGCAGATCAATTTTCCTTCCAATGGAATCTTCACGAGATTCCATACACCTTTCATGCAGTCTCGACTCAGTATGACTGGGGTGGAAATGCTCTCCCTCCAAATACGCCATATAAAATTACTTTCCAACAAACGGTGTAAGTATGGCGAATATCTTTATGACTGGTTTTGAGTGGGGAACTTTGTATGAAGTTTCCTGGTGGGATGCATGGAACTTTTGTTCTATTGCAACTGATGTCGTTCGTTCAGGAAACTACTCGATACGTTTATATGGAGCGTATGCTTCCTTCGCCATTTTTCTTCCTGGAGCTAAGAATGAAATTTTCGTCCAGTTTGCGTACTACACCGATGGGGCTTTTGGGAGCATTGGTTCAGTATTGTTAAACTGGTATGGTTTAAGTGGCGATAGACGTATTGGATATATTTCAACCTCTGAATCGGGGCAGATCCGTATCTATACCGTAACTCATCCTGATGGAGTAAATGAAAGTGCGACGCTGAGGGCTCAAGGAAATGTTCGTTTAAAAACGAATCGTTGGTATGTTATTGAAATGCGAATCAAAGCCGATCCGAACTTTGGCGCCTTAGAAGTTCGAGTTGATGGTGTTCCAGATTGTAGTTTTTGGGGACCAACTACAGAATATAATCCTGGAACAATTGATTCCGTCAGGTGGGGTCAGTTTAGTTGTTGGATTGATGATATTGTAATCAATGATACGACTGGAACTCATAATAATTCATGGCCGGGCTGTTTGAAAGTAGTTCTATTGAAACCTCAATCGGATGGTGCTTATGTCGAATGGACTAAGTCTGATGAAGGACATAATTATGATATGGTTAATGAAGTACCATTTGATCCCACACGATATGTCTATACATCAGGTATTGGTCTGAGAGATCTATATAATATCGAAAATCTTCCTGCGGAGGCTGGTGAAGTATCAATAGTTCGAGGTGATGCCTGGTGTTTTAAGGATAGTGGTAGCTCCGCACAAAATCGAACGATTACATTTTCGGTAATGCCAGGGGTAACAATTACTGACTCAGCCGCACAGGATATCACTCTCTCATATCAGTTAGTTCATTGTCCCTTTGATTATAATCCGGATACCGGCGAAATTTGGTCTAAAGAGGAAGTTAATTCTATGCAGGCGGGGATCAAATCAAGCTCGTAATAGGTACTCCCCTTGATAAATAGATTTTATGATGACTACACTTGCAAAGCAGTATATCGATTTGAAACCGACGCAATCAATGTCGATTCTCAACATACCAATCATCTCGTAAATTCCGGCGTTACAAACAATCTTACTGACTATCAAGAAGGTTATGCCTCCGCTCAATTTAATGGTAGCGCGAGGTTTTCGCTTGCGGATACGAGCCTCTCCGCTGGATTCCCTTTAAAGTGGATTGAAAATCCTGTTGATCGTGAAGAGAACCCATCTATCATTTCGGCAGCATTCTGGATCAAGTTTACCGATGTAATTGGAATGCAGGCGATTGTTGCAAAACACGATCCAACGAATGATGCTCGTTGTTGGATGATCTATGTCGATTCTGGAGTTCTTAAAGTAGCTTGGGGTATCAATGGAGGTATTGATCAAAAGACTATTTCATCACAAACTACTTTAGTTGCAAATAGGTGGTACCATATTGGGGTATCATGTTCGAGCGTCGAATTGTTATGCCAGTTTTATATTTGGGATTCAGTTGTTGGCAATATCATTTGCAATAAGTTGTATCAAGCCTTAAACGATCCCATGACAACCTGTACCGCCGACTTTACTATTGGTTCAGACCATGCAGGAGATTATAAACTTTCGGCAACTCTTGATGAGCTTGTTATCTTCAATACGTATAAGAAACCGAATGAATACGATCAAATCCGTAAACAAGAGTATGTCGGTCCTCTAAAGAATAGTTTAATTGATGACCCTTCATGTAAAGCTTGGTTTGATTTTGAACCTGATCAGATGTTATTTGATTGGCAGAATGGTCACGTTCTAACCGATGTTAATACTATCTCTCCAAGTCAAACCTTTTTCAAGTGCAATAAGCAGGCTGTTTATTTTAATAAGATAAATAAAGAGTATGCTTATATTTCGGATTCATCCCTTCAATCTGGATTCCCATTAAAGCTTAATGATTCTGATTGTGCATTTACATTTGCATTCTGGGTGCGTTTAGATGATGATATAGGTGGAACTATTGTTAGTAAGTCTGCAAATACTAATGGGCAGAAGAGTCTTGTACTTTATTTTTCGGGAACTACCTTCCAAGTTCGATGGGGATATGGAACCGACTTTCAAACGTTTAGTACAATTCACTTTACGACTCACCGTTGGTATCATGTTGCCGTTGCAGGGCATGGAACTCAAAAGATTCTCACTATTCGAATTTGGGATGACGTTCAACAGTCAGTAGTGTATTTTAATCTACTTCACCCAACGAATAGTTTAATTGCTGGAGCTGGACCTTTTTCGATTGGATATCATTCAGGCGTGACTGAATACTTCGCGGGATGGTTAGATGAACTTTTAATTTTTAATCAACCTAAGTCTTTAGAAGAAACTGATTTGATGCGTAAAGGATTATACCATCGGCCTTTACTTTACGCATGTGTTGAATCGGTTTGTGCTCAGCCAACTTATTGGCTACCTGATGGTCTCAAAGTTGTTTCTGTAGGAGTTCAACCAACTTTTATACCAGTCGCAATGGTAAAGACCTGTGCTTGTGGTATGATGGTTCAGTACTACGCTACGAATCGATTCACGGCAAACAATATGCATTTAGATCCTGATTGTGTCGCTGCGTACAGTTTTGAATCTGGTTCAATGTTTTTAAGTGACTCAATTGGTGGGAATGATTTAACCGACCATGGAACGATTGATCCAGTACAATAAATTAATAGAAGGTGTTTCGTATTTTCAAGGAGTGAGTGGCTATATAATCTATGAGCACAACATTCAAAAAGTATTGGTTTCGCGGCAAGCCACTCAAGCAACTCCAACCTAATTCTAAGTTCTTTAAGTATTGGCTCAACGGCTCGCCCTTTGATTGTTTTTATCAGTTGGGTGGGCCGCCCCAAATTGTAACTCTTTCTGAAACTCTACATCTAACATTAACGCAATATGCTCCAACGATTAACTTTGGATATTGCGTTACGCCTTCCTGCTTACACCTAACGTTAACTCAATATGCCCCCGCTTGCTCTGCTGGAACTGTTGATGGAGCAAATGTCGAGGCGTTAGATGTTCGAGTCATTTATTCAGAACCTGAGCAACTCAACGTTGAAGCTGTAGATGTTCGAGTCATTTATTCAGAACCTGAGCAACTCAACGTTGAAGCTGTAGATGTTCGAGTCATATACGCTGTAGAGAATGTTAAAGTTTCGCAAGTTATTGGTCAGGTTGAATATAATGTAGCGTGTACTTGTTATCCTGAGACCCTACACCTTACATTTATTTTACATGGCTTGCCAACTGTTGTTGCAATATCAACGACTTTAAGTTTAACTTTTACATCTCACGAGCCGACCTTCTTTGCTTCTGCTCACGTAGCTGTTGAGACTCTTCACTTAACGTTTGCTCAATATGCTCCCGATGTACCATCTACGATGGTACTCACGATGTCAACGCTTCATCTGTCGCTTGTTCAGCACCCTGTCTCGGTTCAATGCGAATGTAAAATAACGCCAGAATTACGGTCACTTAATTTAACCCTGTATACTCCATTAGTTTTAATTGGGGCCAAGCTCTCTGAGACGCTACACGCGGTTTTAAGCCTATATTCTCCGACTATTAAAACCGGATGGACAGTAGCAATATTGTTCGCACAACATCTCGCTGTCAATCAATATGCACCAACGATTAAGTTTGGTTGCAGATATATCATTTCAGCTGTCCAAAGTTTAACGCTTACACTTCATGAGCCGACCATTAAATCGGGAGTTTTTCTTCCTGAAACTCTACGTCTAACATTAACACAATATGCTCCAACGATTAACTTTGGATATCGCGTAACGACTATAGTCCAGCATTTAACGTTAGCACATCATGCTCCAACGATTAAGTTTGGAAGTAATCAACTTGTCGGACTTCAATCGTTAACGCTTTCGTTGCATGATCCAATAATTAGTACTGGAGTTTATCTCCAAGAAACTCTACACCTAACACTAGCTCAATCTAATCCAACAATTAAATATGATTATGTTGTTGCCTTATCGACTGCTCAACACTTAACGCTAGCTCTATATGCTCCTACATTAAGAGCCTCACAATCTATTTCTGTTGGACTACAATCATTAACGTTAACGTTACATGATCCAACAATTAACATTGGTGTTCGGATCTATGAAACTGTTCATTTAACGTTAGCTCAATATGCTCCAACAGCTAAGTTTGGATACGTTGTTGCAATTTCGGTTGCATTTCACTTAACGTTAAACAAGTATAGTCCATCTATTAAAACAGATCAACACTTAGCGTTAAGTACAACTCAATCGTTAACATTAACGTTACATGAACCTTATATTCAAATTGGTGCTTGTGTTCATGAAACTCTTGGCTTAACCTTCGCGTTACATAAACCAACTATTGATTTTAGTTATATCGTAGTTCCTTCTACTTTACATTTAGTACTTACTCAATACGCTCCAACTATTAAGTTTGGTTTTACTATTCCTGTTGGATTACAATCATTAACGTTATCATTACATAATCCAGTTATCAATACTGGTGTTACTTTATATGATACGTTACATTTGAGTCTCGCTCAATACTCACCAACACTTAAGTATGGATATACTGTAGCACTCTCGACGCTTCATTTAACGTTAAACAAGTATGCTCCGACAATTAAGTTTGGATATATTGTTCCAATTGACTTACAATCATTAACGTTAACGTTACATGATCCAACAATTAACATTGGTGTTCGGATCTATGAAACTGTTCATTTAAGTTTAAGTCAACGCGCTCCATCAATTTTCTATAGTTATGCAGTTGTACCTTCAACTGTCCACTTAGTGAGTGCACTGCACGCTCCCTTCATTCAAACAGATCAACACTTATCATTGAGTCAAGTCTTACATGCTACGCTTTCACTAAGTGATCCTGACGTTATTAGTGGTGTACGTATTTATGAAACACTGCATCTAGTTGGTACTCTTTACGCTCCGACGATTAACTTTGATTATGAAGTTGATCTTGCGACGGTTCAACATTTAAAGTTAGCATTATATAGCCCGACAATTTGCTTTGACTATGCCGTACCGCTCGATCTACAATCACTAACGTTTACAGCTCCAGATGTTCAAGTATGGACTGGTGTACGTTTGTTTGAGACTGTTCATTTAAGTTTAAGTCAAAGTGCTCCATCAATTTTCTATGGTTATACGGTTAAACCTTCAACAGTTCATTTACATTTCGCTTTAAAAGGTTTAACAATTCGTACTACTTGGACTGTTAGATATCTCGCGCCTTGCCAACACTTATTACTTTCAGCACCTGATATTAATGTAACAACTGGTGCGACGATTCATGAAACATCAAACCTTTACTTGACTCAATACAGCCCCGAAATTATAACGTTTGCGTTGATGGTTCCTAATACTCAATCATTAGTTGCAACGCTTCACGCACCACTCATTAAGATTTCACATGCGACTCAAGTTGAGACATTGTCATTAACTTTCACTAGCTACGACGCAGTGATCTTTATTGGTTCTAATATTAGAGAGTGCGCACACTTAACGTTCCATCAATATACTGAAATTGATTTATTCTATGATTGGACTCAAGAGGTTGAAACCTTACATCTAACCTTTAGACTACACGATCCAAGTACAATTGGAATTCTACCGTTTTATGAATACGATTTAGATCCATTACATAAGGAACGTGAATGGGCTTCAGAGTATACTCCAGGTGAAGCTACCTATGGAAGTAGACCTGGGTCTGCTTTAAGTTCGAACTTTCCATTGCGGAGTGATGACACTGATAAACAATTAACTGTTTGTTTCTGGCTACGTCTCAGAGATTCAGGTGGTTATCAACTTATATTTGCTAAAATGCAAGACGATGCAACCAATACTCCAGTAATTGGTCTTCAACGTCTGCACGGTCAATTAACTTTATTGTGGGCTTATAAAGAAAACGATGCTCAAGGATGGCCAAGTCTTGACTTCAAGTTTTCACTCGTAAATGAGAGATGGTATCATATTGGTCTCGCAGTTGACGGTAAGAATAAAACTGTCTACATGCAAGTCTGGGATGACTACTTAAAAACAAAGCAAGCGGAAATCTGGAATGGTATCTATCAACCAACCATTAATAGCTCACTAGTTTGCGGCGATGGTTCATTCCAAATTGGATACATGCATGGACTCTATGGTAAAGGTGAAATGTTCCTTGATGGTTATCTCGATGAGTTTCTTGTATTTAATAAACTTAAATCGCCATTTGAAATGGATCAAATTCGCAAAGGTACCTTCCGTGGACAAGAGGGCGGCCAGACTGTAGGCGACTTTGGATTGACAACAGCTTATGATCCGCAAGGAAAGATAACTGTCTATGATTATGCCACGATGGCAGCTTACAGTCCAAGTGGTAAAATTACCGTTGCTGACTTTGGAGTTTCAATTGGTTACAAAGTTCCTATTGAACTTCCCCCCGGGTTATTTCCAGTGATTTCTGGATTCCCATCTCAAAACACTGGTTCGGGGTCATACGTGTTTTGTAACTTAAAGTATAAATTTAAGAGTGATATCTCTTCGTTCGATTGGCAAACCAATAGAGAGTCTCGTTTTTCTGAGTATACTTATCCGATTAGGGAACTTGAAACTGAGATTGGTGTTGCTGATGAGTCTGCATTCCTGAGAGTTTGGGAGACCTTACAGTCAGGCGTGACGATTTACTCGGTACCTATTTGGGGACTGCGCACTGAACTAACTCGTAATGCACATGCTGGATATACTGAATTCGTTGTGGATGACGTGTCAAATCTTTACGTTGGTGAGAAGGTTTTATTAGTGAGAGCTAATGATGCTGATCTTTATGATCTCTGTGACATAACGAGTATCGCTGGAAATACTGTTCATGTTGAATTGCCATTGACTCGACACTATCATAAATATCAAATGATTACAAATGATGTCTGGTATGATGAGCGAAGTGCTTATGTTGTACCATGCTTAACCGGATTCATTGATACTGAGGATCTTGAACTACATGGCACTGGAAAGTCAACCTTCTTTGTTAAGGCTAAAGTTAATGGTGGAGCCTGGACTCATATGGGAAACCCAGAGATGCCAGCCAAAGTTCCTGTTCCTGCTGAGGCTAGTTATATAAGTCCAAAGATGGAGAGAGTTGCTTTAGGAACTGAGAATGGTATTCTTTCTTTAATGTCATCTCTTTCAACCGGAAAGCTCGCCTTCCAGGTTGAATGGTACTGCCATAACGCTGCTGATTGGAAAACCGTTCGAGACTTCTTCTTGGCTGCTCGCGGAAAGTATTTAGCCTTCTACTTTCCAACGTATTGCTTTGAACTTAGAGCAATCCAAAGTAGCTCCATCGGTCAAACAGTAATTAGATTGACTAAAGGGTTTAGTGCTCTATGGCAACGATTCCCAAGGCTTTATGTCTTTCCAATTCAAGGCGGAGATCCTTTTCCAATTCAAATCACCGGTTGTCACATTGAAGGTGCTCCAGATTTTGTTGAAAGTTTTACTTGTGAACCTTTGACTGGTAACCTCACAGCTGGAGACAAAATTAGTTTATATCCGTTAGTTAGATTTATTGAGGATGAATTGGTGTTTGAGTTCCTTTACTATAATGAATGCAAAATAAAAGCTTCGTTCATCGAAATTTTAGGATAAAATGATTCACTCTGGAATTTACATTATTGAAAATTTGATAAAACAAAAAAGGAAAAAGGTTTGCGTGCTGGATCCAAAAATTCAATGTACGGACGAACCCATTCAGAAGAAACAAGAAGAAAAATTAGTGAAGCGAAAAAAAAAAAGTAAAGGCATCCTTTATTGAGGTATTGGATTAATGGCAATTCTTTTATGGGGAGTTCCAACTGGTGATGACTTCACTTGGGATATGACCTACAAGTTTAAAACCGAGGAATGCACTCTTGATGCGACGGGAGCAACGACTGCGTTTGCGACCTACTCACATCCAACTCGAGAGATTAAGTTTGCACTTGGTGCTACTCGCGATGAAGCTTATGATAGATTATCCGCCTTTCTTCGTGCAGGTGCTGACTTTGTAACTGTTCCTTTATGGTTTCTTAGAACTTCTCTCATGGACGCAGCCTACGCTGGAAGTCAAGAATTTTTAGTTAGCGATACCTCAGAACTATTTCCCGGAGATCAAGCTCTATTAATGAAGGCTAATCAACCCGCTACAGCAGAACTCATCACGATTTCTGCAATAGCAGGTTCAACCGTTTACACCACAACCCCTATCACAAACTACTATAGTCCAACCTTCTTTGATTTGATGTCTGTTTACAATACATCCTTCGCATATTTTATTCCAGTTCTCACTGGAATCTTGGACTATGAGGGTTTGGACTTTATCGATGGCTTACCCGGCGTTGCTTTGAAAGCAAAGGTTGATGGAGGCGCTTGGAGTAACTATTCAATCCCAGCCTTACCAACTTTCAATGATGTAGCGATGGATGCAAAGTATAATTCTCCAAAGATGACTCGAGACTTACTTGGAGTAGATAATGGTGTCCTTGTTCTTTATCCTTATGGGACTTCATCTAAACTCACCTTCGAGTGCACTTGGAACTTTAAAGACTCAAATTGGAAGACACTAAGAGATTTGTTTTTTGCAGCACATGGCAAAGCGGAAGTTTTTAATATTTCAACGTTCATGTACGAAGTAAGAACTACTCGTGGAGCGGACCAAGGATCTACAACGATTTTTCTTAATGCGAGTTATCAATACTTATATAAACGTTTTCCTTTCTTAAAAGTCTATTCTCGAAGAACTGGTGATCAGTTTATAGTGCATGTAACAGATTATGTAATGGGGGAACAATTCACCTGTGATGCTTTACCTCATGAAGTTTATGATGGCGACTTAGTGTGCTTTTATCCATCCGTAAGATTCAATACAGATGAACTGACTTTTAGCTTTAAAGGTGTTAATATGTGTACTGTGAAGGCAACGTTCGTTGAGGAGTGGCAAGATTAATGGCAACAGTATATATGAATGGTTTTGAGTGGAGATCGTTCTACGAAAATATTTTATCGTGGGATGGACTCAACACTGGAATTGTTAGCGCTTCTACAACGACTGGACGTGGACATACTACACAGCCTCGCTCGGGAAACTACTGCTTATGCATTTGGGGCTCTGATAGTTTTGTTAGGTGGCAAACTACTCCCCTGAATGAATTTTATATTCAAATCGCTGTGAAAATTAATAGTAGCTATGCGGAAAGTAACCTATTAAGATGGACTTCACCTACTCCAAACATTTTAGGATGCCTCACATTTAATCCAACGAATCAAACAATGTCAGTTTGGACTGGAGATATGTCAACGCGTTTAGGAACTTCATCAACACAATTGTTATACGGGAAGTGGTATTTAATTGAAATTTATGTGAAGCTTGCTACATCAGGAGGAACTATTGAGTTACGAATTGATGGTCAAACTCAATTTACCTTTACAGGAGCAACAACTCCGAACGATACTACAGCCGCCTTATTCTATCTTGTTGGAAACGTTAAGTCAAGTGGTTCCATCTATGCTGATGGAACCCATTTCTGGGCTGATGATGTTGTTATTAATGATACAACGGGTGACTTTAATAATTCGTGGCCAAACGGGTCGCAGATTGTTTTATTAATGCCGAACGGTAAGGGTGACATTACTGAGTGGAGTAGAATTACTGGTCTAGATAATTACTATGACGTTGCACAACTTCCAGTTCTAGATCCTTCGATGTATAACTATACCGAACATACAGCGATGAGAGATCTGTATCTATTACAAGACCTTCCTGATGATGCTTACGCCGTAGGTGCAGTTAGAGTAGATGCTTGGGCATTAAAGAACAGTGGTTCAGATATTATGCTCAAACTCGCTTTACTTACCGCAGGACTCACATTTTACTCATCGGATATGGAACTCGGAATTTCATATAACTTATCCCAGTGGCTACATCAGCTTAATCCTGGGACGTGTGCTGCGTGGACTGTTGATGATGTTAAGTACTTGCAGGGAGGAATTAATTCGAACGTTCCTGAATAACTGTTCAGGGATGTAAAATTTAAAACAATTTAATAGGTTGAACTCTCAAAAAACTTGGAGGAACTCAAATGGCTTCAGTAATTTATGATGCATTTAAACAAAAAGTAATGGACGCCGAGGCTGACCTGGATTCAGGAACGTTTTATGTTGCCTTGCTTTCTAACGCTTATTCACCAAACGCTAAGACTCATGCCGTTTGGAGTGATATCAGTGGGAGTGAAATCTCCGGCACAGGTTATGTTGCTGGTGGAACTCTGTTAGCGGGAATGACCGTTACATTGAATACAACCACTGATAAAGCTATCCTAAGTGCGAACAATGTAACGTGGCCGAATAGTACGATTACCGCGAGGTATTGTGCTATTTATAAGTATACTGCTCCTCAATGGCTTGTATGTGCATTTGACTTTGGAGCGGATAAAGCGTCTAACAATGGTGACTTTACCATTCAATGGAATGCTTCGGGGATTTTAGACCTAACTTAAAGAGGTGATTCCATTGGCAATCTTATTCGCTACGGGAGGTGAACTTGGTATACCCGAGTTCACCTCTTATGACATCAAAGGTATCTATTGTTCTACCAATTATAAACGAACCGGTTCGTATAGTATTTGCTGTTATTCTGGGAGCGCGTCTCAAGTTATCCCCCCAACAACCGAACTTTATATTTCGGGGTGGTTCTATTTCACCTCGATTGCAAATACAACTAATGACCGGTTGATCGAATTAAGAGGTAGTGGAACTGCTAATGTTGTGTTAGAGACGGGTTATTTTGGCTACCCCCTTTTGCTATATTCTCCTAATACTTATTCAACCCTTGCAAGGGGATCAACTGCGATAATGTTGAATACTTGGTACTTAATCGAGTTACACATTAGAATTGGAGTTAACGGTTTAGTTGAATGCCGTTTAAATGGCTTACCCGAATTTTCATACTCTGGTAATACTACAACTACCTCATTTATTGATGGAGTTTACATGGATTCATCGTATGTGATCTATTACTTAGATGATTTTATTATTAACGATACAACTGGACCTATAAATAATTCTTGGATGGGTGGATGTAAGATAGTCACTTTAAGACCAATAGGTGCTGGAAGTTCAACGCAATGGATTCCATCTGCAGGTTCAAACTGGGATTGCGTTGATGAAACGCCGCCATCAGCTACAGATTATATTTCTTCGACAACAGCTGGTGCATTAGATTTATATGATATTGCACCACTGCCTGGTGGGGTTAGCTCGTCAGCAACTATTAGATCTGTTACTGTTACTGCATATGCTCAAAGAGCTGGACTTACGACTTCGAACTTTTATGATGTGATTCGGATTAATGGTTCAAATTACTTTTCACCGCAATTTGGGGCGGGAGCTGTATATTCGCCATATTCCTATATTATGGATTTAAATCCAGCAACTGGAGTTACATGGTTGTTTTCAGAAGTAAATACGATTGAAGCAGGAGTGAAACTTTTCTAATGTCAATGGTCTTCGCAAGCGGTTGGGAAACTAACTTGTCTAGAGATGGAGGTAACTGGACGAGCGGGAATCTCTCTGGAAGTTCTGGAGTAACGAATGCTATTCGTCGTGGTCCTAACTATTCAATGAACTTTGCAACCGCTGGAGATAATATTAGAAAAGTGTTGAACACTTCCGCCGATGAGATCTTTCTCCAGTCATGTTTTTATTGGTCGGGGACTCCAAGCTCTAGTGCGGGTAGATTACTTAGAATGGCAAGAAATAGTAATGTTTATTTCTCTATAGTCTTAGATGCAAATGGATGTTTGAATATTTATACGGGTGATAGTGCAACTCTAGTCGCTACTGGAACTACAACCTTATTGATTAATAGATGGTATGTCATTGAAGTTCATTTTAAATATCATGCAACTGCCGGAACAATTGAAGTAAGACTCGATGGTAGTTCTGAATGTTCGTGGAGTGGCGATACTACTTTGGGAATCTCAACTGGATTCACAACAACTGCTAAAGCAAGAATGAAGTTTACACCCGGAGCTTTAACTGTTGATTCTTTGGGAAATTTACCAAACTGGTCTCAAACCGGAAGCCCAGTCGCCTCAACAACATTGCCAGTACTCGAAGGTGGAACTTCCTTATATTGTGATAACACTTCCCGGTTAACAATTACTGACGCTAACTTGCCAGCCGGGTTTCCTTTAAAGTCAGGAGATATAACGCAACTTGGAACTTGGATGTATTGGTTCCGACTTTCAAATTACTTAACCGCCGGATTTTTCCAGGAAACGATTTCTAAATTTGATAAGACTAATAGTAAATTAACAATTGAACATGTTTTACATGATGCGGCAACTACATTTAGAGTTGGTTGGGGTTATGGTAGTACAGATTCTCAGAACCAAGAAACCTGGGATACACTTAACATGGTTCCAGGTAATTGGTATCATATTGCTTTTACTTATAATGGTCCCGGTAAGACCGCATACTTAAGAATTTTTGATTTGTTTAATGGAACAACATATACTTATAGTAAGACTTGGTCAAATGCTTTACGGACAAATGCTGGGAGTCCATGGGTTATTGGAAATAATGCGACTATAACTAACAATGGTGGATATTCGTGGATCGCTGATTATCTCATTTTTAATTCACAGCTTTCCGAATTTACGATTGATTGTTTCCGTTCTATTTATCACGACTCAACTTTTTCCGGCTCCGACCCATATTCTGTTATGCAGTCTAACTGGTGCTTGGAAATCTATTCAGCTGGAACTGGAATGTATGTTGATGATGTAATCGTTAATGATACGAATGGTACAGTAAATAATTCGTGGGTTGATCAAGCTCATATAACATTAATGAAAACTATTGGTCCAGGTTCATATGGGGACTTCACTCCCAGCGATTCAACACCAACGAATGGTTGGAATTTCTTAAATACTCTTCCCTTATCGTCAGTGAATTGCGTGTTTTCGAATACGCCCGGCACATGTCATTCATGTTTAATGACCAACGTTCCTTTTCAAACCGTTGAAGTTGATGCAATTATTGGTTCAGCTCGAATTTGGAAAACACCTAGTGCTGCCGCCACGACGGTGAATTTGTTAATCGTTGCTGGAAGTACTGTATTCCAATCTCCCAATGCTGCTATTCCAAGTCGAATGTTAAGTTATTCAGGAAGCTATTCGACGAACTCTGCAGTTATTACACCCTACTGTACAAATTTTTTACTAGAACCACCCTCATCTAATCCATTCTCAAGAAGTGAGTTAGATGGAATTTTAGAAATAGGATTAAAGATTTCATAAATGGCCAACAATTTTGCAAATGATGCTAACTGTGTAGCTCTATATAGATTTGAAAATGGAGCTTTAACGACTGACTCAGGTCCAGTTGGTACTAATACTTTAAATCCAAACAATAGTCCTTCAGCTGATATTGTTAATTTTAAAGAAGGTTCCGGATCTACTAGTCTTGTCGCTGCTTCCACACAATTCTATAACCTTACTGATAGCAATCAAAGCTCTGGCTTTCCTTTAAAGAGCGGTACCACAAATAAGTTAATGAGTATTTGTGGTTGGTTCAAGCTTGGAACGACATCCAATAATAGAGGTTTATTCGGTAAAGTTAATCAGTCCGGAAGTGTTGGTTGCGGTTTATACGTTTACAATAGTAGTTTGTATATTAGTTATAACGGCGGTTGGCAGAACACCGGCCTTTCAGTTTCCGCGAATATTTGGTATCATGTTGGGATGATTTACAATGGAACGAATGGTCAGGCAACAGTTCGGTTATTTAAATCAGATGATAGTACTTTACAATCAGCCAGTTTTGGACTTGGAGCTTTAAATGTTGGAGCTGTTGATTTTGTCGTTGGTACTTTCAGCGACAACACTTCTTGGATGGCTGATAGCAATTTTGATGAAGTGGTTGTTTTCAATAGACTTCTCGTGCCAGGTGAGATTGATTCAATTAGAACTGGAATCTTTCCAACTATTACACCTCAATCTCACTACACAAGTAATAACTTTACCGGCGATCCAAATTGCATTTCAGTGTATCGATTTGAGAATGGAGCTTTAACAACCGATTCATTTGGAACTAACACCTTAACTGCGGTTAATGCTCCGACATGTGATACAAATGATAACATTGAAGGTTCAGGAAGTACTGCGTTAGCTTATGCAAGCAAACAGTTTTATAAGATTACTGATGCAAACCTTTCGAGTAGCTTTCCCTTAAAGTCTGGCGACTCAGTAATGCTAGGAACGTTTGCGTGTTGGTTTAAATTAAGTTCAACGGGGGGCAACGTTCCCGCAATCATTGGTAAAGGTGCTTATGGTGGAGCTGGATTAAATCTTTATCATAATGCTGGATCACTTCAAGTGAGCTGGAATGGTACCGCATGTACTGCATTAACAAATTTAAGCACTGGAATTTGGTATCACGCAGCGATAGTATTTAATGGTAAGTCACGTACTTGTTACGTTCGACTTTATAATTCATCTACAGGATCTGCGACGACATATATTGTTAGTGGTATACCTGCTTCTGATTTAATCTTGACTGCTGAGTTTCGTGTTGGAGCTTGGTCTGGAACTGATACTGATAGAACCTTTGATGGTAAGATTGATGAGGTAGTTGTATTTAATCGTGGATTATCTGTAAATGAAATAGATGCGATTCGTCAAGGTACTTACAGCTATGTATCTCCAATCATGGCAACCTCTAATGATTTCTCAAGAGATAAGACTTGTGTAAATCAATATTTATTTGAACCCGGAGCATTGACAACAGATACGAAAGGGTTTGTGACTCTTAATGCATCAACTAGCGCGCCGACTTCTTATACAACCGAGTATAAGCAAGGAAGTGGTTGTGTTATGATGCAGAGCGGCTATAATCAATACTTCTATGTTACGGATGCAAATTTACCGACTGGGGCTTTTTGCAAGTCAGCCGACGCCGACGTAAATTTATTTACTATTTGTTGTTGGTTAAAGCGTTTTGATTATGGGCAAAGAACTATTCTCGGCAAGTGGGTTAGCGGTCAGTATGTTTTTATACTTTACACTGATCCAACATCACATAATATTAAAATGGGAATGGGAACTGCATCATATAGTCAGTGGACTTGGGATACTGGAATTCAATTATTACCTAATGAATGGTATCATTTAGCGCTAAGTTTTGACTGGGGTGCTAGTAAGAACACGATGATTCGTCTTTATCAAGCTTCTACTAACAAAGTGTATGGAAACTATTATCAAGGTTATCTATCTTCTAGTTCGTTTTGGATTTCTGGAACTGCCGATTTTAGAATTGGCAGTAATCAAGATTCGACGACCAATAGTTGGAATGGATTGATGGATGAGTTCTTAATCTTCTATCGATTCTTAAATATTGAAGAGATTGATGCAATCCGCTCCGGAACCTATACTGGACCAATGGTGCCACAACTTTTAACCGCCTCACAAATTTTTCCTGGGCTTTCTTTTGCTGCAGCTGTTAATAATCCGACACTAAACTTTTCTCATGGTGGTGATGCTGTTTGGTCCATTCATAATAATGAAACTCACGATCTTGGTTTTAGCGTTAAAAGTGGTACGATTGGTTTAAACCAAGAGTCGTGGTTTTCAACTACTGTTAAAGGTCCTGGTAAATTAATTTTTTGGTGGGCCGTTGACTCTACTGCTAACCACCACTATTTACAATTTCAAATTGATGGGGTAGCTCAAGATAGTATTAGTGGTCCAAATAATCCAGGAGTGTGGGTAAAGAAGTCTTATTCGATCGCGGCTGGAACTCATACTTTAAAATGGAGATACTATACAGACGGCACCGCAGCCTCAGGTCGCAATGCTGGTTATGTTGATGAAATTTCATTTGGCCCTGGAAATGATTTCACTAATGATTCTAATTGCATTTCTGTTTATAAAGGTGATTCTATTCATCCCGGTTTTGACTCCAAGGGAACTAATCATTTAAGAAATGGTCATGGTGTTAGATTTCAAGGATTCACAAATCAAATAAGAAAGAGTGGCTACCTTTATCCTTATTATTCAAGAGGTGCATCACAATATTTAACACTTGATGATTCAAGTTTAAGTGCATCATTTCCATTAAAAAGCACTGACACGTCAAAGGTAGGAACTTTCTGTTTCTGGTTTTTGTTGAATAACTCTTCTAGCTACACATATTTTGATTTGCTCTCTAAAGGAACTATATCGGCTCGCTGCTTTGGTATTTATTTCTATTCGGGTTATGGTTTATATGTTAACTGGGGTTACTCGGGTGGAAACCAAGATATTAAAATAGCTGACTACACTTTATTTTCTGTGAACCATTGGTACCATATTTGCGTTTCATTTGATGGAGTCAATAAACGTTTGTATTGTAGAGTTTGGGATGATGAAGCCCAAAAAATTATTGTGGATCAAACATGGACTCCAACAAACGCTATGGTCGTACAAACCGGTGGATTCACGGTTGGTGCAAATCTGGGATGTTCGAATACTTGGGATGGTTATATTGATGAAGTCGTTGTTTTCAATAAGCAATTAACTATTTCGCAAATGGATGCAGTACGTAAAGGTGTATACTCTGGTACTGGACCAACAAGTGGCAATGATTTTTCAAGTGACTCAACATGTAAAGCCCTTTGGAGGTTTGAAAGCGGTCAGAAGACAACCGATAGTAAGAGTACCAATACCTTAACTGATCACGGTACAGTTCAAATAACAAACGTTGCTAATACGACAAGAGAAGGTTCGGGATGCGTTCAAACAACTTATTCTGGACCTACTTGGTTACATATAGCTGATTCAAATCTTGCTTCAGGATTTCCTTTAAAGAGTGATGACACAACGAAAGTTGCTTCAATTTGTTGTTGGTTCCGTCCACTTGAAAATAATCAGAACTACAGACATCTAATGGCAAAGATGGCCAACAATACTACTGGGACTTTCATGCTCTATACGAATAGTGCTACAGCATTAGTATTTCGTTGGTACTATGGAACTGGCAATACATATCAAGAGTTCATATTAGGTTACTTACCAAATACTTATGCATGGTACCATCTTGGATTGACAATTGATGGAGTGAATCAGAAAGTAACGTCTCGACTTTATAATAGCTTTAATGAGACCTCAACCTGTTATGAATTCTATCCTGGAGAGCCTTTGCAGATTTGTTCCGCGGATTTAACTATCAGTGGTGCTCAAGGTGCTACATCGGGTACCTTACTCGCAAGTACAGGATGGAATGGTTATATTGATGAAGTAGTTATCTTTAATAGAATCTTGAACTTCTTAGAGATTGATGCTATTCGTTTAGGAACTTATTCTGGAACTGGTAAGTCTGGTGCAGCGACAGACTTACTTTATGCTACCATTGTTTATAAAACAATTGACCATAAGACATACTTTTGCGTTGATCCAGACCGAGGAAGAGATTGTTATGGTGGATTAAACTTTCAACAACCTATGAGGAATTTTAGAGGTAAATACTTTGGTCCTGGTGATGTAATAACATTCGCTAAGACTTATGAAAACCAAATGTATGGGACCGCGAGTGTTACTTCAGGAAGTACAACAGTAACAGTTAATACGAGATTAGATGGAGCTCTCTACGCTGGAATGGTTATCAGATTTGGAAGTGATACGGTTTATTATACTGTTCAATCTTTTTCTGTATCTGAAACTAATACAACTCTAACTCTCTATCGCCCTTATAGAGGCTCAACAGCTTCAGGAGTAAATTACTATGTAGCTTTTGGTACATGGATGAACTGGTATCTCTGGAACACTTATGGGTTGACAAGTTACGCTGATAAGCCTGTTCAATTTATTGGAGGATATGATAGAGATACTCAACAAGCCACTGGCATTCCAACTATATTTGAGCAGTATGGTAATTATGGTTGGATGGGTGCTTGTGACTTCATAGTTTTTAAAAAGATTGGTTTCACGAATTGGAGCAACTATGGAATCAATATTGGAGGTCGTGGAGCCGTTTTCGAAGATATTTTTCTTTCAGCTTATTTCATGGGCAGTTATCCGCCTAATGGAACTCTTGCCGTAAGTTATAATTCACGCTTCGATCGATTTATATTTGAAGCGCAGGCTTGGGCTGATTTAACTAACGGAATGTTTAATTGCGAGTTTAATGATTGGGAGTTTTTTCCAAATTCTAATTACCCAATTCAACTTGGAGTTATGAAGAATGTCGTTTTCAATAGATTTAGAACCGGGGGAGGATCATATTCTCTAGCGCTAAATAGTTCATTTGAGAACACCGTTTTCTATGATCCAATTTTTGATGAAGGCTCTGCCGTGTCAGTTGGTAGATTTTACATGACTAATTCTACACAACTTTTGGGAAACATTGCTTTTATTAATGCATCCCTTAATCCAAGTGTTCCGCTTTTTTACTTTTATTCAACTGCTGGATACTACGTTGGCGACGTTTGTTTTGAACATTATAATCAAACTCAGAATGACGATAGAGTTTATATTTTTAATGGTGCATATAATAATTATGCGGCAGTTCAATATCGAGACACGACTACTTTCAGAACCAGTGCTCCCTCTTTACGCCTTGAGTTTACTGGAGTTAGTCCTGTAAGTGTTATGCCAGTCACTAGAACTTTTTATCTTCCCGCGGATCAAGGCGTTGCAACGACCGTGTCGGCTTACGTGAGAGTGAATCCTGCTTACTTTATGGCTGGTAGATATCTATTACCGACTATGACTGTAAGAGTTATCCAAGGTTCAGCTCCAAACTTTACTTGGTCGACTCCCTCTGTATCGATCACGAAGACTTCTAATCAGTGGTTGCAATTAACTCAACAGGTAACGCCATCTACTGATGCTGTCTTAGAAGTAACGTTTACCTTTTTATCATCAAATCCATCTGCCATTGCATGGTTAGATGAGATTGAAAAAACGCCTTAGAGGTGAATGCATTATGTTTTACTTTCGTTTATTCTTCCGGTGTGAGAACTGTTTGAAGATATCAACACGTGTGATCAAACTTAACACTCGTAGCAAGTTTGATGCTAGAGAAAGGATTGGACCTATAGGATGTCATCAGTGTACAAACCCAAGTGAACTAACGTTCTTAGAGATCGAAGAATTGGACCTTGCCCATCTCGAAGAATTCATTCGATGGTCGTCAAATGAGTCAAAATTAATAAATGAAAGCCACCCGACCGTAGCACATCAAAGTTCCAAGTGAAGGCTTAATTTAAATTTGAAGGGACAAATTTAAAAGAATGGGAACGAGTAACGAATATAATATCTGGCAACTGTTTGCAAGTGTGTCTTTAACTGCAGCATTAACGTTTTGTGGCTTTTATGTTCGTTCCCTTCTATCTCGAGTGAATGAAGCTAACCAACAACTTTTAACTTTTAGGGCGGAAGTGTTTGGACAGATTGAGAAATTAAAAACTGACGAAGAGTCCCGTTGTGTACGTTGCAGGCAGAGTCAATATGAATTCGAGAAGGATGTGCTGCAACGCATTTCCCGTCTTGAAGAGAAGGCTGGTTCGGTAATGAAATGAATGAGATAAATCTTATTAGCACTTTTTTATGTTTTGTTCCTGCGACATACTTAGCTGTTAATTTCTTTCAAATTCATAAAGAAATTAACACCTATATCCAACAAGTTCAAGAAATCAATAGCTCACCAGCTGAAACTCGGACGACTACCTCAAGACCTAATCTTACAGTAGTTAGATGTCAACGATGTTCCGATCCTGAATCAGTCGAACAATTCCCCAAAGCGGCAGCCCAATAAGTTTTACTTACTCCACCCATGTGACAAATTTGAAGTATGGGTGAAATAGTTCCTTTCAAACACACTAACTACACTATCTTGAAACAGATTAAACGGGAAGCCTTACGTGAGTATAGTTTACTTGTTAAGGCAACCGTTGGCTTTTATTACCCTGAGTGGGTGGTTCTTCCAGATAAAAACATCCGCGAACTTTTTGAAATGGGAATCATCGAACTTTAAGAGTTAGCATGGCGAGAGTCTTTATAGAAGGTTTTGAGAGTGGAGATCTAAGTCTTTGGGATGGCGTTGCCAATCCTTCAAACGCTTACATTCAGACTCCTCCTCCCGGGTTTGGTTCTGGAAATTATTGTTATTATTCTACTTTCGCTACAACGGGTGGAATTCAAAAGTTTCTTCCAAGTTCACCTGTTTATTTTATGGCAGTTACTTATCGATCAAGTAATACTGGGATTACCGCCCTTTTTTCATTCAATGGGGGTAGAGGATCTACAACTCTTTTAAAAATTGGAAAGGATTCCACGACTCAATTTTTAAAAGCAACGACAGCAGGAGGGACTTTACTTGGGACTGGAACTCAGGCGTGTAATGTTGGTCAAAGTCGATTAATCGAAGTTTATTATGTACCCCATCTAACGAATGGGCAGTTAATTGTTAAGGTGGATGGCTATACTGATATTTCAGTAAGTGGAGCTAAGACTAGTGATTCCACCATGAATATTGATACACTTTGCCTTGGCGATTATGCGAATTCTACAGGTGGAGGTTATTATGATAACCTGGTTATAGATAACTCTGAATGGATCGGTCAAACCTTTATCGCGCCACTAATTGTGAGTGGGGCAGGATCTTCGACGCAGTGGACTCCATCCACTGGTTTAAACTATCAATGTGTCGATGAAGTTCCTCCTAGCGACACAGATTTTGTTTCTACGATAACTCCAAGCGCACTCGATCTGTATCTTACTTCAGGTATCACAACTACGGTGGGTGTTATCAAAGCCGTTCAGATTCAAGGTAGATGTTGGAAGGAAGGCATTTTGACTGACAAGACTATTTCATTAGCCTTGAAGTCAGGATTAACAACTTCACTCTCTCCTGCTATTACAATCGGGTTTGCAGCAACCCCTCTAAAGACTTACCTTTGGCAATCTAATCCTTCAACTGGGAATGCATTCACGCAAAGTGAAATTAATAGTTTACAGTTTGGGATTGAACTCCTTTAAACAAATTAATTAAAAGATGGGCCACTATGAACAGAGGTACTACTATGGAGATTGAGCGATGGGGTTTAGCCGACGCGAAAAGCTCCATATCATTTCTGAGATTAGATCACTTCATCGTGCAAGACGGTCTCGTGGACTCAAGCTCTCTGTTCAAGACATTGAACAATTAATTTGGGATTTAGAAAGCTCGCGATTAGAAAGATTCTTTAATTGGTTTAATGAGTTAATGACCTGCGTACAAGGTAATAAGAAAGTGGAATCAAAATAGTCGAAGGTCTTGACCCCAGTCGCTACCCTAGGATCAAGAAAAGAGAGAAGGCCGTTCTAATGAACGGCCTTCTGGTTTTTAACTATATGAATTGTTTCATGTTTATTTTGACCTTATTTTCACCTTTTTGTTTCCTTTGTAATAAGGACCAAGAATCAAAAACGCTACGTTTTATACCGTATAGGGCACGTTCCTAAAGCTCGATAAGAGGGGCGTTTTTGTCTGGGTAGGATGAATTACGACCTAGATGTTCCGCAATCAATTCTTATAATCAAATTCTAAGTATGTTTACGAGAGACAATTTACGTTGGAAGAAAGCTGTAAGACAGGCATGGAGAAAGAAGGGAAGAAAAAAACCCGGAGCCACCTTTTTTGATAAGATTGATTGTGAAGCTAAAGCGTATTGGCTCGGATTCTTTTTATGCAGATGGAACTATGAATTCAAATAAGCGTAGAGTTTCTTTATTTATTAAAGAAACTGATCGATCTCATATTGAAAAGTTTGCCTTTATCTTTAAAAAAGAAGTTAAAGACTATGTGCAATCTTGCTTAATGTCTGGAGTGCATATTGATAACGTTTATGTTTGGGATGCACTATTTAAATTAGGAATGATTCCGAGAAAATCTTGGGAAGACTCTACTAAAGTGTTTGATAACATTCCTGACCATTTAATGAATCATTTTCTTCGTGGTTTATTTGACGGTGATGGATGGGTAAGTTTTAATACTAGTCGTAATACTTACAAGGGTAAAGTGTATAAAGCAACCAAAAGTTTGACTTTAGGATTTACTGGAACTTTCTTTGCGATGCAAAAAGTCTCATCAATCCTTTCTGAGAAGCTTTCAATCAAACTTGTGACTCCAAGAATTAATTCGGGAAAAGGTTTTAAAGTAGCTTGGGGTGGTAATAAGCAAATAAAAAATATAGTTGCTCCATGGTTATATAAAGGAGCAACTATATTTTTAGAACGAAAAGCATTAATTATTTCAACGACCTAGCCGCACCTCGAGAAACCGCAGTCAATACATTCCGAACAGCCTTCCTTATGAATGTATCTTCCATGTCTGCAGTTAGGGCATTCATCATACTCAGCTGCAATCGTTTCTCTTTGGGGATCTATATACTCGTCCCAAAGAACTCTCGCGAGAGCATCGTAGATGGATAGAACTTTCTTACCTTCATCCCAAGCAATGTCGCGTCCAGCAATTCCAACCAGTTGATCATACACTTGCTGAACAGAACATCCCATCTGGAATAAGAGGCTTACCATTCTTCCCAACGCTTCCGCATCAGCCTTCTTATTGTTTCCACTCTTGCCAATCTCAACGAAGCATTCAATTGGTCTTCCCTCATGTTCGTTGATAGTGATATACATATGTCCGAGTGCTGTCTTCACGCATACAGTATTGCCTTGGAGTTTCCTTGGACGTTTGAATCTCCTTACTTCTGGAACAGCCCCTCCGAAAGTAATTGGTTGATTGGTCTTACTTCCGTCACGATAGACTGTAACACCCTTAAGACCTTGTTCGTAAGCAAAAAGGATTAATTGATAGACATCATCAACAGAAGCACCGTTAGGTAGATTCACTGTAGAGCTGATTGAACTTGTAACAGCCTTCTGCAGTTCGGCTTGCATTAACACTCTATCCATCCATTGAATGTCATGAGCTGTCTTCCAAAGACGTTTTACATCAGGAGGAACTTTAGTTACTTTTTGTAAGGTACCACCCCTACGTTTGATCTCGTTAATGAGTTGGGCATCATACCATGGCTCACGTCCATATCTTCTTTCGAACTCTGGATGTACGAATGTCATGATGTCACCTGTATCAGTGATATTCTTTTCATACACGATAGCGAACAAAGGTTCCATACCACTCGAACACTCACACGAGATTGATACAGTTCCTGTAGGAGCAATCGTTGTCACCTGAGAGTTACGAACTGGTTCATCAATTCCCCACAGCGACGAGATTCGATCTTTGTTCTCTTCCCATAAAGGAAATGGTCCGACTTCCTTTGCAAGCTCGATTGATTCCGACCACGCAGTAGCAGTTACAAAGTTCATTACTTGTGATGCGAACTCTCTGGCTTGAGATGAATCATATGGTAGGTTTAACATAAGTAAAGTATCTGCTAAACCCATTATCCCAAGTCCAATGTTTCTTGTTTGCATCGATACGCGTTTGAAGTTATCAGTTGGGAACTCAGCAGCATCTAACATTCCATCTAGCATGCGAACAGCAGCACGAACTGTTTTCTCTAGATCTTCCCAATTGATCTTCTGCCCATCAACGTGTGCCCCAATGTTAATACTACCCAAGTCACAGCTTTGATATGCGTGCAATGGTTGTTCACCACACTGTGGGGTGATAATTCCGCTATGCTTTGGTTGCAAGCCTTTTGAAGTTTTTGCATTCGCATTCGTTACATATGCAACTGTGTGGAATTCGTCAACGGTTATATTGTAAACGTCTTCAACTCCGTCTGGTTCAACTGAAGCCACTTTATGATTGAAGTTGGTGCTTAGTTCTGCAGACTCTTTTTTATCTTTACTTAATCTTTGTTTACCTTCTTGAGGTTGTTCATAGTATGAAAGAATCATTTGATGTTCCATGAAATGGTTTCTTTCACCAATCTGTTTTTTTGGATTTTTGATTTTCCAGTAAGACTTTGTACCATTCTTTTGTTGATAACGACTGAATGGCATCAAAGACATTCCAGCTTGTAAATCCTTTGCTTCGATTTTCTCCCCACTCCTCAACAAAAACTTATGATCATAAGTAGTACGAATGCTGCTACCATCATCAAGAGTAACCTTTAAGACTGGAACTTGTTCTCTCGTCTTCCTTGGTTTTCTTCCCATTCTTACATACGCTTTTCCAGTCTTGGGGTCACAGCAATGTACGAGTACATCTTTTCCTTCCTCAGCAAGCTGTTGTATAGATATACAACCTCTACCGTCAGCAACGGCAACTAAAGTTTCACCCGTTACACATGGATTCGTACTACGAATAGGTCCAAGAGAAGGTGTTGTATCCCAATTGTTAATTCGATCTAGGAACACGACTCCTGGATCTCCACATGCATGTGAACTCTCGGCAATGGCTGTCATGATGTCGCGAGCTTTGATTTTAGTTTTTACCTGCCCATCCTTAAACCCCTTCGTTTCCCAAATGCCATCCATCTGTAGACACTGTAGAAAGTCTTCGGTTAGGTTGATAGAGATATTAATGTTAGATAAGTCCTCTTGAGTCTTTAACCGAATGACATCCATAACGTCTGGATGGGATACATCGAACACAACCATAGCTGCCGCACGTCGGGTCTTTCCTCCTGACTTAATAGTGCCACCTAAACTATTTAAGTGTCTGATGAATGCGATAGGTCCAGATGAACTTCCGCCTGTAGTAAGTGATGCTTTGTTTTCTCTAAGGTCTGAGAAGTTTGCGCCGATGCCAGCTCCAGCTAAAAAGACTTCTGTGGCGTCATCATAGAAGCGTTTGATCTCTTCCATACTGTCTTGTAGATTACCAACGAAGCAAGCGCTCGCAATCTGTCGACGGTTACAGCCGAGGTTCATGTAGCATGGAGTGTTGACTCTGAAACGGTTTTCATTTTGAATTCGAATGAATTCATCTTTGTAGGGTTCAAGATCTGGCCGTACTTTGATTACCGCATTGGTTACTCGACGAAAGGTTTGAACTGGTTTCGTTTCTCCCTCATCTAGATAGAGGCGACGAAAGACCCACATTGCATTTTCGGATAACTTCGACATTTAGTTGTTCTCCTATTTAAATATTTTATTGTAGTGTGTTTTTACTTCGGTGTGGCTTGTTGAAAGGCTTTTTTTCGATTGCATTTCATTTGCGGATTATCTCATTCCAACCTTTAAACGTTTAACATTAATTCTATGTTAAATTTGTTTCTTTTCTTGATTGCTTCACTTATCTTTTGCCTAGTCTCTTGAGTTTGTTTATGATTTGGTTTTTTCCTTTCTATGCGACACTCATCCTTTGTTTTGTTTTTGTAGTATGTTCGTGGCCAATTTTGAAATATGAACATTTCGTCTACAACGAAAATTTAAAGCTGAACCAATATAGACTTTATGGTTTATTAGATTTTCAATGATGTAAATTGAAGCATAATTTTAGTTTACTTTGGTACTGCTCTTTGGAAGGCTGCTGATACTTGATCCCACTTTCTGATTACTTCCATGAATCCTTTAAACGCCGCATAATGTCTTGCCTCATTAGAATTAAAACTCGTGGGTTGCATAAGAAATGATTCAGCTTTCATTAAATCATTTTCATTTATAACTTCGCCTAACTTCATGATTTTCCAATTCCTTCTAAGCACTTCCGATTGATCGATCACGCACAACATCCACTTATCATCTTCATCCTCTACTTCCATTCCAGCGATGAGGGCTAACAGCTTTTGACTCTTTTCGATCCATAACTGTTTCGCTCTACTCCAGCCAATCCCAGTAACGCCTTTGATGTTGTCGCTAGTATCTCCTACCAAAGCTTTTTGTACCATCATTGCTTGTACGCTTCCATACTTATCTCTTACGTGCTTGAGATCGAACTCTGCCTTTTTCCTTGGCGACCAAACTCGTACGCTATCATTACAACACTGTAACAGATCTTCATCTCCACTAAGGATAAGTCCACCTACTTGTTGAGTCCAACACCATAATAGATCATCAGCTTCCAGTCCATCGATCATTCCTTGTCTAACAGGAAGATACTTTAGACTTTCCTTTACCTCTTTAAGTACTTGAGGTCTGGCAACTGCCCAATGAGCATTGCCACTAGTGGCACGATTACCTTTGTAGTCAGGATACTCTACTCTTCGCCTACATGCCATTTCAGTCTTTGTTCCTTTAGTATAAACGCAGTCCCAGGCAACGGCTACTTGAGCAAGGTTATAGCCTTGCATTAGGTCGGCAATGTATAACCATACTTGTGAAGCAGTAGGAAGGTTGGGGTTGCGAAACCATAAATAAGTCACAAGACTGTTGCCATCAACGAGCAACCAACGATTTTCTATATTCATATGTACACTCATCGAATTCAGCGTGTCTTTTGTTGCAGGAATCTTTGTAGGGGCACTCATCGCAACAAGAGAATCGCACAATCTTTTTTAGTTCCAGAGTTTCTTTTCTCATCTGGGCGATGTAACGATCGATTTTCCGCAGACGAATAAAAATTAATAGGACGATACTCAATCCCATAACGGTTAACGTTAAAGGATACTTACTAAGGATGACTTGGCACGGTTCGCCACATAGATTAATTAATTCGATGACTGTCATCTTTCTTTTTATCCTTTCTGTGATCGATGTAACTATTCAGTTTGCGAAGCTGATAAAGGATATAGAAAGTGATGAACAGATCTGCGAGCGTCCAATATCGGTGCCACACATTATTATAGAATTCTGTAATCCAATCGATCATTTCTCTTTACCTCTAAAAGCTAATTTGTCATTGATAGTCTTTCTCTTTCTTCATCCAGTACTCATCCAAGTAATCAGCTATCAAAAACCAAAGTGTTCAAATCTCGTCGATGAGTAAACTTGCTTTCCAACTTTCTCTTTGAGAGCTTTGTAGAGCAAAAAAAAAAAAAAAAAAAAAAAACTTGGATTTGCTCTTATGAACAAATATTTCCATTTGTTTTTACCATAGTCCCTTTGACCTTTAGTTTTTACAAATTACTCTATGATATAAACACAAACACAAGGAGAACTTTATGGATGATGACTACTTCAGTCCTCGGTTCACACAAACAAAAGATCGTGTTCTCCTGTCGTGGTATCCTTCCTGCTACTAAAGCTCGACGCTTCGCCAAACACTTCATCAGACTCGCAGGTATGACTCCAGCACGTAAAGGTCGTATCGATTCCTATCCTTTCAACCATGGCGGTGGTTTCGGGTTCACTGGTTTCTTTCCATTGATAGAATCTTATTTAATGATTGATGTATACACAGACTTGAACGAAACCGAGATTCTGCTTTCTACTTGTAAACCAGAAAAACTCGACCTTCCCAAACTTCGTCGCTACCTTTCTAAACAAATTGGACCGATCTTCAAAGAAGGTTGTCTTTAATTTTCTTTCTCTCTTCCAAACTCTCCAAAAAAACCCTTCCAGTTTCCGAAAATCCAATTTACTATATATAGAGACTCATTTAGTACATATATAAATCTATAAATAAATCTATAAATAAATAACTATATAAAGGAAGTCTATTTACTCTAACTAGCTCCACATACAAGGTAGCAACAATATCGTTGCTCTCACCAGAGTGAAGTCATCTTCTATCCTTGCTAAACCACGCCAAAGAGGACGATAGTACGAAATGTCATTCTGCGCCAACTTACGAGTGTACATTCGAATATCATTGGCGTACGGGGAGAGTAAAGATTCATCACCAAGTCTTTGGGATTGTTTAATAAGGCTTTCAAGGAAACGTCTAATAGGTTTAGAATCATCATTGGTAGGTCGGCTAGGATGCTTAGGTGATGGTTTGTACTTATACTGTAGTCCCCACTTCTCCGCTAGTTCTAAAAAATCCCATCCCTTAAAGTCATTCACCTTTCCTTCAGTCATCATCATAGTATTCCTTCTATATATATATATAGACGATCTATCATCTATCAGAATCCATCAGAATCCATCAGAGTAATTCCTTCTATATATATATGTATGTATGTAGACGATCCTTCATCCATTAGCCTGCATGATTGAATTTTTACTATAAATATAGTATAATCAATTATAGATGATTTTGTAAGTCTCCTTTGAAACGACCTAA